ATAGTACAGTTCCTGGTCCTAAAGGCGACACTGGTGATGTCGGCCCAGCCGGCGCAGATAGTACAGTTCCTGGGCCAAAGGGAGATACTGGTGATATCGGTCCAGCCGGTCCAGCAGGTGCTCAAGGGGAAACTGGAATTACTGGGCCAACTGGCCCACAGGGAATTCAAGGAATTCAAGGTGCTGCTGGTTTAGGTATCACCTTCTTAGGAGAAGTTGCAACTGAAAGTGCATTGCCTGCAGGTGGGAATACACAAGGCGATGCTTATCTAGTGCAAACAGATGACAGTTTACACGTGTGGGATAACACTTCATGGGTAAGTGGAGGTTCTATTCAAGGACCACAGGGGATTCAAGGTGCTGCAGGTGAACAAGGAATTCAAGGAGAATCTGGAACTGACGGTTTAGATAGTACAGTTCCCGGGCCAAAGGGAGATACTGGCGATATAGGTCCAGCAGGTCCAGCAGGTGAAGCTGGACCAGCCGGCGCAGATGGGGCAGACGGCACAAGTAATTGGGCTGATATAACCGGCACACCAACAACCTTAGCAGGTTACGGAATTACTGATGGCAATTCAGGTGGTGGTGTTTCATCATATAATGATTTAACAGACAAACCAACTATACCAGTTGATGTTGCTGATTTGACAGATAACGGCTTATTATTACTTCATAACGAAACTATTGTTTTATCCGATATCAGTGTCACATCAGAAACTCCTAGTGGCACAACAAGTACACTAGTATATAATGATAACACTGGTGTATTTACATTTACATCTGCAGTAGAAAGTTCAGGTGGTGGTGTTTCATCATATAATGATTTAACAGACAAACCGACTATACCAGTTGATGTTGCTGATTTGACAGATAATGGACTTCTATTACTTCATAACGAAACTATTGTTTTATCTGATATTAGTGTTACATCAGAAACTCCTAGTGGCACAACAAGTACACTAGTATATGATGATAACACTGGTGTATTTACATTTACGTCCGCAGCAGAAAGTGTTGGCGAAAAAGGAGATACGGGGGATACAGGTCCAGCCGGCGCAGACGGGGCAGTAGGACCAGCCGGTCCAGCAGGCGCAGATGGGGCAGATAGTACAGTTCCTGGTCCTAAAGGCGACACTGGTGATATCGGCCCAGCCGGACCAGCAGGCGCAGATGGCGCAGATGGCGCAGATGGCGCAGATGGCGCAGATGGGGCAGATAGTACAGTTCCTGGTCCTAAAGGCGACACTGGTGATATCGGACCGGCAGGTGCTGATGGGGTAGATGGGGCAGTAGGCCCAGTCGGTCCGCAGGGTGCAACAGGCCCAATCGGTCCGGACGGTCTTCAAGGAGACATAGGGCCACAGGGGATACCTGGTATACAAGGTCCAGCCGGCGCAGATGGGGCAGATGGGGCAGATAGTACAGTTCCTGGTCCTAAAGGCGATACTGGTGATATTGGCCCAGTAGGTCCAGCAGGCGCAGATGGCGCCGATGGCGCCGATGGCGCAGTAGGTCCAGCGGGTGCTGATGGGGCAGACGGAACAAATGGGACAGATGGATTAGATAGCACTGTTGCAGGTCCACAGGGATTAAAAGGTGACACTGGCGATACTGGTCCAACTGGACCAGCAGGTGCTACTACTATGACAGGACTAACTGATACTACGTTATCTAATGTTCAGAACTACAATTTTTTACAGTGGACTGGTTCTACATGGGCAAATAGTTACGCTTCGATACGTCACTTGATAGATGTTGATAGTGTAGGCCCATTGTCTACTGGTGATGTTCTAGTATGGAATCAAAATGCAAATGAATTTGAATTTAGAGCACATCAAACTATTACATCATTAAGTATCAATGCAAACGTATTAAAATACACAGATGAAGATGGCGCAGAAACTAATATAGACTTGAGTACATATCTTGATGATACAAACTTAGCACGAATCTCAGGTGGTACGTTGAATGCATCAACAGGTGTAGCAACATTTACACGTGATGATGCTTCTACATTCACATTAGACCTAAGTGATTTGTTAAATATAACTTTATCAGATATAAGTGTAGGAACACCTGCTACAGCGAGTGGCAACGGTGATCTATCATACGATAATACTACAGGTGTATTCACATATACTCCACCAATTATACCATCTGATATATCAGATTTAACTGATAATAGTAATGCAATACCATCAGATATATCAGATTTGACAGATACAACAAGTGTGATTCCAACTGACTTCTCTGATCTTACAGACAATAATAACACACTCGCGGGAACAATCGCAACAACCGATTTAGATATGAATGGCAAAAGAGTACTATTTGCAAACATATATAATAACGAAGTTGATTTACCAAGTGCAACAACATATCATGGCATGTTTGCGCATGTTCACGGTACCGGCAAGGGGTACTATGCCCATGCAGGTTCTTGGATTCCATTAGCAACAGAATCACAAGTTGCAAATATAACATTTAACGATATCAATTCCAAGCCAACCACTATTGCTGGATATGGTATTACAGATGCAGTAGAAGATTTTGCTGATTTAGGTACAACACCCACTACACTAGCAGGATATGGTATTACTGATGTTGTACCAACAGAATTATCTGATCTAACAGATGTATCGATTGTCTCACCATCTGATGGTCAAATAATGTTGTGGAATGCAACTAATAATAGATTTGAAGTGGGTGAAATTGGCAGTGCAATAACTACATTTGAAAAGGGTATATATGAAGTCGCAACTAGTAAATCACATGCACTTAATACGAATGTATCTGGCGATGCTGCGGCTAACTCTGGTGGGACAGTAATATTTGATACATCAATAAATGGAAATCTGTTTCATTATTATAATAATCAATTGAATTCACCTTCCTGGACAGCGGATATTACTAATCTTCCGACTACTAATTATCAATTCACTAATGTCACAATAATAATAAAACAACGACCTTGGGGAGGTACAAGCACAGTAGGATCATTGCCAACTGTGTATAAACTTGATGGTCAGACACATACCATACGGTGGGCAGATGGAGTGGCACCAAGTGCAACTGCTGATGGTGTTGATGTAATTCAATTAACTATTATGCCAATAGAAACATCAGATGGTACCGGAGTGCCTATATATAATACTATTCATATTTTAGGATCACATACTAGTCATCCATATTAAAGATAATTCAATACTAATACGAAGGAAAATACAATGCCATTTATTTCTTTAGTCAACGGAACAATGACTAGCGCATTCGCACTTAATAGCGGTGCTATACCACTTGGACCAGGAGCAACTGCACCATTATTAAACAACGCAGCGACTCCGTATGTGTTGAATAATCCTAGATTGTTTGATTCTTCTAATGCGCAATATTCTTCATATACAGGTGACGCTTTTGGCTCTTCAATAGATAGTAATAGCACATACGTTGCTGCAGGCGTTTACGATGAAGATCAAAATACGTCAAATGGATGGGAATTTAGTACAGGTGGCGGTGCAATATATGATGCTAATACTGGAGCATTATTATTTTCAATTTTAAATCCAAATACAAGGGACGCATACGAGGATCAAACTACATTTAACACGTATTTCAATCCAAATAATATAAATTGGACTGGCGCGGATAAATTTGGTCAATACGTTTCAGTTACCGATAGTCGTGCAATTTTTAGTTCAAATGAATCATACGGATCAGGCTCTAGTACGATACTTGGTGCGGGCGCATTGTACACATATGAATTACCAGGTGGAGGCCAAAAGAAAATAATACGAAGTCCATTCATAAATCAGACAACTCCAGGTAGATACGTTTCAGGGTTGTTTAACATGTCAAGTCTTTCGAAGGAAACTTATCAGGACACTTTTACTATTGGTGCCTCTCCAGAGGCACATCCTGTAACAGGATTAGTAGTTGGAAGTGGAAGTACCAATAAGAGCTACGGTGGATGTGTGCTATTAATAGATGCTGTTACTGACACTGTATTAAATACATTTGTTGCACCACAATATATGATAGAAACTGACCAATCTAGTCCTTGGAGAAATGGATTAAAAAGATCAGACGAATATAATGCAATTTATGGTGGCGAATTTTCCACATCAGCACAAAATAGTGATTATGTAGTGGCTAAGGGCCCAGCTTTAGCGAATGGACAAGCAATTGTACACGTATTTGATAGATTGGGCAGTAATTATCCAATACATGAAATTATTCAATCGGGGAATTTTGGTAATAGTATTTGTATGAACGAAGATTATTTGGCTATCAGTGACCCTTATGTGGCAGATGATTATGGCAATGAGTCAGGAAAAGTTTATATTTATGAAGTGGGAACATGGAATCTATTATATGTAATAGACAATCCCAATGCATGGGGAGTAACTTTCGGCGATCTCTTTGGCATAAGAATGTCAATGGATGGCAGATATCTTTCAATTGATTCTGTAGACATGTATGCGACAACAGCAGATCATGAAGGGTATACCAGAGGCAATGGCAATCCTACATTAGGACAGGATAAAACATATATATATGATTTGACTGATGGCAGTCTTATATACAGAGTTGATGAACCGTTACCATCAGCTTCATATGTAGTTGCTGCAACTGAACTTAACGATTTTAAATTATTTGTTGGATGTCCAGTAGCAGACAATAATGGTAGAGACAGAGATGGTGCAATATATGCATATAATATTCCAACGACAAGTGATTGGCAAAATTCTACATTAGTGAATCAGTTAGATAATCCAAATCCACTTGGAACATCAGAAGGTGATAATTATGGCGGCGCTGTTGCGATATCTAATAACTTGGCAATTGTAAGTGCAAGATATGAAAGCGATGGCGGCGGTCTAAATTCTGGCAAAGTATACATATATGATGTTTCAGATGCAACTGCTAGTAGTTTAAAATATACAATATCAAATCCTAATGCATATAGTGCAAGTGCAGGAGATCAATTTGGTGTATCAGTTGCGATTGATGGTGACTTTGCAATTGTTGGTGCACCATATGAAGATGACGCTAATGGGTCTGATTCAGGAAAAGCATATATTTTTAATGTAGGTTCAAGTGGAAGCAGCACAGCACTACTTACCTTAGATAATCCTAATCCTACTGGAACAAGTGCGGATGACAACTTCGGTAGTAGTGTTGCAATTAATGATGACTATGCAATAGTAGGATCACCATATGAAGGTGACACTGGCGGTTTACAAGCTGGCAAAGTTTATATGTTTGATAAGAATGATGGCTCATTACTATTTACATTTGATAATCCAAGTGATCAAACTGCCAACGATTTATTTGGTTCATCTGTTGCAATAAGCGGTAACACTTTAGCAATTAGTGCGCCATTGGATGATGATAACTCTGGAACAGACTCTGGAAGAGTATATTTATACAGTATCATAACAGGACAAATACTTCATACTATCAAAAATCCAAATCCTATTGGTACAAGCACAGACGATACATTTGGTAGCAGTATTGATTTACTAGGTGATTTCTTAGTGGTTGGTGCACCATATGAAGATGATCCATCATACACATACGCAGATGCAGGCAAAGCATATTTGTTCAGTAGTATATCAGGAGAATTACTGTATACATTTAATAATCCAAACGGAGATGACACATCAGAAGATGACCATTTTGGATATGCAGTTTCATTATCAGACAGTTATGTAATAATAAGTGGACACGATGAAGATGACAGTGCCAATTCTAGAACTGAAACTGGAAAAGCATACTTTTATAGTTTAGCAGATGGACTTCTAAAACACACTATAAGTAATCCTATTTCAGATTCAACTGCCCAGAGTGCTAAATTTTCACATTCAGTTGCGATTAATAACGAATATGCTATTATTGGTGCGCCAGGCGATCAATTTGCATCATTCCCGGGAAAAGTATTTGTATACTCAGCAGAAAAAATAATAGCAATGGGAAATCCAATTGTGTCAGTATCAGATAATTGGGCAACGCCAGAAATAACATCACAAATAGAAAGTCCCTATTTTCTAACGCAATATGACATTGACGAAGGCAAATCTGCATACGTTGATGCTGATTGGGGAAGCTCAGTTGTAAGTTTTGGTGATTACATAGTATCAGGTATGCCAAAAGATGACTATGATTATACACCAGGCGGTCCAAATCCACCCTTTGAGATCATTCAAACTGGAAGAATATTTGTGCATAGTGCTACTACTTCTGAACTATTATATGATATTAAGGCGCCAGAACCACTAGGAACACATACAAATGCATATAATGCGGGTCATTTAGGTGCGATGGATAGACTTTGTGTGACAAGTAATTACATAATCGCAGGATATGGTCCTGGTAGTACTGTAGCACAAGATAGAAATAAAATTCATTTCTTTGATATAAAAACTGGAAATCTTGTACACACAATACGAGATCCGGAACATTCAACTGACCCTGGCAAACTCTGGCCACAGTTTATGGATGTATCAGAAGATGGTAATTGGTTAGTGGTAACATGTTATAATAGAACTGTGAACGGAGTTGTAAATGCTGGTAGAGCTTATATCTATGATGTTTCTACTAAACAACTAGTTCACACATTAGACAGAATTCCCAATGATACTTCAATTTTCTATGGATATACGACCCCAAAAATCACAAATTCCCATACATTTATTCAACAGGCGTATTATGACAGTAACTTAGGTGGCATACACATGTATGAGAATTCCACTGGCAATTACATAAGAACAATTTCAAGTCCATGGGCTAACCATACTTTCACGGGATCTCCTAATGGATATGCGAGTCTCGGTGGCACCGCTGGCGGATTTGCGGCATACGGTGGTATTTACGCTGTTAGCTCAAACGCATATGAATGGAATGGTAGTACTTATGCATATACTTATAGAATCTTTCTATATTCTCTCGTTACAGGGAATGTAGTTCTTACTATTGATAAACCAGGTAACGGTTCAACTGGATGGGGCGAGAAAATTACATTAGATTCTAATTATATTGTTACTACTGACAGCCTCAGAGTTTACATTTACAGTATCCAAAGTGGAAATCTTGCAGGTACAGTTAATCGGCCTGCGCAGCCTACCGATCATCAATATGACACAGGATATGATTGGGGTAAACTTTCAAATTTAGAGATACAAGGAAATAGAATTATTGTAGGATCAGAAAATTGGAGTAATATTTACGGCAGCGGGGCAGAGTCTGGCAGAATAACAATTATCACCGGTGATATGTGGGAAAATGCAGTTGCTGGTCAGCCTACTTTTGCTAGTGTGTCGCCTGCATCATATAGTGGTGGTGCAAACAGAAGTTTAACATTGACTGGTACTAAATTTGAATTAGATACTACAATAGAGTTGATTGATTCTAATAACATTTCAACTACAGTAACCGATTTCACAACAATGGATACTAATACTATTGTATTTAATACACCAAAATCATATACAACCACTGAAGGTCCATTAAGTATAAAAATAACATCATCTACGGGCGAGTCTGTTACTGAAGTAAATGCATTAGCGACCGGTTTTAATCCAGTATGGACAACAGCATCAGGTAATTTGTCATCTGGTACTGCGGATGGAGCAGGAACAAATGCACATTATTTCTTAACAGAAGATGTATCAGAAACAATAGTTGCGACTGATACAGAAGATTCAGAAGTAATATATACTATAGAAAGTGGTAGTCTACCACCAGGTTGCACAATTAATGCTAATTCTGGTGAAATTTCTGGTACAATTCCAGCAGCAGATATTGGAAGTGATACTGTATATAACTTTACTGCCGGTGTAAATGATTCTGGTGGTAACTTAATAACCAGAGATTTTAGCATAACAGTTAAAAATTCTGCTGCTGTTAATTATGATTTCACATCATTTACATTTAGAGGAAAAGCAACTGGTGCCGCAGGGCCAACACTTAGCGAAACATTGGCTTTTTACGATACAACAACTTATTCTTGGTTAAATAATACTACATATTTCAATGTTAATTCAGACAATATGCAAATTTGGAAGGTTCCTGCGACAGGTAACTATAGAATAAAAACAATTGGAGCAGCAGGAGGATCACCAACTGCACAAATGAATATTGATAATGGCGGAATCGGTGGATATGGATCATATACTGAAGCAGATATATATCTTGAACGAAATGCACATTTGTTAATTGTTCCTGGACATATGGGGTCAGCAGATTCACTTGGTGGCGCGGGTGGTGGCGGTGGCAGTTTTGTAGCGTATCGTCCATCTGGAGCAGGAACATCATTTACCGATGCTGATCTTATTTTTGCAGGCGGCGGTGGCGGCGGCGGTGCAAAGATGTCTACTTCAACAGGCATAGCTATTGGTGGCAACGGCGGTCTTGAGTTTAAAGGTGAAAACTCACCAGATGGATATCGTACAGGTGCAGGCAATAGTGCAACACAAGGAAGCTTAACTAGTTACTTAGGCGATAATGCCTATGGAGATGGCGGCAATTGGGGCGGCGGTAACGGTGCAGGTTGGTTAGGCGCTGGTAGAGCAAGTGGCGGCGGTGCTGGCTCTGCTGGTAGATATGGTTCCGGTGGCGGTGCAGGTTTCAACGATTCATATGTTCCTCTAGGCGGTGGCCAATATCGTATTGAAGGTGGTTTTGGCGGCGGTGGCGCTCCTGGTGGTGCTAATAATGGAGAAGGTGGTGGCGGCGGCGGCGGTGGCTACAGTGGCGGCGCAGGTGATTATGCTGACTATGGAGGAAATGCAAATTGGTCCGATTATAGATATATAAATGGCGGAGGCGGAGGTGGTCTATATTATCATAGTGATCCTACTCTTCCATCTATATCTAATTTGGCTACAGGTATTAATACAGTCCTAGAGCATGGTACTATAATAATTACACTGATTCCATAATAACACAAATATAATCTAAAGAAAAACTCGGCATTAATGTCGGGTTTTTTGTTGTTTATCTACATAACTACGAATATAAATGATAAATACTGTTGTAATTGGGAGAAGCCGCAATGAATAAAGATAGCATATGGTGGAATGCACCTGAATATTTCAGTAGATGGAGATTATTTCCACGTGCATTTATTTCAATGTATATATATCTTCTTTGGGATGTTGTTACGTGGTTTATGGAATTGCCTGATCCAAATATGAATCAAGCAGGACTTGTTAGTGTTATCGTTGGTGCAGGAGCAGCATGGTTTGGACTATATGTAAATTCTAATTCTACTAAGTTCGAACAAACTACACCGACAATGCCAACTACTACAATATATTCAGATGAATCAAGAAGAGAACCTAGTAGAGAACCAATAAGAGAACCTGAACCTAAAAAAGAAATAAAGAGTAGATACTAATGAGTAAGAAAAATTTCAAACATCATATTCGAATTCAATTGAATGAAGAATTAGATAAGCATGATATAACTGGTATCTTAATGGTGCTTGAAAAATCTATTCCTAACATATTTGACGTAGATAAAAAAGAAGTAAATTATCATACTGAAGATAACAAACATCTATATGATTTTAAGATAGAGCGTTCATTAACAGAAGCAGAAGGCGAAGCAATACTTCACGTTATAGAAAAGTGGACATCAAATGATTTCTTGTTAGAGGTAACAACAACCGAAGATTACTTTCTACCTGAAAATGAATATGAAATTGATATGACTAGTATGCGTCATAATAGATGGATGGACGAAAAAGTAACAGAAGGATGGAGATACGGATTAGAATTCAATGAAAATCAAAAAACTGATCCTAGATTGAGACCGTATCATGAATTAACAGATAAACTAAAAAATTTATAGTATAACTTGACAATACTAAATTTGTATTATATAATAGGTATTGTAGAAACATAGGTAAAAAATGTCCGGTATAAGGAAAACATATGATTTAACAGAGAAGAATTACTTCAAATTCTTCGGTGTTAAAGAGCAACAAAATTTAAGTGCACGTAGTCTTACGACACACTATAAAAAAATTCTTACGATTTTAAGTAATGAAAATGATAGTTTTTACAAAAGAGAAAAATTAGATTTTGCCAATAGAGCATTTGAGACCCTGGTGGATCCGATAAAACGTGCTAGATATATTTTAGAAATAAATGGCTTTGATAATGATGTCAGGGACACGGCAGATGCAAATGATTTTGTATTCGTCAATCAATTGAATTTTCAATATGATAATGCAACTAACATAGAAGATATGAATGAGTTCATCCTTGAACTAAAAAATCAAACATCATGGATAAAAGAACAAATAGAAGAAAGTATTGATGTATATCAAAATTATAAGATAGCAGCAGGACTACTAAGTAGATTTTATGAGATTTCTAATATTCATAACAAATCTAAAGAAAAAAAATCAAATTTAGCGATAGGAATAAAGTATGCGGTCTTTGAATAATTGGAATCTAAAATGAGTATATTAACATTAACTACTGCCGCAGAAAAACAAATTGATCTGTTAAGTGAAGAAAATGATTGCTATGGTATTACATTAAATATTAAGGGCGGTGGCTGCGCAGGCTTCGAATATGAATGGGGAACCATTGATACACCTGCTGAATTGCAAAAAGATGATGAAGTGGTTAAAACATCTAATGGGAGTGCCTTTGTAGTAGGTTCACATAGTTTAATGTTTTTAATTGGAACAGAAGTAGATTATGTAAAGAGTTTAGTGGGCGCTAATTTTGAAATTAGAAATCCGAATGCACAAAGTAGTTGTGGTTGTGGGGTTAGTGTTAATTTCGACATGGATAATTTAGTTCCTAAATTTTAGATAAATATAGTGAACCACAGTTATAATGTTGCATTCAGGAGAATATAATATGAAATTTTTAAGATGGTGGCTTTTCGCCTGTTTGACAGGTTTAGTAGCAGTTGTTGCAAATTACTTTGGATTTTTTCAAGAACTTTATGCAAATGATGCAACTAAGATAAGCTTTTTTATAATAGTTATCTATGTATTCTCTACGTTATATGTGGGAAAACTAACATATAATCAAACTAAAGGCAAAAACATAAAATCTGGACTTAATACGTCTTGGTTTACAAGTGAGGTATTGCTATCCTTGGGTATGATAGGAACAGTAGCAGGATTTATTCTGATGTTAGGTGACACTTTCGGGTCAATTGATACTACTAATCAAGATTCTCTAAAGGATGCACTAAGTAATATGGCACTAGGTATGAGTACTGCACTTTATACAACACTTGTGGGATTGATACTAAGTCAGGCTCTAAAGATTCAACTTGTAAATCTAGAGTCTGGAGAGGATGATGTCTAATAGAAATCGTTTTAAGAGTACTACAGGCTTAAATGATTTACTATTTAATTTACTTATTGGATTCGTATTTCTATTTGTTGTTGCGTTCTTACTAATAAATCCCCCAACCAAAAAATCTGATGCTCCAAAAAAAGCAGAATATCTAATTGTAATCGAATGGGATAAAGATGCCAACGATGATGTTGACCTATGGGTGAAGGATCCAACAGGTGTAGTAGTATCATTTACAAACAAAATGGGCGGACTACTAAATCTGGAAAAGGATGACTTAGGTTGGCAAAATGATAAATGGATGCAGCCAAATGGAAATGAAGTGATTATCCCAATTAATCGTGAGGTGATCACAATAAGAGGAATAGTACCAGGGGAGTATCAAGTAGCGGCACATATATACAGTAAAAAAGTAATGTATTCAATTGATACATCAAATGGAAAATATATAAAAAATGAAATTAACGATAGTGGGTATGTTACTGCAACTTTAATAAGAATAAATCCATATGGTGAAGTATATAAAACACAAAAAATATACACACTGAAAGGCCAAGTTTTACCAATGTTTAACTTTATATTAGATTCAAACGGCGATGTAACTTCACTAGATGAACGTAGTAATAGTATAGTTACACGTGGCGGCAGAACGTTAACAGGAACAGGAACAGATGAATAACTATATACCAGCATATAACATAGACTTACTTCCTGTACTAATAGCATTGGTATTGTTATCAACTATAATGCTATGGATTGCAATTAAAAATTACAAGAACTTAGCGGCTATGATAGTTATTATTCCGTTAACTATCTTTAGTGGATGGACTGTATATACAACAGTAGATAAACTATTAGGATATCCAGTGGTAGAAAATTTTACAGACAAAGCAGTATATCTATTCCATACAGAGGGACTAGATGGCGATTGGATATATGTATGGATTTTCAAATCAACAGATACCCGTCCAAAAGCAATTATGGTACCAAATACAGAAAATAATAAAGATGCACTAGAAGAGGCAAAACAAAGATCACAAGGCGGTGGTGTACCACAATTAATACGTTCGAAAGAAAATGCCAAAGGGCAAACTAATGGTGGCGAATTAGAAAGATATGATTTTGAAATGAATAATATACAAAATTTGAAAGATAACGAACCGCAAGCCACTGAGCCACAATCTAATAATACACAACATATAAGAAATCCAACATATCCAACATCAACCCCACCAAATAACAGACCAGATGGCAGTTCATCATTCACTGGTTTCGAATATACTGGGCCAACAATACAACATGGATTCACATTTGAAAAATCACAAAAACCACAAATACGTAAAATAATACCTTCCGGCAAGTAAAAATTTGATTTAGCACTTGACATCTGGATAGTAATAATATATAAAAACTATATAACAACTAGGGGGAGACAATGGCAATAAAAAATCATAATAGCGTCCATGACAGCGGAAAACTTAGTAGCATGGAATGGGCCGCTATAGGAACATTAATGTTTGAACTTGGTAACCTACGATGCAAACAACAACCTTCAAATGAAGAACAAGTTGTTATTGATTGGATGGAAACCAGAATATCTGAACTAGAATTACGAAAAGGTCTTTAAAATATATGACAAATAATATTGTTGACGCCAGAAGTTACTTTCTTGGTAAGGCTATGTTGGACACACTTGATGCAATGCTTCAAGCCCATAATCAGTTGAATTATCATGCATATTATCTTCTATTGGAGGAAGATGGAACAGATTATATAGAACTAAGAATAAAAGATATAAATACAAATATACACACACTTATTGATAAATCTCCAGTAGTGGTATTAAATGATAGGCATACAAATGGCGAATCACTCTTCCAAATCGGTTAAAGAACTTAACTTATTAATTTCAAAAATGAGGAAATGGAAAAAACCTACCCATGCACAACTTATAGAATATCTACATATATGCAGTGAATTGGAATATAAATCTAAATAATTAATAAAAAAAACTTGACAAATCAATTTCAATCTGTTATGTTAAGTCTATGGGTACAACCTGAACACAAGGCAGAACATCCGAAGGCACTTATAACAATCCTTTTAAAAATTAATAGACAACTATATACTGAAATTCCCGGCATTTATTGTCGGGTTTTTCTATTTTAGCACTTGACAATCTAAACGAATCACTATATAAAGAGTGTATAAGTTAAAGAAAACAACGGAAGTCAAAGAAATGCTTAGTCAACATATCGAAGAACTTAAAAAATTTAAAGCGCCGAGCGTCTTAGACGGTGTTAATAAGATTTACTTTCTCGAAGTTAAAGGTTCGGCACATAAAGGTTATGTCAAGATAGGTGACACACATCGCCAGGTTGAAGAACGTAATTCAGAAAGTATTATTAACGTTGCTTTGCATCTTAAAAATCCAGTAACATGGATTGTTGCTGAAAAGTTTGATGGTAGTTCATTCCGTGACAAGTCATTTCATAAATTTCTTGAAAAGAAAAAGTATGTGCGTAAATTAAATCACAAAGGTGGCAAAAGTGAGTGGTTTAAAATTACTCTTGAACAAGCATTGTATGAGTTTTCAGAGTTTACTAAAAAGCCTGTTTTTAAAACAGTTGAACTTCGTCCTGCTCAACATTATCTATTGGATAAACTACAAGAAGCAGTAGACGACGGCTCTAACTATATCAATGCTGGACTTTGTGTTCGTGTTGGCAAAACAATCATTTCCTTGTCGCTTGCTGCTAAAAACAATTGGATGCCAGTTTATATTGGAAAGAACTTGACTTCACAAACATCAGCAAAAAAAGATAATAAAGAATTTGGCATTGTATCTGAAATGGCAACAGTATCAATTCACGGCAATGACTATGAACTAGAAGATGGCGACAGTGCTATTGTTAGTCGTGTTATTGCTAAGATTGATGCACAGAATAACCAAGACAAGCCAATTATTTTTTATGTAGATGAAGTAGATGATGCGTCACACACAAAGCGTTCACGTGATGTTATCACACCAGTTATCAATCACTACAAAAAGCAAGGAAAGTTTGCTCGTATTGTTACTATGAGTGGCACACGGATTTATCGTGGTGAGAAAATTTTGAATGACTTGACACAAGATGCTATCAAGTCACTTTCACTTGAATACTATGAAATGCAGTTGTTACAACCAGAGACAACTTGCAAACGTAACTTCCGTCATATCAGTTTTTACACAGAAAGCGGCAACCTTGTTAGCATTTCTGATGCAATGAAGAACAAAGATCAAGGACACAAGAGTCTTGCTACTTGTATTGTAAACTTACTAGGAACAAACAAGTTTGAGTTTTCAGTGAAGCAAGAATTCCCTCATTGGTTTGTGAAGTTTGCTACTGTTGGCAAAGGCAATGCAAATTCATTTGTGAAGTATATGAATCGCAATCACAGTGTAATTGAAAACAAAGAATTCTACTTTGCTGTTATTAATGGTGACGTTACTAAAGCAGAAGATGCACAAGATTATTGTAAAGACATTATTGAACAGCAAGAAGGTAAAACTTGTGTGTTTGTGTCACAGGGTATGGCAACAACTAGTTTTAGTGTAGAGACAATTGGTAACAGTGCTGTGTTTACTGATAATGAAATTAATAGTGATGATGTTCAAGCATTACACCGTAGTGCTACTTGGACAGAAGACAAAGATGATTGTAACATGATTGTTGTTACTACAAACGATTCAAAAGAACTTGCGTTTGATGATGCCTTTGAAGATGAAATGAAGGCAGCAAGGACACGTGAAGAAAAATCATTGTTGCTGACTACATTGCTTGACAACAACAGCATGATCCACTTCCACGAAGCAACGGGGTTTGCACCAGTTGATGTAAGCAAGGTCAAGGCAGAACAAATCATTGACAAAAAACAACAGGCAATGACAAAAGAAGCAAGCATTGTGAGTGTATTGCTTGACTTGGATGAAGACGTTCAAGAAGGCATTTACGAAACAGTGACTGGAAAGAAGTCAACTAGTGTAAAATCAAAAGGTGCCAAAGGTGAAAAGTTTGATCCACTTGGACTCAGCGAAGATGATACTACAACCACTAGCACAAAGACAAAAGAACTTACACCAAACAAGAAGCAACAAATCCTTCGTGCGTTTGTTGATGCCGTAGTAATGGTTCCAGCAGTAGCACGTGAACAAGGCACAACGATTGAAGAATTTGAGTTTTGGGATGAACTTGGTGTAAACGAAGAATTGTTCTTTGATGTATACAATGCTAGTTTGCAGTTCAAAGACCGTATTGACAGCATCTATAGTCTTTGTGAAGAAGAAAACTATCTCGTAAATCGTTATATTGACAAACTTGCTGCATAAAAAGGTTGACAGATTAAGCGAATCACGTTATAGTATATATGTAAGTTGGGGTTATCAGGAGATAAGTATCTATGTCAACACTACATATTTACAGCAATAGACACATTAAAGATCAGGTTAATGGCATTAAGAAAAGCGATTGTATATTTCTTGAAAACGGGATGTCTCGTAAGCGTTGGTCTTTATATTTTAAAAAAAATAATATCAATGAAGAAAATCTTGATATCACTTACATTACACAAGAGGAGTATTTAAACTTGGCGACAGATAGTGGTAAATTCATGTTTGATGTAGGATTGGGCAATCCTCCTTATAGTAGAAATAATAAAGGTAAAGGTGGTACAAGTGTATATCATGAACACTCAATTAAAGCGATGGAACTTTGTGAAACTGTTGGTTTCACTACTCCTGGTGCGTTTGATGAAGGCACTAAGTTTGAAAAAATGCGTAGTATGATGAATGAACGTGGATTAATTAATATAGATTTTATTCCAGTTGATACATACGATGCTAATGTAGTTCGTCCATGCAAATGGCTAGTTGGTCCGAGTGGGGATAAAACAGTAGAAGAATTCTTTTCTACTCCAGAAAAAAAATTATTCAATAAAATTACAGACAACACAGAATCGTTTGTTTGTAAATCTGGAAGAGGAGACGTATCAACAAGCGGTACCGAAAATATTTCACTTGAAAGGACAGATACCCATAGATATGTGTATATAGATAGAGTCAAAAAAGACGGTCAAGTACATGTTTATTGTAATGAAAAAATTAATATGAAAATAGAATCACCATTAATGGTATTCGCTCAACGTGGTGGATTAGAACCCAAAATGTTTTATGAAGATATTGCAAACTCATATTCTCAAAATGTAATGGCTATACAAATTAAAAATAAAAATGAATATGATAATCTTGAAATACTTCTAAAAACAAACGTGTATAAATTCTTATTACTACAGTTGTCTGGGGGTAAAACTACAACAAAGGCAGGATTCCCATCAGCATTTACTAAAGGAAAAATTAATAAATTGCCTAAATTGGATTTGTCTATAGTATGGACGGATGAAATGTTAAAAGGTGAATTTAATATTGACGAAAACGATATGAGTTTTATTTTGGATCAGATTTCATGAATTTAGACCATTTTTACAAACATCTTTTTGACCGTGAGTATATGAGTGGAGTTGAACGTGAAAACAACCGAGTTAAAGCAACAGGAGAGGTTTTCACGCCTACCCACATTGTAGAGCAAATGCTAGATGATATGGTCCAAGAATTATTTCATGATCCTACTAAAACTTTTATTGATCCATCTGGGTGCGGCGATGGTCAATTCTTGGCAAGTGTTCTTTATCGTAAACTACAAAATGGCATTGACTTTGAAACAGCATTGAGAACCATATATGGTGTAGACTTGATGCAAGACAACGTAAACTTGTGTAGAGAACGATTACTGTGCGGCAGAGAAGACTTGCGACACATCGTAGAAAAAAATATTGTGTGTGCAGACGGTCTTAGATACCATTATCGTTTTGATGACAGTCATCCATATGATGATGAAAAGAAACAATTAGATTTTGAAAATAGATGGAATAGTATGTTTTGAGCAGAGTGACACTAAAGAATTTGCCTAATTAATACATAACCTATAAGCATTTATAATCTGTTGTCTTTTTTTAAAGGATAAATAAAAGTAGAAGTTAATAAAAAAACTCTTGACAATCTACTCTTGATATGCTATATTAAGATTATAAGTTAAGATGCGGGTGAGAGCGATAAATATCTCCGTGTGGGACCAACGGTTAGTTCCACAATTTATAAAAAATTTAGTTTTATTCCCTGTTAGCTCAGTTGGTAGAGCAATTGACTGTTAATCAATTTGTCGCTGGTTCGAGCCCAGCACAGGGAGCCAATATAATATGGAGAGGTGGCAGAGTGGTCGAATGCGGCGGTCTTGAAAACCGTTGAGGTGAGAGCCTCCCAGGGTTCGAATCCCTGTCTCTCCGCCAAATATTGCTCATATTTTGAGTGATAAATAAAAGTAGAAGTTAATGCTCCTATAGCTCAGTTGGTAGAGCAACTGATTTGTAATCAGTAGGTCCGCGGTTCAAGTCCGTGTGGGAGCACCATTAATGCGCCTGTGGTGAAATTGGTAGACACGCTAGATTTAGGTTCTAGTGCTTTACGGCGTGGGGGTTCAAGTCCCTCCAGGCGCACCAAATGTTTAACGGGGAATTAGCTCATCTGGGAGAGCGCCTGCTTTGCAAGCAGGAGGTGATCGGTTCGAGCCCGATATTCTCCACCAAATATATCAATGCAGGTTTGCTAACAGTAACAGATATTACAGGCGTCATATCAATTCTGCGGTGAGGTTCGAGTCCTCAATTGATACCAAGATAAGCGGGCGTAGCTCAGTGGTAGAGCCTTTCGTTGCCAACGAAACTGTCGAGAGTTCGAATCTCTTCGCCCGCTCCATGAAAGGTATAAATATATTCATATGAATTTTGTAAAACTTGATAACTTGCCAGTATTAGATTTAGAATTAGAGATTAATACTCTAATTGAAAATAATATTGTTAAATTTAATTCCAATACAACACAGATTTGTCTCAATACTGTAAAAGGAAAGGAAACAGATTATCAATTTGGACGTGGAAGTTTATACTACGACTGGGAAAACACGTATACAAATCAAAATGAAGAAGTTATTGTTCCGAAAAAAGATATTATATATGCGGAAGAAGATTTTACAGTTTTGTGTACACAATTTGTTGATACAGCGTTTGAAATAGTGTATAATGCTTTAAGCGCAAGATATATATTGGGCAGAGTTAGAATAATGAAAAGCAAGCCTAAGACTTGTTTGAGTTGGCACAATGACTTTCATCCGCGTGTACATTTTCCGATACAAACACAAGAGGGCTGTTTTATGGTTATAGAAGATGCAATTATGCATTTAAAAAAAGATACTTGGTATTTTACAAATACGTTACTACCTCATACTGCATTCAATGCTAGTTTGAAAGAGAGAATACACTTGGTTGCCACGATTGTAGGAGAACGATAATGTCTATTATTACTGATTTTGAAAAATCGAAACCTTTTGTATATGAGTTAGAATGGACTGATGGTTTAAAATTTATTTACGAGCAGACACAGCAAATTTTTGCACACTTACCGAACATTTATACACGCAAACCAGAAAGTCAATATTATATTGACAATTACAAAGAGCATTATAATTTATATGATCCCGATAAGCCTGTTATGCAGGTTGTTAGTATAAATGATTTAAAAAATCATAAAGAATTGTCTGCATCATTAGAAAAATATGGATTTACACAGAGTTTAAAATTTTTCCAAGCAGATCCTACTCAGCCGTCTTTTAAACAAGTAGAACATTTATTTTTTAGTCACAGGCATCATACGAAAACTAGTGTAGCAAGTTTGATATTTCCAATAGCGGGATGCGATGAACACACATTAACCAGTTGGCCAGATTATGAAGATGTTGATGGATATATTCCTGATGATCCGTCTACTGATGTTTATTGGAGTGAATATTACTGGAAAACATATAAAAAAGATAGCGATAAATACTTGTTAAGTGACAATGACGCAGCATGTAGATATGCCTTAACTGATAAGCCGGCACTATGGAATGTAAAGCAATGGCACGAAGCACACAACAAAGGCAACAAGCATAGAGTAATTTGTAATATTAATTTTAAAAGTAATACACAGACTTGGCAAGAAAGTATAGACATAGTGAGAGAAATTTAATGGATTGGATTTATATAATAATTATTGGTTACCTGTGGGGGACACTTATCTCTCATTGGGGCGCAAGTATATTACTCCATAGATATTATTGTCATAAACAATTTAAAGTACCAGTCTGGTTTGAAACTATCGGCCTTGCTATGTTAATGGTAGCATGTATTCGCACCCCTATTGGTTGGATTGCCAGTCACAGAATGCATCACACATACAGTGATGGACCGCAAGACCCACATGCAGCACAGCACGTAGGTTATTGGAAAGTTTTATTTACAACATGGGATATTCCCAAAATACCAATGAAGTATGCCAGAGACTTGTATAATAATCCAAGATTGGTATTTTGTCACACGCATTGGCTAAAGATATTAATAATAGTATGGATTGTAAGTTTATTAATAAGTTTTAAATTTTTTGTTGCATTTGCACTTATACCATTTATACATGCTAAACTTGGATTTGGACTTTTAAACACAGTTGGACACAAGCACGACGGCGGCGCAAATGTTCCTTGGTTAAATTTGCTTATAGGGGGTGAAGGCTATCACAAAGAACATCATAAAAATTTTAAAAAAATTCGTCTACACAAATATGACAGCAGCGGCTGGATAACACAACAATTATTAAAAGCAGGTATTTTTAAACAAGCATGAACATCTTAATTTTTTCGAATATCCTACTAACAAGTATTTAGAAAGAAAATATACTAAACCACATTATGAAAGCATTATTCGATATGTCTAAAATACAAAAACTAATGGAGCAAAGTCTTGCTATTAGAAGCTTCCCTATTAAAGAAGTACAAGACGTAGTAAACAATTTCAAGTTAGAAAATCATGCAGAAGTAAAAATCTTTAATAGCAAAATCACTGAATATTTAAAACCTTATTGTGATTTAAGTGAATTTGAATATCTATACCCATTAAACGGTATTACCGAAGGTCTTAATTATTGGATGTGGGGTGAACAGCGTACTATACAAATACGCAAAGGCGATTATGTGTGGGTTACCGGTGAACCAGTTGGCGATGTGCATTATTGGACAAGCCCTGCAAGTTTTGACGGCAATTACTGTGACATACCAACTGATAAGCCGGTTGTATTAGATGTTGCATACTTATTAAGTACTGAAATTAGACAATTTAAAATACCGGATAATGTCGAAAAAGTATTTTTTAGTTTTAGCAAATGCTTCGGATTAAGGAATTATCGTATAGGGTATTATTGGAGTCGTAAGCCTGACCGATGGTTAGAGCCATTAAATGTCAATGCGAAATATTATAACTATCATAGTATGGGATTGGGAGAAAAACTAATTGAATCTATTCCTATTGATTTGGTATACAACACTTTAAGACCATTACAACTTGAAATTTGCACAGAATTAAATTTAACTCCAAGTGATGTAATTTGGCTTGCAACTTCAGATGATCCATGTTATAATAAATTTAAAAGAAGCTATACTAATAGATTGTGTGTAGCCGACTTGATAAAGGAAAAATACTATGATACCATTTAGACATACTAATGATATTAAATCACTAGATATATCAAATGTTACTAACGAATTACAAACAGTAGGCAGTATTGTATTTCACGAACAAAATTTAACCGAATCTGATTATATCAATACAATGAAAAAGTTTGGAGAGTGCGAAGCACCAGACTTGTTTATGAATCCAAAAGAGCATCCTGAAATATTTTTAGTTACTGGCAAGAGAGATGACCACGGTAAAAAAATTGGCATGTTTGGAGATTCTGAACTTGGATGGCACAGCAACGGTAATAGCAGACATTTAATTGACAAAATTGTTATTGCATTATATTGTATCGAAGAAGATATCAATACTACATTGAGCATATGCAATACAAGCGATCCGTTTTATGAGTTGTCCAAAGACGAACAAGAGTATTGGAAAAGTATTAAAGTTAAAATTAAATTTCAAAACAATACAATGTATCATCTTGAGGACAACGATCCCGAACTAGAATTTATGAGCAAAAACAGAGGAAGTATTAGAGAGTTAGTAGGAATTCATCCGCACACAGGAAAGCATTATTTTTATTTCCCTTATCATTTTATAGTTGGTGCTTGGGAAGGAAAAACAAAAATTAATCATGAAAAAATGATTGAACGGTTAATGCCTATCATTTTCAAATCAAAACACCAGTATCATCATATTTTTAAAAAAGGAGATTTGTTGTTAATGGACCAGTTTTTAACCTTACATCGCCGAACACCTATCTTAGATAAAAATAGATTACTATGGAGAATTGCTTGTGATTATCAACATGTCTCATCTCAAGAAGAATTACACTATTGAAGATATGAGTTATCTCGACGGTAATGAAGCGTCTGTATTGTACAATTTTAAAGCAAATCTTATAAAAGATCAATACTATAAAAAAGTAGTCGATGTGGGTTGTCGTACTGGCGAGATTAATAAATACCTTACAGATTACGATTATCTGTATTATGGGTTTGATACAAGTTCCGAACCTATAGAGTATGCAAAACAACAATATCCTTCCAAGTTCTTTGAACTTAGAGATTGGAATAATTTAAGATATCTTCCTTGTGATGTAATTGTATTTGGAAGTGTATTAGTATATGCACAAAATCCAATTGAGATGTTTGAACGGATTTGCAACTTTTATAAGCCGAAATGTGCAATAGTACACGAAGTAAATAATAAAAATACAGAACAACTAACTTATACAAATTTAAATTATTTTGAACAATATGAGACAGAAATATACGAGTTTGAACTAAATATACCAGTAAAACATAGGACAATCTTAAATGTTAAATTATAGAATAAAAAAATATGATTTGGAGTATGATGAAAATGGTATACCTATACGACAATATTTAAACAACGATCCTGGTAATCCAGGACCTGATCGTCCAGGCTGGGAAGATTTAAGTTTACATCACGACTATGCTGGATATAGAGATATGATATGGACACCAATCGACTTGCCCTATTTAGATGTTGATTTAGATCAGATTGATGCAATACGACAAGATCAAAACAAGAAAAAAAACTTTTACGAAACTGAAAATGTAGGAACACTGCTATTTTTAAAATGTAACGAGTGCGGACAAATAGGGGAAGATCCAACTTGGTTTGATTGGGCAGAACAAGAGTTTCCGCACATTAAAGAATACGTTGACCAATTACCTTTTAAAAGTATACATCAGTTATTTTTTGTTCAAACACCTAAACCTATACCACCACACTACGACGAAGAAAAAATAATGGAAGGATTACTCAGGACACAGGCACCTAGTCATTTACATTTTCGTTGGAGTAAAGTAACCGACTGGCGAAATGAACATTTTTATATGAGTAAGGATAGCGGAGCCACAAGAGTGTTTCCAATGTTGCCTCCAGAAACGAATGCCTTTGCTTATGACGGAGCAACTTACGAACACGGAGTTGAAAAGGGATTTGAGTTTAAAGATAGATGTCAGTTAGTTATTCACGGCGTGTATGATTTGCCGAAATGGCATAATCTATTAGAACGCAGTTATCAAAAGTACAAAGATTATGTTATTACACCAAAACATTTTGATTAAACAGTATAGCGAAGATCCTGAATATTATAGAGATTTGATTTATCCTTTTATACGTAAATCACGTTTAGAAGGTAATGATAGTATAAGAACAACAAATTATAATCCAGATGATCCAAATATTGAAACTTGGATGTGCTTCATCGAAGGAAAATTAATCAGTATAAGCGCAGTAGAACAAAGTCATTATACAAATGATCCTGATGTAGCTGCTAGAGTATGTAGATATCATATTTTAAAAGATTATAGATTTACACATTGTGGTTTAAGAATGGCAGACCTTCAAATAGATTGGGCTAGAAAAAACAAGTTCGAAATACTTTATATTACACACGATGTAAATAATCGTGCAATTAATGCTCTATATCAACGTAAAAAGCGTATGACGGTGGAATCTTTTAAACAGTTTACAAATACTGAATGGTATAAAAATTTACAATTAGAAACTGATTTTTTATTTAAAACTGGTGATATGTTACAATATGTTTACAGCATTAGATTAAACAATTCTAATTTTATTTGGCAACCAGAGAGTAAATTTATAACAAGGAATTTTGATGCAAGTCTTATTGAGTGCCCCTAGGGCAGGATCCTCTTACGGTTATGAACAAGTACACGAATATAATTTAACATTGCCAAATGTAAAATATATTGGTGTAGAAGAATATCTTGATCCTAATCAACTATGCTATATGACGTTAGAACAAAAAATTAATTTTTTAAAAAGTGAAAAAGACAAAGGTATAAATTATACATTTAAACACCATATAAATTATCTCGGAGACTATTATGAAAATTGGTTTAAAGAGTTTTACAAAGACGATGAAATATTAATACTCAAGCGTAAAGATAAATGGAAATGGTTCTTGAGTTTTTTATTCCAAGATTACAACAGTTGGTCAACGGCTGCTATAAAGATCGACAATAATTTATATAGTAAAGATATTAACGAAAACTGGACAGATTATGATTATAATAGAAGTTTAAAACAGTTTTTTGAAATCACAGAACAACTAAATAGATGTGAAGGCAAAATAATTTACTATGAAGATTACTACCATACAAGTAAAAAATATAAAAAGTTATCTTCATTAGTAGATTACGAATCATATTTTTTAAACATACATGAAATAAAAGAACATTTTGCAGATATATTATATAAAAGAGTACCGATATGAAAAAACACGATTTACCTACTATTGCTAATTTAAATTTAGATATTAATTTAGAAAATTTACGAGCGGCTACAAATAAACTTAATGAACAATTTGTAGATGTACGTACTGCTAATCCCATGCTTTGTGATAATCACATGGAACTAGTTGCTAGTGTATATGACAACTTTGAACAAATTAATTTGACTACTCCGAGTGAAATATTACCATACGAAACTAGTATCAAAGAGCGTCTAAGGCGCCGCGAAGAACACTTATATAATATACCGACTGAAGATTATACTGATAGTGTGTTTGAAAAGATTGTGACACAATGTAAGGCGCCAGCAAGCCGTATACGCATTACTAAACTCGAATCTGGTAAAATTATACCTTTTCATGTGGACTATGATGTAAGCTATGCGGTGCGCTGTATAGTACCCATATACGGTGGAAGCAATGTTGTAAACTTATTTAAACGTGACGGGAAACTTGAGGCGTACAATCTAGAAGATGGCACAGCAAACTTCCTTAATATTGGATATCCACACGCGGTAGTTAATATGAGTAGCCAACCTCGCATTGCATTAATGTTTAGTTTAGATGGCACTGAAGATATAAATAAATTATGTTTGAAATAGATATTCCTAAAGAAACAATTGATGCTTTATTTGATGTGGTTATTGAAAGATTGGGCAAGCGCAAGTTAGGTGATTTTCCTTTTTACACTCACGTACCAGATTATATAGTAACTGATTATATGTCTAAATGGATTGATATTGACAAAATTTCAACTGGATATATCTATGGTCACAGTGAAACTATTCCTTTACATACAGATAAGTGGAAAACATCTACGTTTTATAATTTAAATATACCTCTTTATAATACTGTAGATAATCAACAATTTCTAGTATTTGACCAGGAGTTTTTGGATAGAGGCTGTGAATGGCAGACCGAAGATATAGATCAAGAAAGACATCAACCACTTACATCAGCGGACAAAAATAATAGCGATAAAGACAATGACCATCTCAAAAGTATATGTTATAAAGGTGTTCGTCCTATAGATACAGAAATATGTTATGTAACTAATGATCCTGTAAATGAAGATATTGTAGACTTGTTACCGTTTAATAAAGACTTCTACTTTGGACTTACTGGAAAAAATTGGATTCAATCAGTTGGCAAAGGACTAATTTTCAAAACAACACAATTACACGGAACTGCAAAACAAAATTCATTTAAGGTAGGATGCGTGTTTTTGCTGAAATCTCAAGATTGTCTGTTGTAAATTGTATAGTGCAGCCTATTTTACTCGACTGCATTTTACCCGTTGCATGTATTCTATTTGCAGGAAATAATAATGCTTTTCCGGGAGTGTAACTCCATGCTTTTCCTGTTAATCCATGATACAAATCTTTTGTATATGGCAAATATTCAAATAATTGTTCATCGATAGATAACCCAGTGCATCCTTTTACAAAATCTGTATCACAAGGTCTAGTACGCAAGGATGATTCATAATACATTTCTTTTAATTCCAGGTCTGTTTTATCGTCAAATATGTTATAGATCCAAGAAACTTCTTTATCACTATCTACAGTTTGATCAAAAACAATAAACTTTTGCTCTTTGTATGCTTGAATAGGAATTAGTAGAATTGATTTCTTTTTAGCACTTATATCACTATGTATTGTAAAAGGTGACTCATGATTAAAAATATTTGAGTAATGAAAATATTTTATATCTATAAATTTTTTTAAAATATCTTTAATTTTGTCTTGTTCTTCTATTATAGACAAATCTTTCATATGTGTTTTATCACCGTTGATTGAAAGATTTATCAACTGATTTAATATATCTTTAGGTAAAGTTATTTCTATCATTTCGTTAATTTTCATACATATATTTATACTTAACAAACATAATAATCTGAATAAATACAATATATAAATATATCCACTGCGATGTATTAAAAATTAAAGAGGAGACATACTATGAAATTTTTATATGTGGATGTCAAAAAAGGTAAATTAGTTGGAGTATTCAACAATGTTGCGGGCAATATAAAGTATTTGTCTGCAGACGATATTGAAATACAGAAAGATAAGCATCAGGCACTAAATCGTATTAACACTGTGAAAGAATTCAATGATGCGCTAGTTGCAATGCAAAATCATGACCAACCAAAAAAATTGTTTAAGATGTCTAATCCTTTCAAAAACGTTTTTAAAAAGAAATAATAATTAATATAATATATTCTGTAGGAGAACTATAAATGGCATATGCTGTAAAATATAGACGCGGTACAACTGCTGAACATGCATCATTCACTGGTGCAGCAGGCGAAATAACTGTAAACACAACCACCAATCAATTAATAGTACACGATGGCGTCACGATTGGTGGCCATGCTATTAGTGCAGGAGTTAGTGGCGGTGGCGGGCCAAGTACATTGACTGATTTAAATATCAGTGATGGAACTGATGGTCAAGTTCTTACTACTGATGGTACTGGAACATTCACGTTTACTACCGTAACAAATAGTGGAGGCAGCAGTCAAACTTCTACAATTATTTCCCCATCTGCATTTGCATATGTCAATACAACATCAGATGGTTCAGGTACAAACATAAGTTGGTCAAATTGGAATAACTCCAATGGTACAATGGACTTTACATTTGAAACTGCACAGCCAGATGTAAATTATGCGGTCATAAGTGATGTAGAAAAATTCGATGATATCAATATTCAGGTTTCTTCTAAATCTACTACTGGATTTACAATTACTATCTATGATGGTTTAGGAAACGTAGCAAGTCCTGATATAACAGGCACATTTTCTATTATAGTATATGCATCAACGCCTACATTAGAAGTGAATGGATCAAGTAATAGTAGCAGTGTTGGCAGTGATGAAGTTTATATTCTCGCAGATATGCCAGCATTAATTGCAAAAACTGGAATGATTACAGGAGATAAAGCATATCTTACTTCAAACAACAATTTATATTTATATATAGGAACAGGTTGGTATCTAATTGCATCAGTACAGAATGATGCCCCATCTGCAATTACAAATGTTAATTCATCATACGTTCTTTCTATTGATGGCACACCTACTGTAATTACTGCAGCCTCAACCGATCCAGAAGGATTTCCTCTTACGTGGAGTTACGCAGTAACGAGTGGTTCACTTGGCGCAACTACAATTTCACAAACTGATAATGTCTTTACTATTACTCCAAGTACTAATTCAGCAGACGAAGGTGAGTTTACATTAACTATATCTGCAACTGACGGCACCAATGGTGCAGTAAACACAGCAACATCAATATCATTGCAATTCCAAGTTAGTGTCACTAATAGTAGATATACACAATTACTAGTAACAGCAGTTGGTACATCAGATAATAGTAATGTAACAGATTCATCTACTAATAATTATAGCATGTCTAATATCGGCGAACCACAGGCTGGGACATTTAGTCCATACAGACACGGTGGTTATAGTATGTACTTTAATGGAATATTTGATCAATTGAACATTGCAAGTCATGAGAGCTTGGGCTTTGGTACTGGGGATTTCACAATAGAATTTTGGACTCAGTGGGGCGGCACCTTTTCGAGCGCATCTGGTGGTGCCATGGTAGACCTCAGGTCGGCAGTGGACGCCTCAGCAACTGTTATCTACTTGAGCACAGCAAGTACAGGAGGCCAAATTACTTTCTATGATGGACCGGCGAATACAGAGATTTCTACTGGGATTGCTATAACTAAAGAATGGACCCATATTGCCCTTGCTAGAGAGAGCGGAGTATGGAGAATATTTATTAATGGAACCCTTCGTGCCTCTAGAACTAGTAGTACCAACTTGGGCAGCAGCCAGCCTATTAGAATAGGCCAGGGAATAAATGGTTGGACCACTGCATATGACGGACATATTTCAGATCTTAGAATCGTAAAAGGTACTGCTATTTATACTAGTAACTTCACTCCACCGGATGAACGCCTGGAGTCAGTACCAAACACTAGCCTTCTTACCTGTCACCGTCCTTATTATGCAGACGGTTCATCAAATAACCATACTGTTATTCTCGGAGGACACATCCCAAAAATAGAACCATTTGCACCATATGACTATCCAGGGTACGGATCATCAACTAACGGTGGGTCTGTATATTTGGATGGTAGCAGCAGTGTCACAGTGCCTGATGCTCTTAATCTTGGCACAGATGATTTTACATATGAATTTTGGATTTGGACAGACGAAAATTGGAATCCTGGAGGTGCAGATGCAATAGCGGCACAGTCTACAAAACCAATTATTAGTGCTGAAACAAGTGGGACTGGTGTAGGCTGGACATTTGGGCCAAGTACATTAGATGGATTTAACGGTTTAACTTTTAGTTATGGTTTATATGGTAGTTTTATAGTTGGAAAATTTATTGATAACTATTGGATAGTCCCAAAAGAATGGACTCATCTTGTCGCTCAAAGAAGAAACGGAATTGTTGAAATTTATGTAAATGGTGTAAGTCGAACATTAACTACCTACAATCAAAATGCAACTTGGAATGATGGAGCAGATATAACGAGTACTCAAACTTCTAGAACATTTTGTAATGGAGTTAATTGTTATATTTCGGATCTAAGATTAATTACTGGTTCTTATGTGTATGATGGTGATTTTATTCCACCATCTGTCCCTTTACCCACAGTCACTGGAGCCGATTTGCACATCAAAGGCACAGATGCTTCTATCATAGATAAGGCACAAACCGGTAATCTACCTCTAATTGGCAATACTAGCGGTTCAACTACTCAAGTTAAGTTTGCAGATAGTAAGTCGATGTATTTTGATGGCAGTGGTTATGTTAGAGTAGAAGATTTAGGAAGTGGGCCATTAGCCACAAGCGAAGGATTTACAATCGAAGGTTGGATATATCCAATAACATTCTACAGCCCTTCGACCGCCTTCTTTGGTCTAAATAAAATTTCTAATGGAGATAATGTACTTGTGTTTGTAGGTGGCAACGGCGGAAGTTTATATTATGGATCGACCAGTTACTGGACGACCAGTACGGATGTGCCTCAAAATGAATGGAGCCATATTGCAGTAGTTGTTGTAGGAACTTTAGTAAAAGTTTATTTAAATGGATCTGAAGTTATATCTAAAACATTGTCAAGTTTATCTACGATTAATTGGGATGATTGTATATTTGCAATTGGAGCAGAATATGACTCCGCAAACGGAGGCGGTATCGGTAATCGCTTGACAGGTTATATTCAGGACTTCCGTATTACCAAAGGTTTAGCAAGGTATACTGCAAACTTTACACCACCAACATCACCACTGGAAGGCTAAAATCTTAAAATATACGAAAACTAAAAAGCGTTCTTTGAACGCTTTTTTATTGAAAAAGTAATTTAACTATACATATGCAAGAACGATATATTGATAAATACTATCAAAGTAATATCATAACACGTAATTTAGGAGAATAATAACATGTCATATGCAGTACAATTTAGGCGTGGTACAACTGCTGAACATGCATCATTCACTGGTGCAGCAGGCGAAATAACAGTAAACACAACTACTAATCAATTAATAGTGCACGATGGCGTCACTGTTGGCGGCCATGTTGTTGGTTCAGGCGGCGGTACAGGTGGTGCAAGTACATTGACTGATTTAAATATCAGTGATGGAACTGATGGGCAAGTTCTTACTACTGATGGTGCTGGAACATTCACATTTACTACCCTATCAAATAGTGGAGGCAGTGGAGGCGGTGATATATCCTCAATTATTTCCCCATCTGCATTTGCATATGTCAATACCATATCTGATGGTTCAGGCACAAACATAAGTTGGTCAAATTGGAATGGCGCTTCTGGTACAATGGACTTTACTTTTGCAACTGCGCAGACAGATGTAAATTATGCAGTCATAAGTGATGTAGAAGGATTCGATGATATCAATATTCAGGTTTCTTCTAAATCTACTACTGGATTTACAGTTGCTATTTATAACGATTCGGGAAATGTGGGCAATCCTAGTACAACCGCAGCCTTCTCAATTATGGTATATTCATCTGTTCCTTCTCCTTCTAGTAGCGCAAACACTTCTTCAACAGAAATATTGGCAGACATGCCAGCATTAATTGCAAAAACCGGAATGAGTGCAGGAGATCAGGTATATCTTACTTCAAATAATAATTTATATTTTTACACAGGAACAGGTTGGTATCTAATTGCAACAGTACAAAATAATGCCCCATCTGCAATTACAAATGTTAATTCATCATACAATCTTAATGGAGATGGCACACCTACAGTAATTACTGCAGCCGCAACCGACCCAGAAGGATTCCCACTTACATGGAGTTATGCAATAACATCTGGATCACTTGGATCAACTGCTACAATATCACAAGCAGATAATGTTTTTACAATTACACCAGGTGCTGATTCAGCAGACGAAGGTGAGTTTACATTGGCTATATCTGCAACTGATGGAACGAATGGCGCGGTAAGTACAACTACAGTATTATCTCTTTTCTTCAATATCACTAATAGTAGATATACACAATTACTAGTAACAGCAGTCGATACATCTAATAATGATATTATTGATCATTCATCTAATAATCATACTGTGAGTTTAGTAGGTGATCCAATAGCTAATACATTTAGTCCATTCCGACACGGTGGCTACAGTATGTACTTTGATGGATCTGGTGGAGATTGGGTAAAATCAGACACGCATGCCGATTTTGGTTTTGGCACAGATGATTTTACAATAGAATGTTGGTATTATCCGGTATCAAAACTTCAGTCCTATCCTAGAATATGGAATTTTGGTCCATTTTGGCAAAACTCTCAGTCGTTGGCTTTCGTTGATAGGCATAATGATAACAACACTGTCCTTACCTTGAACAGCTGGACAGCAGGAGAAATTTTAAGGTCTACTACAACAATAGAAAATAATAAATGGTACCATCTTACAGTCGAAAGAAGTGGCACTACTATAACTTTATATGTAAATGGTGTATCTGAAGATACATACGATGCTGGAACTTCTGAATTTATTACAAGTTCTCCCAGTTATGTTACTATTGGTAATGTTAGTGATGGGAGTAATTTATACGAGTCAGCACTTCAAGGAAATATTAGAGATTTTAGATATGTCAAAGGTACCGCAGTATATGGTGCAAACTTTACCCCACCAACCGAACCTTTAACAGAAGTTACTAATACAAAATTATTAACTGCTCAAGGGCTGCAATTTAGTGATGTCTCTGCTAACAATCACTCAATGTCAAAGACAGGCGATGTTTCCACAATGCCATTTACACCATATGACTATGCAGAATATGATTCAACAAAACACGGCGGATCAATTTACTTTCCTGACAGTGGAGGATTATATATACCATCTGATAGTGTTGGGACAGTGAGCGATGATGATTTCACAGCAGAATGTTGGTTTTATCAGGAAGAGCCGGGCGGTAACTGTACATTGTTTGATAAAGATGGCAGAGCTAATATATCATTTGCACAAGTATCACTGAGCACAACGACAAGTAAAGAAATTTACGCATACCTCGGTACCGGTAATGGGATTGGTGCGCGTCAAATTATACAAACAGGTTCTAATGTGTTTGATTTATCTACATGGAATCATGTTGCACTTGTTAAAGATGCTAATACGATTAAAATATACGTAAACGGTAACTTACAAGCAGAAGAAACAATTACTACGACAATCACAAATGGCGGACAACCCTTATACATAGGAATGAGAGCAACAGGCGATGTTCGTTTTCATGGCTATATTGCAGATTTTCGTTTTGTAAAAGGCCAAGCGTTGTATAATTCCAACTTCGTTCCAAATTCATTACCTGCAACGTCTACTGGAATGGATATTCATCTAAAAGGTACTGAATCTTCTATAATAGATAAAACTCAAAATAAAACTATTCTCACTCTAGAAGGCAATACTACTGGTTCAACTACTCAAGTTAAGTTTGCAAATAGTAAGTCAATTTATGTTGATGGCAGTGGTGATAATGTAACTATCACAGATTTAGAAATGGGATCAGCAGATTTGACATTTGAATTATGGATGTATCAAGATGTTGCACAGAGTGCTTCTTATAGAGGTATATTAAGTGCAAGTTCCTATACAGATAATAATCCATTTACTTTATATACACACAATTCAACATTACAGCTTTGGTTGAATCAAATGGATCCAAGTCCCAGTGCCAGTGGTCCATTTACTGCATTTACTTGGCATCATGTGGCAATAGTAAGAAATTCTGGCACATGGACTTTATATATTGATGGGATATCTGTTGGTACATCTACAACCGGTGGAACTTATAACTTTACAAATACAATAGATTTTTTACTTGGTCAAAGGACTGGTGGATCATATGACTGGAAAGGTTATCTTCAAGATGTTAGATTCACAAAAGGTGTAGCAAGATATACCGCTAACTTTACACCACCTACTAGTTCACTCAAAGGTTAAATTTTTATATATATTAAAACTAAAAAAGCGTTCAAAGAACGCTTTTTTTATTGTTGCAGTAATTAATATATATACATATATAAGATTAAACATGATTTGATAAATACTTGTAACATTATAAAGTATACTTTAGGAGAATTATAAATGGCATATGCTGTACAATTTAGACGTGGTACTACCGCAAACCACGCATCCTTCACGGGTGAGGCTGGTGAAGTAACTGTAAACACAACTACAAATGAACTAGTAGTACATGATGGTACTACTGTTGGTGGGCATACAGTTGGCGGCGTATCGACTGATCCTTCATTTCAATCACTAACTGTTGTTGGTGACTTAGACGTATCAGGTGCTACTAAACTAGCAGAAATACATGAAAATGTAACTACTAATATTAGTACAACTGGGACACTATTATTTGATGCTACTACACAAGGTGTTTTATTTGCTACTGTAGAACAAACTGCTGACAGAGAAATTAATTTTACAAATGTAAATTCAAGTCTTGCAGTTGGCGAAAGTTTCACTGCAGTAATACTATTGACACAGGGGACAACAGCGTACTATGTGAATGCATATAAAATTGATGATACAGTATGTACGCCAAAATGGTCTGGCGGTTCAGCACCAACAGAAGGAAATGCAGATAGCATTGATACATACTCTTTTACAATTATCAAAACTGCTGATGCAACTTTCACTGTAATGGCAAGTCTCACACAATTTGCATAAAATTTAATAATTCAATCGGAGATTTGAAATGCCAAATAACTACAAAGGGCTGAATATATCAGGATTAAAATCAACAACTAAATTATCAAGAGTTCAAGTTGAACCAACTATTGATTTTGTTGAGATTACAGATCGTGGATTACTTGATGAACCAATTGCAAAACTAAGAACAGCCGGTGCCGGTCATCAAAAAAGATCAAATGCAAGTCCAAAGTCTGCAATTGGTACATCTATTGATATGGGTGAATTATGGGAACCGGCATCAATCTATGATTATGGAGAAGTTGAAGAGGGTGCTTTCGCAGTAACAGAAGACGCTGTTTGGAGTGCTAGACGCAAATTAATGAACCCACCTCCTCCGCCGACAACACCATGGGTAAATAGAGATGATTGGAATGGTGGAACTACCAGTTACTATAGTGTTCCAACTGGTGATGGTACTTATGGTGCTCATGCTGGTATTCCTAGGGGTAATCAGAGATCAGTAACTTTTAACTCTGACGGTTCAATTGGCTATATTATCGGACAAAGTTATATGAATGCATATAATTTATCAGTACCGTATGATCTTGATGCGTCTACAAGAACCAATAGTTATAGTTCATTTACTGTTACAAATGGATCAGGTAATGTTTCAGCATTAGAGGTGGTTGATAATGGTAACAGAGTTTTAAGAGGTTGGTATGATAGTGTGGCACTTTTTAATTTACATGAAAAAGACGTATTTACCTCGCCGTCTGCGTCTTCAACAGGTTTTCATATGGGTACGCTTACAACTAATCCAAGTTATTATAATTTTAATAATAGTGTGATGAGTTGGAACATTTCAGGAGATGGAACAAAACTAACTGCATTTATTCTTTGTTCATACTTATCTTACGATTCTGGTACTGATACATGGACCAGATATCAAAGTGGTAGCACATACAATACTGGTGTAATTGTTTTCGATTTAACATCTGCATGGGATTTATCTACCGCCACATACTTTTCTTATGGCAATGTTAGTAACAATTGGAATCAAACCAGACCTAAGGGGTTCATGGCTCCAGATGGCTTAACTATATGGCTACAGGGTCAAGGCCAAATAAAAATCTATTCATTAGCAACTGCATTTGATATGTCATCAACTAGAACATTATTGAGCCAAGCAAATCACTCTAAGCAATTCACTGACACTACATTGACAGTGAGCCCAGATGGTAGATATGCATATAGTACTCCAGACCAACCATCGAATGGTAACAGACTAGATATGACAGATTTCGGCGCACCATAATCAATTAGGAGAATACGATGCCAAATAACTACAAAGGGTTGAATATATCAGGATTAAAATCAACAACTAAATTATCAAGAGTTCAAGTTGAACCAACTATTGATTTTGTTGAGATTACAGATCGTGGATCAATCAGTGAAAATCCTAGTAAATTGAGAACAGCCGGTGCCGGTCATCAAAAAAGATCAAATGCAAGTCCCAAGTCGGCAATTGGTACATCTATTGATATGGGTGGATTATGGGAACCGGCATCAGAATATGACTATGGTAACGTATCTGCCGATGCTTTTGCAGTCGAAGAAGACTCTGTTTGGATTAAACGAAGAAATTTATATTCTGTTACAGCACCAACAGCACCATCTATAGAGTATGATACAACATTACTTATTAAAGGAGTTTTCAATCCACTCAGCGCGAGCCCATATGACAACTTTAGCGTATCCACAGCAGATGGAACATTAGATGGCACTGAACGCGGACCGGGCTTGGGGCCAGTGGCTGGCACTTCTTTTGACGCAAATGAGTCACCATATGCTAGTGGCGCTGGGGCAACTTATCATTTGTCAAACCATTATTACAAAATTGGCAGTGATTACTATCCTCGGACCGGTGGTTTCACTGGTGCATTTACATTTGAGATGTGGATAAAATGTGAAGCATTACCACCAACAACTGGTGGGAACATTTTGGGATATGACGGCAACCAAGGCGGCAACAAAATATACATTGGTAATTCTGGAAATGGTAATAAGCTGTATTTCCATAATTGGCACAACGAACCGAGAGCCTGCGATCTCACAAGACACGACATCGGAGACGGAAATTGGCACCATATTGCATGGACAAGAGATGATAATTTGGATAGTAGAGTATTTTATGATGGAGTACAGAAAAACACAAGCCCTACCAACGCGAACACTAACTACTATAATCCTATAACTTTTCCTGATGCATCATGGAATGACACAAGACCGTGGCACACCCAATCACATCCGCCATACATACATTGTGCACAAACCAGTGGCTGGACTACAGATGTTAGATGGATAAACGGTGGAGCATTGTATACTTCGTCGTTCACACCACCAACCGCACCTCTGACTGCTATTCCATAAAGAATTAGGAAAATTACTATTATTAAGTTAAAACTCTAGCAATATTACATTGTTAGAGTTTTTTATTATTGATTATAAAAGATAAATACACTTGAGTTATTTAAATACACAGGAACTATACTACAATGAGACTATTTGATTTAATAGAAAATGAAAATACAAGGGTAGTTATTATCTATCCGGGAAGGTTTCATCCTTTTCATATTGGACATGGAAAAGTATTTAAGTATCTAAAACAGAAATTTAAAGGTGCACAAGTTTTTATTGCTAGTTCAGGCAAAACAGATGCGCATAAATCTCCATTTTCATTTGATGAAAAGAAACGTATGATGATGTTAGCAGGTGTTGATCCAAATTCAATAGTACAAGCAAAAATTCCATATGTTGCAAGTGAAATCACAGATAGATATGATCCTGATAACACAGTTGTTATATATGCGGTATCGGAAAAAGATATGGCCGAAGATCCAAGATTTGATTTTCCTACATCTGGACTAAAGACTAAAAAGAATGGTGATCCAGCACATATTCAATTATGGCGAGGAATTGACAATGCAAAGTCACTAAGACAACATTCTTATATTGTAACAGTTCCTACATTTACCTTTAAAATTAGAGGCAAAGCAGTGAATAGTGCTACACAGATTCGAAATATGATTTCAACTGCGGACGACACAGCGTTAAATCAAATATTACAAGACTTGTACGGGCGCAGTGATATTCCAGAAAATGTAATAGAAATGTTTAAAAGAAAACTTGGAAGTTCAACTGTTAGTGAAAATTGGGAAGAAGAAGATTTATATTCAATATTACTTGAAGCAGAATTGCAGCATCAGATGATCACAGAAGACAAATCTGATGTGGAATCCTTTGATGTTAAAACTGCAAGAGCATTGAATAATTTAAAAGTTAAATATCCAGGTGCTGATAATTTATTAGGTGCATTAGTTGCTGATGTAGAAGATTCACAAACAGTAAGCAAGAAAAATGATATACAACATAGTATTGACATTGCAACAGTTGAAGACAAAATAGATAACAGTATTGCCAAATTAGAGAAACAAATAAATTCACTAACACAGGAATTGAAAAATCTAAAGACTAGTAGAAAATAAAGAATATGTGAGAAGATAGATGAAAATTAATGAATTAGATAAAAATATAGGTGTAACACAACAACAACTAGATTCACTTGAAAATGTTCTAGATCGTGTATTTGCAAGTGTAGGCATTGATGTTGAGTTTACAAAACACTTTATAGATCGTGTTAATGATGAACGTAATATTCGTCCTATAACTATCAAAGAACTTGCAATGTTATTTAAAAAAGAATTTGTTAAATATGGTAAACCAATTGCACAACTAGGCCCAGATGCTCAAGCAGTAATGAAGGACTTAGAAACTGATATTAATATACCATTTGTTCTTAATTGGAATGGCGAAGAATTAGAACTAGTTGCAAAAACTGTAATGCGCAAAAAAGATTTTAAATCATCAAATAAAGAATTTGCAGTTGAAAGTGATGATATTATGGTAAAAGGAAAAAAATCAGATTTTCCAGACAATTATGATGCTACTAACGACACAACATTTAATGATTTTTCTAAAAAAGAATTTAAACAGGTCGCTATGAAGGCTATCTCATCTCTTAATAAGCAAGAACAAATGGTAATAAAGGCAAGATTTGGATTAGAACCATTCAATACATCATACACGCTACAACAAATAGCAGATGCTATGAATTTGAGCAGGACACGTATTCGCCAGATTCAAGACAGAGCATTACGTATACTAAAACATCCGAGCCGCTCAAGAGGCATGAGAAGTTATCTGAACCAGAGTAAAGAATTCACAGTTGAAAGTGATAACCAATCTGGTGTGTATTCCGATGAAAAGAATAACGTTGAAATTCATTGGAAACGAATAGATCATCCCAGCGTAGCAAAAGATCATCTAGACATAGAAGCATATCAAAATGGCAAGCGCGTGGATATTAATAATCAACAAGCAGATCATTATAGATATTTAATTAATCAGGAAATGAATGAAACTGAAACATTGGGATCTAAAATAAACTTTCCTGGAATGTCTGGCACAACAGTAAATACATCGACCACTACTAAAACAAGAGTGCCAACTCCTAAACCAGCTAGAAATAGATTTGACAAAATTGTAAATTGGAGTAAAAGTTTATTCAATTCAGAAGGAATAAATGAAGATATCGGTTCATTACCTCCATTAGTAGACTTGATTGTTCTTGCTGTACTAGCACAGACTACAGTTGCTGGTATTAAAACAATGTTTAAAGTTGCAGTTAAAACTGGCAAAGGTCTTAACAAACTTCGTAAACTTACAAAACAAGCAGGTATAGCATTAGATGCCAAGTTATCAGAAAGTGAAATGGTAGAAGATTTTTTAGCAGATAAGTCTGAACAAGAAAAGAAATTTTGGAATGCAGCATTGGAAGCACTACATAGATTACAAGGATCTAAAGAGTCAAAACAGTCAATTGAAAGTTATGCGTTTGACATTGCAAGATCATTCAATGGAATGAGTTCAAAAGAATTATTGGCATTGTATAAATTAAAATATGGAATTGATGAGACTTTAGAAGAAGCAAAACAAAGTAATCCATTAGTAGTATTGGACAAACTTGCAGATAGATCAGACAACAATGCATTTCCTGTCAAGTTTTATGATGATACTGTAATAAAAGTAACACCCAAAAAAGCAAAGAAATTTATGGATGTATACTATCAAATGGCAGATGAACAACGTGATGTTATCAACAAATATATAAAAACGAAAAAAGGATTTATGCAGGCTATTAACGATTTTAATATTCCTATATAGTAACTATACCATGAACATAAATGAAATACAATCACCAAAGATAAAAATTACAGACAATACACTAACGGAATCTGTAAATAAAGTAGTGGCGATTAATGAAGGTTACAAGTTACAACTAGAGCGTGACACTGATATGATGGTGTTACATATTACTGATACGGCAACTGGCAAGCGTACAGAAGTTCGTGGTAAGAGTGGCTACGAAACAGGCGGATATGATTCAACAGATAGCTTGCATATTCTACTAGACAAGATAGGCAAAAGTGCTAATATCAGTGACCTAATGAATGGCGATACTGTTGGCATTAATCCTAAACATCCTAAAGGTGCAAGTGCAAACGCTGCAGCAACTACAGCGTTTAATGAATCCTTAAACAACCCATATCCATTTAATCTTACTGGACCAAGTGAGTCACAAGAATTTTCAGCAATTGCAAAAACACCAAATGGTGTGTTAAGAATGGACTTTGAAACAACTGACTATGATAACTTTGGTATTGACTTTTCAGTTGGCAAGAGCATGGGCAAAACAGATGCAGGTGACGAGTTTAGAGTATTCTCAACTGTAGTTGCAATGATGACAAAGTGGATCAAAACAGTTGGTATTGAACACGTAGAAAGTTTTGATTTTGGTGCTAACAAAGGTGAACATGCTAGTGACGGCAGAGCAAAACTGTATACTAGATTTGCTAAACAACTTGCTAGTAAACTAGGTTGGAAGTTAGAGCAAAGTACCACAAGAGATAATAACACAGCATTCTTTAGACTAGTTAATCCTAAACCAATACCACGTGAACAAGAGTATTGGGATGCACTAGATGAAGGAGTTGAAGTATCGTTACACGGTGATGCTAAAAAAGGTTATGTGTTATCTAAGATTGAAGTATCAGGCGATGAGCGTAATGCTGGTCAAGGTACAAAAGCAATGCAAGACATTGTTGACAGAATGGATAGAGAAGGTGCTATTATCGCACTAACACCAGACGATGCGTTTGGTGGAAACAAGAATAGATTAATCAAATTCTATAAGCGTTTTGGTTTCGTACCAAACAAAGGTCGTAACAAAGATTTTCGTTTTAGAGAAACAATGATCCGTTATCCACAAGGCAACGAAAGTGTTAATGAAGTATCAAAAGAAGAGTTTGATGCTATTCAGAATGGATACGTTGATATTGAGTTTGATAAGAAATGGTGGCCTCTAAACGATGATTATCCACTGGTCAAACATATAGGTAATGCTATTGGTGCAACTAGTTGGACTAGTTGGGGCAAAGTTGGAGTTCCATGGTCTGAAACAGAAATGATTGGTGGGGGTGGCACATATATGCTTAAAGGAGACTTTGGACATATACTGTTGGATACTGCAAAGAGTTATCGCCCAGATAAAATCGTAATGTCACAAATATCAACGTCCAAACGAGGCGGTGGCATTGGTGCTAAAGTTATGAATGCAATAAAATCATATTCAGATCAAAACAAATTACCATTAACAATATATAAAGTAACTAATCAGAAGTTTTTTGACAAGTTTGAATGGCTAAAAAAGACAGGTGTTGATACATACGAATATAGTGTCAATGAAGTTAAAGAATCTGCTGGTGTTGGTCGTGTCGTAAAAGGTGTTAACACTACTGTTGACGTAGGTGTAGATGAAATCATCAATCAAGTCAAAAAGTTTGGCAATGATGTTGATAGAGATGGCAAACCAAAAAAGAATTTAAGAAACAAATGATGTATAAAATCAACGAACACATAGGAGCAATGAAATGCCAATAATGTTACCAACTCGTCCAAGGGATGGAAAAGAAGTAAAAGTAAATAATAAAACATTTCGTTGGAATCAAAGTAAAAACAGATGGGAAATGGTATAATTACCATTTATAATTTAGGAGAGTTATAATGCCAATTCTAGGATCATTCGCAAGTGGTGCAATCGGCACGGTCGGACTTGCACAACAAGCAATGCTTGCATTTTTAAAAGCATCAACCGCAATATCAGGATCATCATTCGTCCTACAACAACTTATAGGAGGGCCAGATGGCTCGTACATTGCTGGGCGGAATAATAGTATTAACGGACAAAGTAGTTTTGCTGCTGATGGTGATTATTTAGTTACTGGGTCGGGTTGGACTAATGAAGTTTTGGTTTGGAACTTATCAGACGGTTCGTTACATATGACTATACCAGCCCCATCGCCACCTCCACAGACTAACGGCTATGGTTGGCAAATTGATATACATGGAGATTATTTTATTACAGGTAACGGCGGCACCGGCGGTGGCTATACAACCATACATAATGTATCAACCGGGGCTCTAATTACATCATTTACCGGCGCAGCTAGAAATGTTGCAATTGATGAAAATTATGCAGCGGCGTGTGCCAATGGTGGACCGATTAAAATATTTGAATTGGCAACCAGCACTCTTACAACCTTCCCGGATCCAAATGGCGGATTAGCTGACTTGATGGATATATCTGGTAATAATTTGATACTTGCGCCAAATAATGGCTCCCTAATAACAGTGCATGATATACCTACTGCTTTATCTAATGGCAATTTAAATACTACTAGCCTGACAATAAATACAACAGTTAGTTACTTTCAAACATTGATCGCTGGAGGTAATTATTTGGCGTTAGGCAGAACAGGTGCCGGAGACCAAAGCATTTTGATTTATGATCTAACTACGGGAACACTACTTCATACTTTGCCCGCACCAGTAGGCGCGAGTGCAGCGTTTGGTAATGCGATAGATATAAAAGGCAATTATTTAGTTGCGGGACATCGAGGACAGGAACAGTATTCCCCTGCTGCAGTATATGATTTAACAACTGGCATATTATTACAAACGTTCACAGGCGATGATATTCCCGACACATCTACATGGCAGAATACAGACGTTGATAAGCTATTAGGCACCGCAGTAGCAATCACTGACAGTAAAACCATTATCGGTTCTAGCAGTGGCGGTGAAAGTGCAAACAATTGGCTTGGTGCGTTTCTTATATACTCTAATCCTGGCCAAGCAGCAATATCTGAAGAAGTATCCTTGGACTGGAGTAATATTACATTAGAACATACACTAGATAATCCAAATCCATTTGGTACTAGTGAGAATGATCAATTTGGCATGGATATTGCAATGTCTAGTACACATGCAATTATTGGTACATACGCAGAAGACGATGCTGGCGGTACTAATTCAGGTAAAGCCTATATCTTTGATCTAACAACAGGATTATTACTTCATACATTAGATAATCCAAATCCAGTTGGCACAAGTACTGATGATTGGTTTGCATATTCAGTCGCAATATCTGATACATATGCAATAGTTGGTGCTTTTAGAGAAGAGCATAATTCAGTAACTGGTGGGAATGCAGGGAAAGCATATATCTATAAGCTATCTGATGGATCATTAATAAAGACATTGATCAACCGGGATACGAATGGCAATCCGATTGGTGATCTGTTTGGCCACGGAGTTGCAATATCTGATACACATGCGATTGTTAGTGCGTGGGGCGAAGATTGGGGCTCTACGGGCACGGTGTCTGGTGTTGGGAGCGTTTATATCTATGACATATCACCCGAGGGGATAGTGACAGGGCCTCGTGCGTCAATGATTATAAGCAATCCCTCGGACTATCCGAATGGTTATTTTGGCTGGGGAGTTGAGATGAATGATAATTATGTAATTGTTACTTCACCCAATGATGAAGTAGGCAAAGCATATATCTTTAATGTATCCGATGGATCATTAGTATATACATTAGATAATCCAGGTGGATTTGACGCGGCGTCGAGAAATGATAATTTTGGTGCAACACGAAATTTCTGGCATTCGACAAGTCAGGCGGCGATATCTGATAATTATGCAATTGTTAGTGCACCATATGAAAATGACGCTGATGGACTTTTTGCCTCGGGCATAGTATATGTTTTTGACATGTCAGATGGATCATTAGCACATACACTTTATAATCCAAATCCATTTGGTACTACTCAAGAAGATTATTTTGGCATGTCAGTTGATCTTGATGGTGACTTTGTAATTGTTGGCGCACCATATGAAGATGATGCAGGTACTAACTACGCAGGCAAGGCCTATATCTTTGATCTAACAGATGGATCATTAGTAAATACAATAGATGATCCAAATGCCTTTGGTACTACTGATAATGATAGATTTGGCCACGCAGTTGCAATGTCCGATGGGCGTGCTCTTATAAGTGCTAGTAGAGAAGATGATGGCAGTGGCACTTCTGCAAATTCTTCAGGCAAGGCTTATATCTTTAGTGCACAAACTACAGTAGCAAGTGCACCTGCAGCGGGACCTGCAGACTGGAGTAATGCTACATTAGCATATACATTAGATAATCCAAATCCGTATGGTACGAGTCAGAATGATTACTTTGCTAATGTCGCAATATCTAGCACATATGCAATTATAGGTGCGCAAAATGAAATGCTAAATGAATCGGAGACTTATGGTGGTATAGCCTATATTGTTGACCCATCAGATGGATCATTAGTATATACACTACATAATCCCAATCAGGGTACTGGTTCAGAAATTGGGGATATGTTTGGCATTTCGACCGCAATATCTGATACACATGCAATTGTAGGTGCGTATAGCGAAGATGATTCAAATGGTCTTAATTCAGGTATAGCCTACATTTTTGACTTATCAGATGGATCATTGGCACATACAATAAATAATCCAAATGCGTATGGTACTGCTACGTCGAATGGCTACTCCAATGATGGATTTGGATATGCAGTGGCAATATCTGATACACACGCAATCGTTGGTGTACCATCTGAAGATGATGCCAATGGCGCTGGGAGTGCATTCAGTGGGAATGATTCGGGTAAAGCCTACATTTTTAACGTATCTGATGGTTCATTATTACATACCTTAGATAATCCAGATGCTTATGGTGACGGTGTATACGATTGGTTTGGCGGGTCAGTAGCAATATCTGATACACACGTAATCGTTGGCGCGCGTGGCGAAGATGATACTGGTGGCGATGGATCAGGTAAAGCATATATCTTCAATGTGACTTCAGGTTCTCTAGTTTATACCTTAGATAATCCTAATGCATATAGTACAAGTGCAGGAGATCAATTTGGCCAATCAGTAGCAATATCTGATACACATGCAATTGTAGGTGCGTATAACGAAGATGATGCTGGTGGTACAACTTCAGGTAAAGCATATATCTTTGACCTATCAGATGGATCATTAGCATATACACTACATAATCCAAATCAACATGGTACTAGTCAAAACGATCATTTTGGGTGGACAGTTTCAATATCTGATACACATGCAATTGTAAGTGCAATGTTAGAAGAGGATGCTGATGGTAATAGTTCAGGTAAAGTCTACATATACGACTTATCAGATGGATCATTAACAAATACATTAGATAATCCAAATGCTTATGGTACTAGTGAGGGTGATAGATTCGGTAGCACAGTGGCAATATCTGGCTCAAATATAATTGTAGGCGCAGTATTTGAAGATGACGCTGGTGGTACAAGTTCAGGCAAATCCTATATCTTTAGTGCAAGTGCACCTGCAGAAGAATCTACTGGATGGACTATTGATCTTTCTAATGTGACATATGACTCTGAATTTAGTTTAAACAATCAAATGACAAGTTATGCGACTGGTCAAACCTTAAGCACTGACGGTACAAAGTTATATGTAGTTGGTCAGAATCAATTCGCACCCACGACATGGATTACACAGGTGTGGCAATATTCCTTATCCACTGCCTTCGATATCAGTACCGCTTCATATGATAATGTTACCTTTAATCCATCTAGTCAGGATACTAATCCTATGGGCATAGATTTCAATACTGACGGTACGAAGATGTATTTAGTCGGTACTAATAGTGATTTGGTGCTTCAATATTCTCTCAGTACTCCATGGGATGTAAGTACCGCTTCATATGACAATGTATCGATTAGTGCACCGGGTACGTTTGGCCTATATTTCAAAGATGATGGCACGAAAATGTATACGACTGGGTTTGATGCGAACTTAACAGGCGTGAGATCATTTTCTTTATCAACAGGTTTCGATCTAAGTACTGCCACTGATGATCTCTCAACTTACAGTTCAATTGCCGTCACTGGAGGAAATCCTTTTGTCGCGGCTTTGAACCCAGATGGCACAAAAATGTATATCCTTGGTAACAGATCAATATACCGTTATTCCTTATCGACAGCTTTTGACGTAAGTACAGCCACCTACGATAACGAAAGTATTTCTTTAAGTAATGAGTTCCATTTGATGTATAACATGGAGATATCACGTGATGGCACTAAGATATATGCAGTTGGAACCTCGCCTGGGACGGGCCCCACCACTGGTTCTAGTAGAAGCGTAGTGCAATTCGACACAGGTTTATGATAATGTAGCAAGTTAAATGGATGCGATTTTATTCGCATCCATTATCTGTTTAATTTGATAAATACTATTATGAAAATAAATGAGATCATATCTGAAAACTTTGCCGGAGCATTTGCTAGTGTTCCCATGGGATTGGGTGCGGGTGATCCAAATGCAAGTGTGTATGCAAAAAAGCCTGCCACTAAAAAGAAAAAGAAATCAAAGATGGGATATAGTGCAGATGTAGGCAACCTTGCTTACACAACTCCAGTAAAAAGCCCAATGATTAAACGATAAGGTAGATTAAAATGAAACTGTCACAACTAATTGAATCTTTTGTAATCTCTAATGATGAATTCGAAGATTATTTAAATAGAGCAACTGAACAACTAGTATCAGAATTATCATCAGGTAAAAATCCACGTGATGCAGTTCATGATTTAGCATTAACTTTTGCAGATCAACACAATAAATCTTATGATGCATACCAACGTATGGCAGACTCACTTGAGGCTCGGATGCACACGTTGGAAATGAATAGTCCCACCGATATGATGAACGGGCCAGAAGATGATATGGGAATGGGCAGTGTTGATGAGCCAGAAATGATGAGTGATCCAATGGGCAACATGGAAATGAATACACCAGCAAGTTCTGAGATGCCAAGTGACAGTGACATGGAAGATTATTCAGCGGTAATGGGCGAAGGTCGTATGAGTGATCAACTTATTGATGATGCTGAAAACATGACTAAGAAAGAATTTGAGAAGAAACACGGTAAAGAAGCAGCAAGAGATATGTTTGACGAATCTATTAACGAAGATTCAGATGAAGAAAAAGCGCGCCAACGTGCACTTGCTAAAGCAGATGAACCAGAGCGTGGCGAAGAGAGAAAGAAAGTATCTCTAAAGAAAGCACCATGGGAAGAATCAATAAAAGAAGAAGAAGAAGAATGCAAATATTGCGGCGGTGATTGCCCTAATGATGAAGAACACGCTTGTGACGGCTACTTGGGCGACATTGATGGACTATATGAAGCACCTTGGGAAGAGTCAGTAAATGAAAAATACCGTCAGTCAACACAAGCGGAAATTGATGCAGATGAGAAAAAATACCGCAAATCTGCAGGTAAAAAACGTCCAAGCATATCACCCAAATCTATTGACAAAAATATGTACGATAATATGAAAGGCAAACTGAAAGAAGGTGATAAAGAACAAGTTAAAGTAATCTTTAGAAAATTCCCCGAGGGCGATGTGATTGCATTGTTCCCAGAAGTTGATCAGGGTCGCGGTCTGATTGGTTCATACATGACAATTGGTCAGCATGGTGACGCAGCAAAGTCATTGATTACTGACTTAGAACCAGCGTCAAAAGAAGAATATGCAAAACTAGCCGCTGAACTAGAGCGTATTGGTTATGATATTGTTATAGCTGAGTCAGTTAATGAATTAACTATTGCTGATGTGAAAGCGGCTACAGAAAAAGCAAAAAAGCGCCAAGAAAAAGAAAGAAAAGATACAGGAAAGAGTAGTGTATCTACTACTGATCTTGCTTCACGACTTAAAGAAGCAAAAGCAATGGATACAATTCGTAAAATTGCAGATGAAAAAAGTGCAATGAAAGTTAAATTTGATAATGGTCAAATGATGGTCGATATGTTTACTGCATCTGCAATTAAATCAGTATATGATAACGTAAATGATGCAAATAAAGAAAAACTAGACAACCTAATGAAAACAAAAGACGGCATGATGAAAGTGGCAAATCTTTCAATGAAAATGCTGAAAGAAGGCAAAATTGGCGATCTTGCAAGTAAAGGCATCGGCGCAGCCAAAAGAGGCATTAGCGCATTATCTGATAAAAATAAAGATATGAAAAATATGTCTATTGCTAAAAAACAAGATATCGCAAATAAAGGTATGGCAATTTCAAAGAAAGCGGCAGATGTTACTGGGAAAGTAAGTTCACGTTTACAATCTGTTGGTAAAGTAGCAAAAGGTATAGGATCAGCAATCGCAGCGCAGCCGGAATTTGGTTTAGGTGGCAGTTCATATTCGGGCAGAAGAGAATCAATCGAATCAATCACAGATAAAATCATGAATGAATCGATCAAAAAGGCAAACAAAGAAAAATAATCTATTGACAACCTAACAATACTATGCTATATTAAATGGAGTTCTTAGAGAGCTCCATTTTTTATATCTAATTAGGAGATTATTATATGTCACTAGATTCAGTTACAAGCGAAGAAAAAGCAAAATTAAAACAATTGGTAGATGAAGGGTGTTCTGTTCTACAGGAAGTTGACGACCTAAAGGGTGGACTGCGCGATACTGTAAAAGCAATTGCAGAAGAATTAGATATTAAACCTGCAGTACTTAATAAGGCTATTTCACTAGCACATAAAGCAAATCTACAGGGAGCAAAGCAAGACTTTGAAGATGTAGAGACCGTACTTGAAACTGTGGGACGCACACTATAAATGAGTTATGTAGATGCATACTACAACAAAGACAAAGATATTGTAAATGTCGTTGAACGAAAAGACGGCAAACGTATATATCAAGATTATCCAGCGTGGCGTACATTTTATGTGCGCGATGATAGAGGATCACATACTAGTATTCATGGTGAAAAAGTTCGTCAGGTAAAGGTAAAACGATTAAAAGACATGCACAAAGAATTGCGTATGAATTCTGATAAAAAAATATATGAGAGTGATATAAAACCTGAGGTTAGATGTCTTGCTGAAAACTATCTGAATTTAGATTCACCAAAATTAAATGTTGCATTCTTCGATATTGAAGTTGACTTTGACGCTGATAAAGGATTTGCGCCACCTGAAGATCCTTTTATGCCAATTACTGCTATTACAGTACACTTACAATGGTCAAATCAACTTGTTACCTTTGTTATGCCACCAGAGCATATGAGGGATGGTGAAGGTCTAGTAGAAGCACAGCGTCTATGTGATAAATTTCCAGATACATTTCTATATCTAAGTGAAGCCGACATGTTAAATGACTTCTTAACACTTATAGATGATGCAGATGTTCTTAGCGGATGGAATAGCGAAGGCTTTGATATTCCGTACACCGTAAATCGTATTGTTCGAGTTTTAAGCAAATCACATACTCGTAAATTATGCCTCTGGGACCTTCTTCCAAAAGCAAAGACTATCGTTAAGTATGGCAAAGAACAAATTAGTTATGTTTTAAGTGGACGTATTCATCTAGATTATCTAGAATTATATCGCAAATATACATACCATGAAATGCATTCATACTCACTTGATGCAATTGGCGAATATGAATTAAGTGAACGAAAAGTTGCATATGAAGGTACATTGGATCAACTATATAATCAAGATTTTTATAAGTTTATAGAATATAATAGACAAGATGTTGCATTACTTGATAACCTAGATAAAAAACTAAGATTCATTGATCTAGCGAATGAAATCGCGCATGACAATACCGTTAATATTCAAACTACAATGGGTGCTGTTGCTGTTACCGAACAGGCAATTATCAATGAAGCACATCGTCGAGGTATGGTTGTGCCCGATAGAAAAAAACGTAGTTGGGATGTGGAAGATGAAGATTATGAACCAACACTAGAAGAGGAAGCAGCCGCAGAAGCACAGAAAGCAGCGGGCGCATTTGTTGCTAATCCTCAGATTGGCGTACAACGATGGGTAGCAGGTATTGATATTAATTCTCTATACCCGAGTATTATTCGTGCATTGAATATGTCGCCGGAAACCATCACTGCACAACTAAGACAAGATTATACAGAAGAAATGATACAAAATCGTATCAGGTCTGGACGCGGTGGTAAGAACAAAGGCTATGGTGCAGCACAAGCATGGGAAGATACATTTTCAACAGAAGAATTTAGGTTCTTTAATGAAAAAGATAAAACAACCATAATGAATTTAGACATGGAGAATGGTGAGGTACATGAAGTTACTGGTGCAGAAGCATTCGATTTAGTATATAATTCAGATTTGCCATGGGCTATAAGTGCGAATGGTACCGTATTCAAACAAGATATTCAAGGTATTATTCCTAGTCTGTTAGAACGCTGGTATGCTGAACGTAAAGTTCTTCAAAAGAATATGCGTGAAGTTAGAGAAAACGGTGGCTCAGATGAAGAAATTGCGTTTTGGGATAAACGACAACTAGTTAAGAAGATTAACTTGAACAGCCTATACGGTGCGATTTTGAATCAAGGCTGTCGATTTTATGATAAGCGCATCGGACAATCTACTACTCTGTCAGGTCGTTGCATCACAAGACATATGGGTGCAAAGACAAATGAAGTAATCGATGGCACATATGATTATAAAGGCAAATCCGTGATATACGGTGACACAGATTCTATCTATTATTCAATGTATCCATCATATCAAAAAGAGATTGATAGTGGTGAGATTGAATGGAATAAAGAAATTGCTCTTACAATGTATGATGAAATCGCCAATCAAGTTAATGCTAGTTTTCCAGATTTTATGAAAGAGTTTTTCAATTGTCCACGCAACCAAGGCGAAATCATTGCCGCTGGACGTGAGAACTTAGCAACTATGGCTATCTTTATTAAGAAGAAAAGATATGCTATGCTTATCTATGATGATGATGGTATACGGCGTGATATTGATGGCAAACCTGGCAAAGTAAAAGCAATGGGACTTGACTTGAAACGTAGTGATACTCCTGATTATATGCAAAACTTTCTTAGTGAATGTCTTGTTAAAGTTCTTACCGGCGGCGAACAAAACGATATTATTACAATGGTTAAAGAATTCAAAAAAGAATTTCGTGAAAAGCCTGGTTGGGAGAAAGGCACTCCTAAACGTGTTAATAATTTAACTAAGTTTAAAAATGATGTATCAAAATATAAACGTGCACAAAATGCAGATTTTAAATTACGAAGATCAGAAGACAAACTGGAAAAGCCACGTTTACCCGGACATGTTAGTGCAGCATTGAATTGGAATACTTTGCGTGAAATGAATGGTGATAGATACTCAGTTGAAATAACTGATGGTATGAAAACTATTGTATGTAAATTACGTGATAATCCAATGAAAATGACAAGTATTGCATATCCAATTGATGAACCTCGTATTCCACAATGGTTTCAGGATCTTCCATTTGACCATGATTCTATGGAAATAGCAATTATTGATAAAAAGATTGATAATCTAATTGGTGTTCTAAAGTGGGATCTTAGTGCTGCAAACACCAGTGAACAATTTGAAAATTTATTTGAGTTTTAAAATGGCTAAAAAGACTTATACAAAACTAGTACAAAATTTAGGCAGAAATGCTGCATCAGACGAGTGTTATACACCGCCTGATAGTATAGAACCGCTGTTGAAGTACTTAGACAAGAATGCGACTTACTATGAAGCAACAAGTGGCAAATCAGGTCTTATTGTAGAAGGGTTTACCAAATTTGGTTACAATATTGAGCCAAGCAACGGTAAAGATTTCTTTGAATGTGTGCCACGTGATGTACATGACGGAGTAATCACAAATCCTCCCTACTCCATAAAAGATAAGTTTATCCGGCATTGTTATGATTTGGGCAAACCATTTGCATTATTCTTGCCCGTTGCAAGTTTTCAAGGAGCGGGAAGAGGCAAAATGTTTATGGAATATGGTATGTCTGCACTAGTTTACAATAATCGTGTTGACTTTACTGGTGGTGGCTCACCACCATTTGGAAACGCCTGGTTTATACATGGATTTTTACCACCGAATACAATCTATTGGGTTGATAATCCATCTACAGCAAATCCAAGAAAAACAAAAGAACAACAATCATCTCAATTCGATATTTTATTTGAATAAAACACTTGACATTTATTTCTACCTCTGATATAAAACAATCATAGATAGAATCAATACCGAAAGGTTATATAAATGTTTAAGAATACACAATGTAATACAATAACAATGGCAAGTACATTGTCAATGTTACTATGTACTACTGCTATTGCTGATACTAGTTCCATGCAATCAGATAGTGATGGATTACTACAAAATCAATGGATTAAAACAGGTATTAATCAAGAATCAGGAACATTCGGTAGTGGAGATAGTAATACTCCCGGTGTACTATTCGATCCTACCGGTACAGGATCATTTAATAATAATTATGACTATCTAACACCAGGTGCACCATTTGATGGTCAAGCACTTATGGTAGACGGTGCAAATTATAAAAATAACAACTGGTCAGTGTATTCAACTGATATTGTTGATTCAGATGGACTTTCAGATGGAACTAGTAGCATAACATGGAGTGGCGATGTCAGCCATAATGATTCCACTTGGAATGTTAAGAATGTATTTAAACTAGAAGATAACAAATCTTACATTGATGTTACAACAACGGTGACCGCTGGTTCAGATGCAGCATCAGTAAATTATGGAAAGTACATCGATCCAGATTCACAAGGTGTGGCAGGCGATACCAGCGCAACTGAAAATGTATTAGGTTATTCTGGTGTTCCAGAGACTAATCTGGTTATTAGCGAAGCAAATGTTTCAAAATATGCACTAGGATTATATACAACAGATACTAACGTAACTGCAGGTATTCAATCATGGGCAACAGATGCGGATGCATATGATGGTTCAAAATATAAAAATGCGGACGGTGAAGAAGTTCCATATGGAACAGGCGACGATACAATTGGTATTAGTTGGCACTGGACTGATGTTGCAGTAGGTGATATTCTTTCAATAAACTATGCATACATTTTAGGCGAAACTGTCTTTGATGCCATTGAAGATTCAGAAGACGCTGGCGGTGGTGCTGATAATGATTGGGTGGTTGAAGATATTGGAACTGCAACAGAAGCCGCAATCGCTGCACCAGCACGTGAGGCGGCAGCGGCAGAAGCCGCAGAAGCAGAAGCAGCGCGGGTAGCAGCCGCAGAGGCAGAGGCGGCACGTGTAGCAGAGGCAGAGGCAGAGGCAGCACGTATTGCAGCCGCAGACGCAGAGGCGGCACGTGTAGCAGCCGCAGAAGCAGAAGCAGCGCGGGTAGCAGAGGCAGAGGCAGAAGCAGCGCGGGTAGCAGAAGCAGATGCAGAAGCAGCACGTTTTGCAGCCGCAGAAGCAGAGGCGGCACGTGTAGCAGCCGTAGAAGCAGCAGAGGCAGCAGAGGCAGCACGTATTGCAGCGGAAGCAGCAGAAGCGGCAGAAGCGGCAGAAGCAGCAGAGGTGGCACGTGTTGCGGCAGAAGAGGCGGCAGCAGCAGAAGAGGCACGTATTGCAGCAATAGAGGCAGAAGCGGCACGTGTAGCGGCGGCGGAAGAGGCGGCGGCGGAAGAGGCGGCGGCGGCAGAAGCGGCGCGAGTAGTAGCCGAAAAGGTTGTAGAAGTTGCTGAAGATACGGCTATAATTTCTGAACCAATGGTAATGGGATTTGGTTTCCAACGTGCTGTTTTTATTGCGCCTTCGATAATAGATACATCTAATGAAACTATTACATCAACAACTGAAACGCAAAGTACCACATTGCCAGTGCTAACATCTAACATCATAAAGTATGATTCTACAGTTGATAATAACTTGCAAACTATCTCTAAAGAAAATTTCACACTAGTAACAACGCCAATGGACGTTATAACAAATTCATTTGTTCGTACTACAGAAACATATGATGATGGTTCAGAGGTAGTAACAGATGGAGATACAACTACAACAACAATCGTGCGAAATGATATTGTCAAAACATCTAGTAATATTGAATCAGTTGTTGGTAGAGTTGATCAGGTAGAACAATTGTTAGGCATTGACATTCATAGAAATATGGATATTAATAATGGCATCACTGTTACAAAAACAGATCATAAGATGAATAATGGCTATAATGCAGAAACAAATGTGTATAGCGTTGGCATCGAAGACATTGGAAGTAATGATAATATATTGTTTGGTGTAGAGTATAATGAAGTTAATACAACTATGACAGGAAGTGATAGTAATGGTAGTATGAAAACCCACGCATATAGAATTGATATTGGCAAATCATTTGATAACAATGATACAAAATTAACCACATCATTTAATCATACAACATCCGATATTTCATATTCTAGAACAATTGGCAACTATGCAGCAGGCGGCGTGACTACCTCAACCGATAATTATGCAAGTCTTATGTTAGAAAAAGAAACTGGCAATGTTCGTCCATTCTTTGGTTACACAATCGGAAATCGAAAAACTCAAGGTCACACCGAAACTGGTGATGTACTAGCAGTTTTAGATTATACAACTGAAAGTGACACATATAATTATGCAACAGTTGGTGTTAACATTGATTATGGTATTATTACTGCAAGTATTCGCAAAGATTTTGATACATATAATACCACCAGCATTGATTTAGATATCAATAAATCGATTGATGATAAAGTTAATTTGATTCTAGGAGTTAATCGGAATATATCAAACTATGATACTAGTGATTCCGTAACTGCAGGTTTATCTTGGACTTTCTAAGATTATAAAAATACAAAGTTGTCGATTTATATTGACAACTTTGCTTAATTATGATAATATATAACATATAACATAGGAGAACGCAATGCGTGACATTTTAAAAGATATTGTAAAACACACACATGGTCTTGGTATTATCCAAGCAGTGAAAGTTACAACAGATGATAATTCAACCGTATTAGATGCAATGGATGATGATAGAACTGTTGTGCTACGAGCAAAAATGCACAATCGGGTAGAAGAATTTGCAGGCAAATTTGGTATGGGACGCTTGGGTGTAACAAGTGGATATCTATCATACGAAAACACAGATGATAGTGGTAAAAGTTACGGTGCTGATATAAGTGTAGGAACAATGGAACGTAATGGTGAAACTGTTCCATCTGAGTTTAAATTTTCAATGAAGGGTGTATTTGATGCTACGTATCGTGTAATTTCGAGTGAACTAGTAGACTCACAAATTAAAACAGCAAACTTCAGAGGGGCTAAATGGGATGTAGAAATTATGCCTTCTTCGAAGGCCGTTAAAGATTTACAGACATTTGCAGGTATTTTGAGTGCATATGATCCATTATTTACGGTGAAAACTGAAGGAAATGATCTACTGTTTCATATCGGTGATGCAGCAACAGATAAACTAAGTTTGAAGTTTGCGACAAACGTAGAGGGCACACTAAGTACTGGTTGGAGTTTTCCACTTGCAACAGTTTTAACTATTTTAAAATTAGGCGATACTTCTACAATGAGCATCAAAATTTCAGATCAGGGGGCAATGGCAATTCATATTGATTCTGGTATGGGATTGTATGAGTATATTCTACCAGCAAAATCTGGCAACTAATAGTTGCCAGACATTTCATTATATAATAATATCATAGTATGGAGGATAACTAAAGTATGCATATTGACAAAAAATTACAAAGATTAGAACAACTAAAAATCGAACATCGAACACTTGATACCCGTGTAAAAAAAGAGTACAATCTAAGAAATGATGTAGCAGAACTAAAAGTGAAAAAACTTAGATTGAAGCAAGAAATTTTAGATATTGAAAAGGACCTAAATATCATTGAATAAATTCTAAGTTAATTTAAGAATATTATACCCAGGATCAAAAAATGTTACATTCGAAACCAACACTACGCAGCATCTTTGCGATGAACTCTTCAATTATTTCAACAATAATGATTACCTTCAAGTCACTTTTAGTTGCTCACCAAAACTATCCGTTTCGGGCGAGTCTTGGGATGATTCTATTAAGCCTAACATTGCTTATGAGTATAATATTTTGGATGCTAGTGACGTTTACTTTAAGTTTGTTGTTTCTGATAGAAACGATGTTGACGAAGTTACTAGGGCTGTTCAGCAATACAGGAATGCCGGGTTGGAATGCCCAGTATATCTTATGCCGATGGGGGGACGCAGTGAAGAATATTCCCTTAACGTACAGGAAGTGGCGAAACTCTGCATGGCGCAAGGATGAAGATTTGCACCAAGACTCCACATATCTTTATTCGGAAATGCCTGGGGGACTTGACGAGGTTGCAAAATATAATCGTGGTATTACATCAGATGAACAATTGGAAAATATTAGGAAAAAAATATGAAAGATCCAAAGGTAGAAGACATGATTAAGGAACTAAAAACATTGATGAAAGACCTTAATAAATTAAATGTAAAATTGTATAAGCAAGGGGTGTCATATAGGCTAAACGATGGTTATGATGAAAAAACAGTATCTAAATTTATAGAAATACAACACCTAAAACAAACTGTGGAGTACTAATCTTATGAGTAAAATAAAAGATTGGTTCATAACAATTCTTATGGATCAAAAAAGTAAAGAAAAATATCTCATTGAAAAGGCGCCGGATAATGATTCAAAAAAAAGAAAACTTTTAGATTATAATCTAAAACATTCTAATATTACACAAGATGAATTTGATAAACAAACGGCAACATTGGATGGTGAGCCGTATATTCGTGTCGTTAATTTAGAAATGGATTCCAAATCGCCAAGTGCGGGATATTTTGAACTAGACTTTAATGAAAATTTTGTTGAATATCTTGCTGATAGTGGATATGAAGGTGTAGAGCCAGATGAAATAGTTGATAATTGGTTCAATGATTTGTGTCAAAATATTGTAATGGAAGGATTAGAAGATAGCGATGGCATAACAAAAAGTGTAGATACAAAAAGCAAACAAGGTCTAATCATTCAAAAATTAAAAACTGATAATGATGATACAGTAGAATACTCTTGACATTCACAATAAAATCATCTATGATAGAATCATATTCATAAACAGAGGTAATAATGGCTACTTTCATTCTAGTTGATAGTCTCAACATGTATCATCGTGCAAAGCATGTGACACATCGTGGTGCTGATATCGACACTAAAATTGGCATGTCTTTTCACATTATGATGTCCAGTGTGAAGATGTGCTATAATATGTTTAATGCAGATCATGCAGTTTTTTGTTTAGAAGGACGCAGTTGGCGTAAGGACTTCTATACACCATATAAAGCACAGCGTAGAGCCGCACAGATGGCAAAAAGTGAACGTGAACAAGAAGAAGATGCTATCATGTTTGGTGCATATGATAATATGATAAAGTTCTTAGATGAACGCACCAATTGTACATTGTTACAAAATCCAGAAGCAGAAGCAGATGATATGATTGCGCTGTTTATTGAATCGCATCCAAATGATCATCATGTTATTATCAGTAGTGATAGCGATTATCAACAGTTAATTTGTGATAACGTGACAATCTACGATGGTGTACAAAATCGTATTATTACACCAGATGGATTCTTCAAAGATGATAAGAAACGTACACCCATTAAAGATAAAAAAACCAAAGAAGTATTATCTCCACCTGACCCCGAGTGGTTGCTTTTTGAAAAGTGTATTCGTGGCGATACAAGTGATAATATATTCAGTGCTTATCCTGGTTGTCGCAAGAAAGGCACTAAGAACAAAGTAGGCATGATTGAAGCATATGAAGATCGTAATACAGGTGGCTTCAATTGGAATAACTTTATGCTACAGCGTTGGACAGATCATAATGGCGAAGAACATACAGTACGTGATATGTATGAACGTAATAAAAAGTTGATTGATCTTACTGCGCAGCCACAAGATTTAAAGATAAAGTTTATTGAAACTATCGCTGATCGCAGTATTCCTAAGAACAAAGCAGGTGTTGGCGTAAACTTTCTTCGCTGGTGCGGCGAATGGGACTTACAAAATCTAGCAAAAGCACCAGATGAAATGGCTGCTATCTTAAATAAAGGTTATCCACATGCTTAGATTCATCTTTGATGTAGATGGCACACTAACTCCAAGTAGATGTGCTATTGATCCAAAGTTTTTAAGATTTATGTTGAGATTTGTAAAAGACAATTCTGTATACTTAGCAACAGGAAGTGATGCGCCAAAGACTATTGAGCAAATAGGAAAAGAATTATTTAATTCTGTAACACGTTCTTATAACTGTAATGGTAATTCTGTATGGGAGAAAGGTGTAAATATACATAATAATCCATGGAAGATAAAAGTACCAGCACATCAAACATTACGATACTGGTTAGAAAATACAAAATTTCCACATCTTACCGGCACTCATATTGAAGAACGCCCGGGCATGGTTAACTTCTCAATTGTGGGACGGGGTGCTAATACTGAACAACGTGCAGAGTATGTAAAGTGGGACAAAGAATATAATGAACGTGAAAACATGGCATTGTATATTAATTACAACAATGATGAATTTAAAGATGTAACTGCCACGGTAGGTGGAGAGACTGGTATTGATATAGGTCCCACGGGCTCTGATAAGAGCCAGATACTTACAGACTTCAATAAAAATGATACAATTGTATTCTTTGGAGATGGCATCTTTGATGGCGGAAATGATTACACACTAGCACAGACAATTAAGAAAAAAGGTGTAGGTAGAACCCACAAAGTATCCAAGTGGGAAGAAACATATGAGATTTTAAAGAATGTATACAGTTGAAATAGTAACAGATAAATTTTGGATAATTGAAGATACTGGAATAAAACTTGGTATTATAAGAAAAGTAAAATCGGGTGACTATGAAATAATTATGCAAGATACAAATGATATTGAAATCTTGTCATTCAATAATCTTGTCAAAAAATTTGGAAGTAAAATTCTAGAATCTCGCCAAGTTAAAAAAATTGAAAGTGTAGGCAAAGACAGTGGATATTCAATTGATGAAGTTGAAGGGTATCCATGTAAACATCGTGCATTCAATATAGAAACGATAGAATTAAAAGGTAAACAAATTCCAACATATACAAAGAGTATCACAAGTAAAGTACGTTATGCAGCAGGATACTATGGAGTAAGATTTCCAAGTGATTGGAGATGGTTTTATGGTGGCAAACTTGATACATTAAATTCATGTAACTTTATAGGACCATATAAAACAAAATCTGAAATGCAAACAGAGACACTTATGGCAAATAAACGGGAAGTAGTATAAATATGTCGTATACACAAATAAAAAGTTTTCTTATTTCGGTTAATAAATCTGCAGTTAGAAAAGATCCATATATTCGTATAAGTATGGAAGATGCAGTTAAATTACAAACAGAATTATCTCTACTTCTTATGGAATTAAAAGATACAAACACAACACCAAAAACAGTCACATTTGACGGGGGAAAATTTTAATGCCAGATTTTAACGCAGTTATGATTATAGGACACTTTGTTGTTTCTATATTTCAAATTCCACTAGGACAACCACTATATCAATTTATGCCATTTCCAAGTATGGATAGATGCCAAGAATATGTACAATATGCAGTAACACAACCAGCAGGATTCACTATGGATCTAGAATATAAAATGTATAAGACAGCACAATGTGTTACAAAAGAAGAATTTCAAAGACAAATGGAATTGTATAATAAACAAAATGTAGCACCATCAACTCCAGAATTACCAGAAGAAAATAAGGATGGATGGAAATAAGATAAATATACTATAATACCAATAAGGAATATAGTATATGAAATATCTAAGTAAAGCACGTGAAGTCGCAATCTTAACAATAAAATCAACTTGGATATATAAACAACTTATAAAACTTGTATCAAAACCTATGTATCTATTGCTAATTGTTGTAGTTATAGTGCTAGGTGGGTTGCACTTAAAAAACTATGTGAATTCATATATAGCAGAATTTAAAAGACTAAATGATGCAGATGTGCAGGCAGAAAAACTAAAAGCAGAAGAAGAAAAGCATTTAGATTTTGTTAAGATAGATGATTTCTTATACACATTAACTGGCAGTGTTGGTGATGGCGACTGTGACCGTATCGTTCCCAATATGCCAATGGACTTTACTGTTATTCTAGAAAGCCCAGGTGGCAATCTAGCAGAAGGATCTTGTATTGCAGCACACTTTAAATTAAGAAATGTTGTGACAGTTGTGCGTGATACACCAGTAATGAATGAAAACGGTAAAATTATATACTCTCCAGGTAAAGTTGGAGATGAATTAGATATAGACCATCTAAAAAATAAAACAGTATGCGCAAGTGCATGTGGTCTTATGTTTTTAGGCGGAGATAGAAGATATCTTATAGGTGATGTTTGGTTCGGTATTCACGGACCAGGTACACCAGAACAATTTATTAGTAGAATGCCTGCTAGACAAGCAGAATCTGGGGCATATCGTACTGCTAGTAATCTCTTGGGATTATTAGAAGAACTTGGGGTTGACGATCCAGAAGTTCGTAAATTGTTTATACAAATCCCAAATCAAACTATGTATTGGTTGAAACCAACTGACTTCAAAGCGAAGTCAGGACTAGTTTCTTTGGCAACAAATTATGTAAATTTTTGGGGTTTGACTACTGCAACACTTAATCCAGTATAAGGATAAGGTTGCCAAATAGGAGGACTACAAAATGCTAAAGAGTTTCTTTTGGACTCCATCGCAATTTCTATATGCTTGGCTAATGCTTGCTTGGCTGTTATTCATTGGATGGTATAATGTTCAAATTCTAGTTTATTATAACGCATGGAACCGAGAGTTTTATGATGCTATACAAACACTACAAGAGGCAAGATTTTGGGAACTATTCTGGAGTTTTAATCCAGTTAGACTATGGGAGTTTATCACGTTCAGTATGGACGAAACAACCACTGTTCCTAGTTTCTTAGAAATACTTCTTATCTATGTACCAATGGCAACGTATGCCACATGGCAAACACAACGATTTACATTCCGTTGGAGAGAAGCAAATACACATTACTATCTAAAGCGGTGGGAATCTTCTACAGCAAAGATTGAAGGTGGTTCACAGCGTATTCAAGAGGATCTAATGATCTTTGGTAAAACCCTACAATCACTATTCACTGGTTTTGTCAATAAGATTTTCATTCTTGCTGCATTCTTACCTGTATTATGGACATTAAGTGAAGGTCTACCCGTTTGGAATGGTCAAATTATTCCTGGCTTTCTAGTTTGGGCTGCACTTATAATGAGTATAGGTGGAACACTATTATCATTCTTGCTAGGTATTAAACTTCCAGGTTTGGAATATAAAAACCAAGTAGTAGAAGCAAAGTTTCGTAAAAAACTTGTTCATAGTGAAGATGATTTTAAAGAACGATTATCAGAAGACTTGTTCCCAATGTTTGCATCCATCAAACGTAACTACTATCGCCTATTCAACTACTATATGGGCTTTGGTATATGGCAAACTGGATTTTCATTACTAGCAGGTAATGTTGCTATTGTAATATTAGCACCAAGTTATTTTGCACAGTTGATTACATTTGGTGTTCTTATTCAGGTGCTAAATGCATTTGGCAGAGTAGAAGGTGCACTAACATTCTTTATCGATAGATGGACAACGATTGTTGATTTCCAATCTGTAATTAAACGATTAAGAGAGTTTAATAAAGTTCTTGATGAAGCAGATAATAACGCTACGTCCTAATAGCACAGTGTCAATATATCACATTAAAAAGCGTCTAAATTGGACGCTTTTTTACATTATATCGGTACATAATTGTTAAATTTAGATAAATATGTTTAACAATCAAGGAATAAAATAATATGGCTAGACCTAAACCAAATATAATACTAGAGTACACTAATGCAAAGACGTATAGAAGTGAACAAGTACTACAGGCAGATGCAATATTTGCAGTATTCTATAAAGGAAAAGCAATAAATTTACGAAGCCTTAATAGTCTTGTAAATTTTCCTGGTCCTAAATATAAAAAAGTATCATTTTCTAATTCTGGACACGCATTCAATCTAGCAGAGAAACTAAATGATTTGTTCAAATGTGATGATTTTGAAGTTTTTAAATTGTCAGAAGGAGAAAAGTTATATCCAAAATAACTTATATAAAATGACAAAAAATGAACTAATAGAATATTTGAATAAAAATACATCTGGTAAAAAAGCAGGAAGAAAAGAATTTAGAATTAATGATATTTTTATTAGTTCATCAAATCAAACCCAAAACTTTAGACTCACTGGTCTCGGCAAAGGTACAATGTCTAAATACTTTCAAAAATATGAATTAATTTTATATTCATCGTCTAAACTAGAGACAGGATCACAAATAATAGAGTTAGATAAGTATATGAAAACGCCATACTATCTTAAAAATGGCAAACTTACTATTTTTGAAGAAACTCTTGCAGCAGAATTTGTGCTATTAAGCTGCGATTTTGATCTATGGATACAAAACAAAAAATTTGCACAATTATAAATTTCATGTAAAATAACTCTTGACTTCCATAACGAATCACTCTATATATAATGTATAAGTTGGTCAAAAGGATAAGAACATGTCTACCGGTATTAATAACTTTATGAACGCAATATATAACGCTATTGGCACAGAGGTTAGTGGTTATTATAAAAATACTCCTTTTCTTGGCAAAATTATCTCTACACGTACAAAGTACGGCAATGATATCCAAGTGACTGTAGAGGATGATGATGGTCGCTGGTTTCTTATTGATGCAACCGAACTTCTAAATGGTGATACTAGTGTCTATACCAATCTTCATGTTTATTTAAAATAATTCAAGAAAGTTGTTGACAATAGAAACGAATCGCTATATAAAGAATACATAGACAGTAATAAAGGGATATGATATGTTTGTTGTCAAAACACAAATTCTGGAAAATTATGGTGCACATTCAGCCGATGGCAAATTTTCAAATGGCAATGCTTACTGGAAAATGAAGGGCGGCAATGAATATATTGTGAACGATGTAGAACGTCCACAAGATGCTATGGCATTTATTGCTGCAAAATATATGGTAAATGATCTGTATTGCAAAGAATTTCCGTTAGAAGCAATTACATGGAAAGAATGGCAGAACGAGTTAATGGATGTGGACGAAGGTTATCGTGCTTTTCTAGTAGAAAATGCAATTCCAGTATCACCTCTCCAGTCTTAAAAAGTTCTTGACAGTGTAATCCAACTACGCTATACTATAATAGTAATAAACAATGAAAGAGAATCAAATGAACGTAAATTTTACAAAAATAACTGATATCGAATTTGAAGGTATCGATATGGCAGACTATCCTAAGTTCTGTGATGCGTATATTGAATCTGCTGTTATCGATGGCGTTGAAGCTACCGAAAAACAACTTGACGTAATCAACGCAGACTATTCGTTTGTCTACGAAAAACTACAAGAGTGGTTATACTAAAAACTTGACAAATATTTCGAATCACGCTATAGTATATAAGTAATCAAAAAAGGAATACAATATGTCTGCAACTGTTTCAACACATGATATGGATGTTCGTCTAGTTCGCCCAAGCGATATTCGTGAAGAAGTTAACTATGCAATGAATCGTAAGCGCCCTGTCTTTATTTGGGGACCTCCTGGTATTGGCAAATCTGAAATTGTAAGTTCTATTACGCAAGAACGCTCAGGCTATATGATTGATATGCGTCTTGCACTTATGGAGCCCACTGATTTGCGTGGTATTCCTGTTCCAAATATTGAGACTGGGCTTATGGAATGGTTGCCACCTGCTGATCTCCCTACTCAAGAACTTGCTGACCAATTTGATTGTGTTGTTTTATTCTTAGACGAAATGAACCAAGCACCGCAATCAGTACAGGCTGCAGCATATCAATTAATTCTTAATCGCCGCTTAGGGAATTATCATCTTCCCGACAATGTTCTTATTGTTGCTGCTGGTAATCGGGAGAGCGACCGTGGTGTTGCGTATCGTATGCCTAGCGCACTTGCCAATCGCTTTGTTCACTTAGAAATGACTACAGATTTCGAAGATTGGCAAGTTTGGGCATTACTTAACAATATGAATCCAGAAGTTATAGGCTATGTTACTGCTAATAAAATGGATCTAATGAACTTTGATCCTCGTACTGCTTCACGTGCATTTGCTACTCCTCGTTCATGGACTTTTGTTTCACAAATGCTTCCACAACCTGGCGAAGAAATTAGCACAAGCCGATTGCATGATTTGATTGCTGGCACAGTAGGTGATGGCATTGCTACTAAGTTTATGGCTCACCGTGCACTAACAGGTAAACTTCCTAATCCAACTGATATCTTAAATGGAACAGTTACCACACTTTCACCTGAAGCGCGTGAAATCTCTGCTATGTTCTCACTAACTGCATCGCTATGCTACGAACTTAAAGATTTTCTAGACCGCAATGGTAAAGAAAAAATGGAAGAGTTATATAAAATGGCTGATAATTTTTTCAACTTTATGATGGATAACTTTGAAACTGAAATGACTGTACTTGGTGGTCGCACCGCATTGAAAGTTTATAAACTGCCACTTGAGCCTCGCAAAGTTCCTTGCATTGAAAAGTTTTTCAAAAAATATGGCAAACTAATCATTGATGCACACAATGCTTAAAAATAAAAAGTGATCTTCGGATCACTTTTTTCTTGACATATTATAAATACCTGTGATATGTTATTAAAGTAATCAGACACAAGGACGAATCACATGCGTATCGAACCAGAAAAAATTACAACTGAAGATGATTTTAATTCAGTGTTTGATGATTTACTTAAAGAAAATGGTATTGAAGTTGACGAAAATTCAGAAGAACCAGTGGTATTTGAATACACCGACCTAGAAGTCAAAGAAATGATTGTATCTGGTCGTGTTCGTATGCTAATTAAGCATCCATTCTTCGGCACTCTTGCGACTCGTTTAAAACTAGTAGAAGCAGAATGGTGTCCAACCGCCGCGGTAGATGGTAAGCACTTCTATTATAACTCGGATTTCTTCCGTACAATGACACCAGAGGAAATTGACTTTATTGTCGGCCATGAGGTTTTTCATTGTGTGTACGACCATTGTGGCATCGGTAGTCGCTTAATGGATTTTGCAGATAATGAACGTAATGCAAAGTTGTGGAATATTGCTGCTGATTACAAAGTCAATCAGGCAACAGTAGAAGCAAAAATTGGCACAATGCCAAAGCAAGCTCTGTATGATCGCAAGTATTACAAATCATATACTGAAGAAATCTATCGTGACCTATTAACGCAACAAGAAGATGGCAAAGATTTCAGTGATACCGATACACTTGATGAACATATGTTTGGTGATGGTGATGGTGATGGTGAAGGTAGTGGCAATGGTGAAAATGATCCTACAGGTCGTAAGGCTCCTATAAAAATTTCAAAAGAAGAAGCCAAAGAGATTAAAGACCAAATGAAACAGGCTGTATTACAGGCTGCACAAGCATCTGGTGCTGGCAATCTTCCTGGTGATGTTAAACGTATCATTCAAGATATGACTGAACCTAAGATGGACTGGCGTGAATATTTGAACTTGAGTATTCAAAGTTCACAAAAATCTGATTTTACATGGATGCGCCAATCACGTAAATCTCGTAGTATGGGTATTTACTTACCAGGCATGGACAATGAAGTTATGGTTGATGCTGCTATTGGTATTGATGTTTCAGGTTCTATATCCAAAGATATGATACGTAACTTCTTAGGTGAAGTCTACGGTATTATGCAGCAGTTTCAAGATTTTCGTTTAAAGATTTGGACATTTGATACCCGAGTATACGAAGAATCTTTTAAAGAATTTACTCCTATGAACGCAGATGAAATTCATGAGTATGAAGTTATTGGTTGTGGTGGAACTGATTTTGTTTGTAATTGGGACTTTATGGAAGAAAATCAAATTGAACCTGATAAATTTATCATGTTCACTGATGGCATGCCATTTGGCAGTTGGGGTAACTCGGCATATTGTGACACTCTATTTGTTATACATGGTTCAAAAAATATTGTTCCTCCGTTTGGCGAATACACTTATTATCAAGACTAAATATCATTATGACAAACGATACACTGTTATTAAATACTGATGGTTCACCATTAAGTATAACACCACTTTCAACCTTATCATGGCAAGAAAGCATTAAACTAATCTGGCTAGATAAAGTTAATGTTCTTGAATGGCATGAATGGCAGGTACATTCTGTTAATCATAGTATGCATGTCCCAAGTGTTATAACAGTTAAAGAATATATGCCATACTCTGGAACAATTAACTTTACTCGTAATAATGTTTTTATAAGAGATAAGTACATGTGCCAATATTGTTTAAAGAAATTTGTAAAATCGGATTTGACTTTAGACCATGTACTTCCAAAATCAAAAGGTGGCAAAACAAGTTGGCATAATATCGTAAGTGCATGTAAAAAATGCAATCATAGTAAAGGCAATAATCCAAACATTGTTCCTAGAGTTATGCCAGATAAGCCGACCTTTTATAAGATGTTTGGTAGTAAAAACTTTATATTAAATATAAAACATGAAATGTGGAAAAAATATTTAGATTGGCCAGATGAATATATTAATATGGTGGCATAAAACTACTTGACTCTAAACTATTAATATAGTATAATGGTGATATGAATAAGAGTTTATTCATATTATATAATATAAATTGACAAAATAGGAGAAACCCAATGTCAGAAGAAACTCAAGAAGCAGTACAAGATGCACCTGCAGTAGAAACACCAAGTGTTACGGTGAATGATCTTGTGAATGTATATGCTATCATTGATTTAGCATCGAAACGTGGTGCGTTTCAAGCAGGCGAACTATCAGCAGTTGGCAATACTGCAAATAGAGTAAAAGCATTTGTAGATCATGTTCAGGCTCAAAATGCAAGTGCCGAAGTAGAAGCAACAGATGGTGCTGCTGAATCAGCGGAATCGTAATATGGCTAAAGCACCTTTTATTAAACATGTAGGAAGACATTCTGGTACAGGTCAGCGTATAAGTGTTGTGTTTATGCAATTACCAGATGATATCAATAATGCTCTAGTTGTGTACAGTGACTCATTACCAGATCGATACCATGATGCATATATGGAAGCAATCGAATCTAATGAGGGCCAAAATACTAATAATCTATATGAAGTTCTATCTCGTAAAGTATTCTTTCATGGTAAAACTATGCTTGATACATTGCATAAAGAAGGGCATTTAAAGAAGGTGCCAACTGAACAGATTATTATGACACCAAATACACAAACTAATGTTCCATTAAATGAAATTAATGATGCAATGAATGCGGACGATACTGCAGTATCCGAACCAGTAAACACAGAATCAAAATCAAGAATTGATTCAAACGTGGAATCATCAAAACAAGATGAAAATAAACAAATTGCACAAAATTTGATGGTACAAGCAAATTTGTTGGAGTCAGATGCTATGGCAAAAAGACAGGAAGCATATAAATATGATCCGAGTCTGAAACCAAAAGAAGCCAAGTCTAAAGTCCGCGTAACAACTGGAACATCAGCCGATGCTCCAAAAAAGCGTGGTAGACCAAAAAAGTCTGTAACTTAATGACAAGTAAGCGTAGTAACATATTAAGTAGAATTGAACAAGAACGTGACCGACAATACAATTTGGCGGGTAGCGAATATGATGCGAAAAACTCTCCAAATGATTGGATTGCAATAGCATCATATTATCTTACTCAAGAAACAAAACGTGCTACTATGCTTACTCCACCTAATTCTACTGAATTTGAACGAGAACTAATCAAAGCAGCGGCCGTAATTGTTGCATCACTTGAACATATTGAAGTAATGAAAGAGCAAGGACACCTCAGTGATTAAAGAGAGAACACGTAGTGGAATTTGATAGAGAAAAAGAATTTGACCGTATTATAGAAGAAATAACACCAATAAGTATTCCTACTAGTTTCATTAGAGGAATTTCTGTTGTAATGAGAAATGGATCAACTGTTGAACTAAATGGAGATGATCTACTAAGTACCTTACCACTTAGTGGAGATTTTAGTTGGTCAGATATTGCTGCAAATTTTGAAGCAATTGAAGATGTAGAAATTCTAATAGATGTTCCAGGTCTAAGACAAAGTGTAGTAGATAGTGTTAAAAATATTTTAAAAGAACATTTCGATACGTATAAGGATACATAAATGTCAAATTATGCAGAAGATGAATACTTAGACCTGTTACATCACATATTGGAAAAAGGTGAACATCGCAAAAATGAAAGAACAGGAGTAGGTACACGCTCTATATTCATGTGTACAAATCGTTATGATCTTAATAACGGATTTCCATTACTTACTACAAAGCGAGTACCATTTAAATCAGTACTAAGTGAATTACTATGGTTCCTGGAAGGTTCACAGAATGAAAGACGGCTTGCTGAAATTCATTATGGTAAACCACGTAGTGAACTAATAGGAAAGAAAACTATTTGGACTGCGAATGCTGATACACAAGGCGTAGCATTGGGACATTATAATAGTGAAACAAATAAAGATTTGGGCCCAGTATATGGAGTACAGTGGCGAAACTGGAATAACAAAGACCAGATTGCCACGCTAATCAATTCAATTAAAAATAATCCACAATCTCGTAGACATATTCTAAATGCATGGAATGTAGGAGACTTAGATAAAATGGCATTACCACCATGTCATGTTATGTCACAGTTTTATGTGAGTAATGAAGGTAAACTAAGTTGCAGTTTATATCAACGTAGTGCTGACATATTTTTAGGTGTACCTTTTAACATTGCAAGTTATTCATTACTCACGCACATGATTGCACATATTTGTAAATTTGATGTGGGTGAATTTATACATGTAATTGGTGATGGACATATATATGAAAACCATATAGATGCGGCCAGGACGCAACTGGCGAGGACACCAGTGCCATTCCCTAAACTTATTATAAATCGTAACGTTTCGCATATAGATGATTTTAAAATGGAAGATTTTGATATTAAAGATTATAGTCCAGGCGATACCATCAAAGCACCAATGGCAGTATAAAAGAAAAGCACCTATTAGGTGCTTTTTTTAAGTTCTGTCATATTGTTAGTTCGTTTTAAATCTTCACTCATAATCTATAAGTCCTCGTTAATAAATGTATCACGCTTCATCTGTTTACATACTTGCATACAACGAGGCACAGGATTATCACTATCCCAACTATTAACTATACCTTGCCATACATCGCTACTTATAGCATCTTCAACACTTACATTATTCAAGTTAATTGAATTTTTATAATCAGTATCTCTAAGTAATGTCTCATAACTATCTTTGGTATTACCACTTACGCCATACTCCAATGTCTTTGCATTTAGATGACAACAAGGAATAACATCACCTGTATGGTTTATAAAAATTCGTTTTTGATTTCCATACTTACAACTTACATAAGGAATTTCTTGTGCAGTATCAATCTTCTCTGTATTTGCTGCTTTTATATTTCCAGTAGTGTCTTTACGATGACTAATAATAGTTTTGAAGTTTTTAAACCCCTCATTCGTGGCTTTGCTTTTGGCTTCCTCCAACTGATGTTCGTTATGTTCGAACACGATAAACTGCCATACACTTTTGCCACCTGCTGCATTGAAAGCTCGATAGTTTTGTTCGACTTTTTTGAAATTACTACCCTGACGATATACTTCACTTAGTTCATCACTGCCGTCAATTCCCCAAGTAACATTATGGCTACTTGGTAAAATACTTGCTAACTCAGTCCACCAGTTAGTAGTTCGCAAACTACCGTTCGTTGCAATATTGATGTGTGTATTCCAATCAGCAAAATGGCGTATAATATCAAAGAACTGTGGATGACTTGTTGGTTCGTCTATACTGCCACAAAAGTTTACAATTTTAATACTAGGAAATAATTCTTTTTTAAATTTTTCACGTATAGTTTCTATTGTAAGATATTCTTTATTGATAAGATCATCAGCGTGTTTAGATATAACTCGCAAACAACCTTTGCACTCAATATTACAAAAACTAGTAAGTTCTATATCTAACCATTCTATTGTATCCATATTCCACATATTATTATTCTCCTCGCATTGAATTATTTTTTAGATGGTAACTCAATGTCACGTAATTATCAGTTTTATACCTCATGCCAATATTTCCTGAATTCTGGATAAACATCTAATATATTAGTTTCGTGGTGTTGATCTTGTGCATTAGCATATTCAATAAAGTCATCCCAATAATGATACCAATCCTCACCATTCATATAATTAATTACGTTATCTCCAAATTTCTTCCATCTCTCAAATGATCTGTTTACAAATTTTTGTGAGTGATTATAAGATTGCATCCATTCTCTATCTCCATTAATCAATTCATCCCAATCATTTGTTACTTTCTCTTTTAATGCCGGTGGTAACAATTTAGGATTTAATGGACGAGGAAACTGAACAATACTTGTGTGATAATCAACTCCCATTGAATAGTAATACTTGGCGATTTCAGTTGCTCTCGTAATATTTAATAAATTGGCTGTCATTGTTGCACTTAGTTGAATGTTGCTTAACTGTAGTGCTTTTTTTATATTATCTTCTGCTATTGATAAATTGCCTCGAACTCTAACGTATTCATATATTTCAGGATAGGCATCCAAACTAACTCGTATACTAACACGCTTAAAATGCTTCCACAAATCTAGTATACTTTTTCCCTTATATTCTAGTGTACTAAAATTACTATTATATTGTAATGTAATATGGTTTGCTTCAGGTAAAATACGCTCTAAAAAATCATAATGCTTATCATGGAACAAAGGTTCCCCGCCTGTAATCATCAATTCAGTAAGGTTCGGACTAAGTGAAACCACTTCATCAATTATCTCTTGTGTTAGACTAACATGCTTTTCAAGTTCCCTGTATGTTCCAACTTTTTTCATTTGTCCCATTAATATCGGATCTCGTTTCGCCTTCTGTTCCCATATGCTACTATATGTAGGAGAACAATGTCTACACATCAAATTACAGATATTATCAAAACGTATTTCAATACTTTGTAAATTTTTAATTGGGTAACTACCATCTTCTTCGATATTGTTAATAATATTATTACTATCAACATCAGGATACATTTCAGCCGCATTTTGACGTAAACTTTTCGCACCGCTACGTTCTAAATCCCAACAACTTATACAACCTTTATGTTGAACTCCATTTACCAATTCGGTTCGCACTTTACGTAACTGTTCGCCATTCCAAGTATCTGTAAGTGTATCTGTTAGAAAATCTCCAACCTTATCTGGATATCTCCAACACGCACTCAACTTACCTTCATTTTTAATGTTAATATGATGGAAAGGCATTATGCAAAATGTATCACTCTTATTCTTATCTTCCATTTATATATCCTTAAATATGTCTTTCATCTCTGTAAAGGTAGAACTAAAACTATTGTTACGCTGCCTATCACATAGACTTAAATATTCTTTTAACTCTGGAAGTCTAATGCTCCAGTCTTCACTTTCCATAAATTGTACCATACCTTGAAGACGCTTTATTCCGTATTCTGCGTCGATAAAATTTTCTTGTGTTACATTGTCCTTATGCCAACTTGGGATACCTAGTTCCCAATTCGCTTCCCACCATGGATAAAACTCTTCATACTTTTTACGTACTTCTGCTTTAAACCAGTCTGGTAATACTTTAACATTAAGATGTGCTGGGTGATAAACAAAGTGATAATTAATTCCGCCAGCGCCGAATGGCCACATATTAATTTTACTAAAACCTTGTTCCAGTTTCCATTTAATGAAATCTGGAATATAATATATGTTCAAAGCCTGCACTGCACATGCAACAGTTACTTCTACATTGTCACTCGTTTGCTTGTCTAATATATGAAATACTTCTTTCTGTCTGCTCCATTCACTAGGATAGCGAATGTAATCATTCATATCTTCAATACTATCAACACTATAATGAAAGCGTACTAATTTAAATTCTTTCCATAGATCAAATAAATCATCTCTCCACTCTACACCATTTGAGTTATAGCGTAGTTCAAGGTCCTTTGCGTAACCCATTTTGATAGCGTGTTCAAGTATTTCGTAGTGTTCTTCAATAATAAGACTTTCGCCACCTGCAAAATATATCTGTTGCATACTAGGCATCTGATCGTAAAACTGTTCCCAAAATTTTGGATTCTGCTTATGCCAATTATAACTACTTCTATTAGTACTACCTTTGTCAGCCCATTGCATTGTCTCCTTTAGAGATTCGTTTTTTACCTCTGGAAAAATCTTTTTATAATCTTTAATCCAGCCACTACTATCGTGTGGACTACACATTACACATGCTAATTGACACTTAGTACCAAATCTTAAATCAATATATGCTAACTGTGGAGGAACGCCGCCGTCAGCAGATGTGTTTTCAATAAGTTCATCAACATTGACACGTTGGCTCCAATAATTTGTTTCCCACATACGTTTACTATTATGTCCGGATGCCTCTTCCTTGTAACACTTCATGCAACTAGGTGGCTTTTCACCATTAAGCATTTGTAGCCGTACATTCTTCATGTAATTAGAATTCCACGCAGTTTCAAAGTCACTAACATTTAGATTGTTTGGTTTACCATCATCTGTTTTAAGAATTCCTACTTGTCCGCCATGAACTTTGTCATTAGTTGGTCCAACTGAACTCGCATTTGCAGTACAACATACTCGCATACTGCCATCGGGACGGGTGCTAAGATGTACCCATGGCAACAGACAAAAAGTCTCGCTTGGATATTTTTTTTCAGACATTTGGTGTTTACTCCGTTATTATACGTATTATACTAATATTTTAAGTGATTGTCAACATATTAATTATTAATTATTTCTCTATGTGCCCACGCACGTTCCTGCCACTGCCAACAAGTATACTATTTTTATATCTTCGTAGTTATACATGCCAGTTTACATACTCGTCCTGTGGCGGTTTTGGTTCGACTGCCCACTTATTACCCTGTTCCTTAGATTCTGCTGGTACCATTTGTTGTGTGTGAAGATTATAGGTTTCGTCAACGTTTGTGCTGGCGACACCTACACCAACCACTAACTGTACTTCATCGGGATAGTCTAAACCAAGTGCAGGTAAAATAGTAGTATCCCATCCACTGTATTCAAAATCCAAACAACGACAAAATCCACACTGTAACCCTCTGGCTGCGGCACTGTAAATTAGCATATGACTTGCTAATCCTATTTCCATTGCACTCAAACTCAGATATAGTAAATCTTGATTTCTTTCACTATAGTCATATGTCAGAGGTGAAGGAATTCTTCCAGTGAATACAACGAGCCAATTAGCCAGTGTTTGTGAGTTATAATGTTTTGTTTCAGGATTATGTCTATCCACTGCCATTTCATAAAATTCATTGCGCAACGCAGTATCGCTCCAATCAAGTATATGCATTCCAAAGTGTACTTGGTTCTGTTTACACGGCGTCCTGCGATGAATTTCGTCCACTATTTCTTGCATTGTTTCCTGTGTAACTGACGCATCTAAATTCCAATTACTTGTTTGCATTCTTAGATCAGTTAACTCTTGCCATGCTTGTAATTTTGTATTTGTTTCACTCATTTTTACTCTCCATAATATGTTCATCTATCTTAAATTTTGCAATTGGTTTTGTTTCTTGAACTTTCTTACTACACGTACTTGCACATTTAACCATCTTACTTCCGCAACTTGTACCATATTCTGAATCGAAACTTCCTACTAAATCTTTTTTATAAAATGGATGATTTAATATTTCATCAACACTATGTAAATCTAATCGATTCCAATCAGGTGAACTATATTCACTATACATGGTTTTACTTACCTGATGCCAATGTGTGTTGTGACCACCGAATTCAGTATTTCTAATAAAACAGCAAGGCCACAGGCGTGCATTGAAATCAATAAAATACATTTTTTGTCTTTGAAAGAAACAGTCAATTGGATCGTTTTCAACACTTTTCTTTGATATAAAAAACTTATCAAGATCATCTGGGCTTGAATTATTATATTGTTTATCTTCAGCCTGAATTCGCCGTATGTCTTCTATTTCCCAATTATTCTCGGATATCATACTACGGTCTAACCTATGTATGAAATGCTTAAATCCCATCTGCTTACTTTTCTCACTTGCTTCTTCAACTTGATGTTTATTCCATGGGAATACCAAATACTGCCAGCCAGCATCTCCACCTGCCTGAATGAAAGATTCTGCATTTTGCATAATTCGATCAAAATTAGTTCTCTGTCTATATATATGATTGGTATCTTGTAAACCATCTATACTAAATTTCAATTGGTGCCTGTCAAACTGTTGTAGTATCTCAGCAGTTTCAGCCCAATAACTGGGATTTCTAGTACTACCATTAGTATGTATCCAAACTTTTTTTATTCCACATTTTAATGCTAACCTAAGAATATCATTAAATTGGGGATGCATGAAAGGATCATCAACTGTTCCGCAAAAGTCCAAATCTGTAACTGTCTCAAACTCATTTAAGAATTTTTCAATCACATCTAGTTGTAGAATCTTTTTATCTGGAATAGTTGGCATCTTACCATTAAAATTTAGATGATTAGTACGTGCACAGCCGAAGCACAGTGCATTGCACATACTACTAATCTCTAGTTGTAATCGTGTAGGCTCCGGTAGATACATCTGCGTCAATGTACTTATCTCCTTTTTTTATATTTTTAATCTTAGTTGTTTGTAAATCAGTCAAACATCCACATAAGTCCCACTTACATTTTACTGGCAGTAATGGAATACTGTATTCTTTATCACTTATATTACCATATTTTAAGTTCTTAAAACACTGGCTGCCAGGTTTGATCCACCCATTATGTTGAACTACTAGTGTTTCAATCCCCATATTACAATACCAATCTTTCCAATCATTTAGTTGTGGTAATAGTATTTCATTTTCTATACTTTTAACTATTACTGGTTCTTCTCCGTCTTTTCTCCACTGCATTTTGCTTTGATTTTTTAGATTTGGGGATCCGTTTAATCTCTGCAGAGAATTCATTGTTGCTAATTGTATATCTGTATAAGGTTGTAATTCATGCTTCCGTATTGATATTCTGACAGGCTTATATTGTAAACTAACACCAGGTATTAAATTATCATACAAATATTTATATGTGTCAACACACCCATCAAATTGCGCAATATCCATCATAACATGCAACGATATATTTATACCTGATTTTTGGACTTGATTAAATTTTTCAACAATCTTTTCTTTTTTGGTTTGTCCCTCATGTATACTTACAATAAGTAAATCGAATAGATGCGCTTTATCTGTCCACCATTTTGTACTACGTGTGCCGTTAGTTAATAATCGGATTATATTATTTTCATTTATATTTTTAATATATTCACAAACTTTCGTCACCTCAGGCCATAGTGCAGGTTCACCGCCATGAAAATTAAAAAACATTATTTTGTTTTGAGGGACACATATGTTTTCCCATACAAAATCAATGAACCTAATGCAATTATCAAAATCATGCCAGGGAACTCCGCCGTCCCAACATGCTGGATCACAGTAAGAGCATTGGAAATTACAAGTGTTTCCTGCTGCCCAATCAATAATTATTGCATTTTCTTTTACAGGTTCAAAATAATCATATTCATATTTTGTCATCGAAATTGCTCCTTGAACGGATCAAACTCAGTTCCGCATTTCATTGCGCATACTCCCAGTTTACCATCACTTATGCTAGTTTTATCCCAACTATCGGTAATACTAGTTAAGAGATTACCAGACATTGCATCTTCTATGCTAATTTCAATAACATTAATTCCGTCTTTTCCGCCAGCAGCATCTATATGATCCCATATCTGTTCTACACGATAATCTTTATGCCACCACTTATACATACGACCCGCAGTCCAACAGCATGGCATCAATAGGCCTTCTGCTGTTATAAAGATTTCATTCTTTTCAACTGCCTTACACGATATATTACATTTGTCATAATATTCACGCATACTACCATATGATTTTTCTATTTCTTTTTGCTTTAATAGAGCAATATTTTGGTTGTCAGTACTTTTAGGTTTAGCGATTACCGCAGTCTTTTCTCCATTGCGGTTTTGTGCCTGGTGTGTATCTTTAGACGTTTCTCCACTTGCAACTATAAATCTCCCAGATTTTTTCTTTTGAAACTTTTCACATCCCCATTCAATTGCAAGTGTTTCTGCTTCTGCAACCTGATGTTCATTGTGTTGGAATATCAGGAAGTCCCATCTTGCTCTACCACCAGCAGAGATGAATGCTTTCATATTACGTTCTACATTATCCCAAACAACATTTTGTCTGTAAAGATGATTTGTATCACGAAGACCATCAACACTAAAGATTACTGCACCTTTATTATTGATAACTCCAGCCAATTCTTCCCACCATTCTGTATTCTTTGCACCAGCATTTGTGTTCATACTTAGCCACATTGTTGGATTATGTTCTCTAAAGTATTTAAATACTTCTAATGTATCTTTAGCAACAATAGGATCACCAAGATTACCACACATATACATCGCATCTAATTGTCCAATAAACTCTGGAGAGAATATCTTTTTACAATCGTCTATTGATAGTTCTGCATTTGTAATATGTCTATTATCAACACCGCCATTTTCATTTCGGTCACACATAGGACACGCTGCTTGACAACGTTGCGTTATTTCTAAATGAACTTGTTTTATGTTATCGTATCTATACAAGTCTACCAAATCCCCTTATAGTCATCTTGACTGTTTTTAAATAACATCTACTTATATCCAATTAGCATAAATCTCGTATACTTATCAAGTTCTAATTCGCCACTATATAATATATTTTGCATAGGCGCCGTTACTGCAAACTCTTCTATACTTCCAACACAATTAACGTGTTCTTCAATTTCATAATAATCATTACTTTGTAAAATTACTATCTTTCCCTGAGGGATCTTAGTATACCATTCAGAAAAGTTTTGTATATGTTCACAACTTGTATTTATGATTGTATCTGGTATATCATCTTGTTCGCAGGCAGTGCCGTCTGATCTATGTGTTGTATAAGTTTCACTAGCAAAATTTATATCAAAAATATCTTTAGTTGATGCTTTAAATTGCCATTCATTTACTACCCAGGGTTTATTAAAAACTTCAGCAATTTTAGCGCATGATGGATCAATATCGAAAGACCTAACTTTATCCACTTTAATGTTACTCTCAAATAACATTGTAGCAAGTGTAGCATACCACCCGGCACATAGAAATACTGTACCTAAATCTAAGTTTAATTTCTTTAATTCTTTTACAATCCAAAGTTTGCTTTTCAATTGTCCTCTACTAAAACAATCATTCCATATTTTTGTATCATTTACGAAAAAATTTTTAAACGCTGCTGTAAACTGTGTGTCTACATAGCGTTCTAGTATAGGCCATAACTTCCAAGTATTATCCTCTAAGACTAGTCTGCGCAAATCCTCATCATTGACTAAACGAAATAGACTATGCAAATTTTGTTCTAATACTGCTTTACGTAATTCTTCAATATCTCCCAAGACATTATTAGGCATCAGTCTAAAAATACTGCTGATATCTTGATCAATGTACGCTCTACGCAAGTCTGCTAACTTGGTGTTTGTAGGATACAATAATTCAAATCTGTCTAATAATTCAAATGTAGGAAGCATTTACTTAATACCAATTTTCATAAAATAATTTACATTATTAATTCGTAATACACCACTGTATATCTCTTCAGTTAATATAAATTTACGATTGAACGCTACAGAACTTTTAAATGGTCTAGGAACATCTCCATCTCTTCCTACCAGTACCACATGCCGGGTCGTAGGAACCATTTTCCACCATGATTCATAATCGTCCAAGTAACTTATATTATGATTAATTATTAATCCTGGAACTTCATTAAATGGATCACTAGTAGTACCATCAGGTAATATTGCTGAAAACGCATTAGTTTCATAGTTTAAATTATAAATATCCTGGGTGGTTGCCTTAAATTTCCAATTATTTAATAATTCGTCTTGCATCATATAGTCTGCGATAAACTGACCTGTACCATTTATATCAAATGATCTAATATTTTCAAATTTCAATTTAGTGTCTAATATTGATGCTGCTAGTAATCCAATTTCACCTCCTAAAATATATATAGTACCGAGATATTTATTATTATAAGAATTAACCATTGATGAAGTTATCCAGGAAATAATTTTTCCATTTTCGGCAGTTGAGAATTCACCGATATCAAAGTTTGGAAAATTATATAGAACGTCTTTCAATCGATCTAAGATTTTAGAATCACCATTACCAGTATCTATGTTTGAATAATAAGACATAAAATTCATAGCAGATACATAATTTCCTAACTGCTGTGGAATGTTTTCATTGCCAAATGTATTATGCATAAGAGTATAATTATATGTTTCTAATTTAGGAAGTTCAAAATCATGTGCAATTTCTTCTACTACTGAAAAAAATGATGAATCATCGACTTCTTCATTTTCATCTTCAATTAATAAAGATGAATTGGATCCTGTTGCAATTTGATTATACAAGTCTTCATTACTTTCAATAGTTTTTTCTTTTCGCCTAGAACGTTTTGTTACTGAAATATCACTCATAGTATTCATTAAACCTTTCTTTTAACCATGTAAAATCATTTATCATATTTAAATTTTCTTGATTATCTTTATTATTTAATCCGTATTCTCTGCCCGCTATTGCACCGTCATGTGCATATTCACCATATAGTTTAGAGTTGCTAATGGTTGAATCACACCAAACATTCAGACGTTTCTCTGTATCACTGTCTATCTGTTCTTTAATAATCTTACTACTCAATTTTGTACATTCTCTGAACGCACTCTTCCATGTATTAAAAGCATCAGTATTAAACATTGTAATATTTGAAACTTCTGGCATCAATTTGAAACTATCTGAAATGCTAGTTGTGAAATCTATATTCCATTTTGTGGCATTTCTCAATAAATCTGTAGGAAGTAATTTTACACCTCCATAACCATATTCCAAGTCATTAATAGGATTACGTGAATGCCAAACATGTACAGTTTCTTCATCCCATCTTGGTGCAAAATAATCAAATTTAAACTCTGGAGTTATTATAGCATCAGCATCTACCACATAAAACATACTTGTTTCCGCTAATTCAGCCGCCTTTTTATGTGCTTCAAATATTCCTTTAACACCATCAATTCGCTTGGCATGTGGAAATCTCTTCAGAAGGTTATTATAATTATCATCTGCAAAAATTTCTTTATAACTAATATAAACAATATCATATAACAAATCTTCCATGTCATATGTAAATATATATTCATTATGTTCTTTATATTTGCCTTTTAGTCTATATAAGGCAGACTCGATGTCAGAAGTATTGTGTGTCCTATGTAGTAATTTAATACCATCTAACGTATCATTTCTCCACAATCTCATATCATTATTCCATAAATGAGGTATCTGATTATCCCACTTATCAGGTTTAAAATTCCAGTCAAAGGCAGGATCTATTACAATATCAGGATCAATGATCCAATAATATTCTGTATTCGCCAACATAGAAATCTTAGAATATACATACTCTAAATCATATGGCTCGCTCAATCTTATCAATTTGACATGAGGCATTCGATTCCTCACCATTTTAAATCTGTCAATATCATTAATTGACAGCTCCTGAGTCATGAAAAAACAATCGTATGGCATCTATATCCTTATTCAGTTATATTAATATTATCATATTAATCATCCGATGTCAAGACTTTAATGTCGTGGCATCTCTCAAACTCATATACATCATTTAAATCATTGACAATTGGTTGACCTTTAATATTTAATGATGTATTCACAAGCATAGGACAACCAGTCTTTTCTTTAAACTTAGACAACAATGTATATAACCCTGGATGCTGTTCATTGTTAACGGTCTGTACCCGTGAGGTCCCGTCTGCGTGTATGATTGCAGGGAAATCAAGCGGATACTTACACTTAGCAACAAATTGCATATAAGGTGAACTATTAATGTTTTCTGGCATAATGAAGTAATCGTGTACATCTTCTTCTAGTATCATAGGTGCGAATGGTCTAAACTTTTGCCTACGTTTGATTTCATTCATTCTGTCCTTAATTGTATCTCCGCGTGGATCAGCAGTTAGAGTACGATTACCTAATGCACGTGGACCAAACTCTGCACGACCATTTGCAATGCCAATAATGTCACCATTAAGTAATGCATCTAATGCTTTCTCTACTGGATAACTACCTTCTATATTATGTCCTAGATAAGGAGTTTCCCATTTAATTCTTGCATCGAAGAATTTTTGTGAAGCGCCGATACAACTACCAGCATCACCTGGATTTGGCATTATCCAAATATTTTTAAATCGTTCGGTTATTAAACTATTCGCACTACAATTAAGAGCACACCCACCCATCAATACTAAGTTAGTACTGAATGCCATCTTTTTAATATCATCTATAATTACAGATAACATTTGTGTGTATATTTCTTGTGTCGCTGCAGCAATATCATAATGATCTTGTTCAGTTATTAATTCAGGTAAAAAATCTTTACACCCACGATGCAGATTCTTTTTTAGGTTGACCACATGGTAAAATTTACTACTATGATCATTTAATACTATTCCAAATTCATCATACATATGTTGAATTATAGTTTTATTATTAACTTCTCTATTAATATCGCCATACGCTGCCATACCCATAAGAATATATTCATCTTCCTGCGGTTTTAATCCTAGTCTATCAGTCATTGCACTATAGAATAATCCGACACTGGCTGGATATGCTTGTGAATAATATTGCACAAGATTATCATTTTTGCCACGCCATATGCTTAATGTTTCCAATTCACCTATGCTATCTATCACGAGAATAGCCGCATCATTGAATGGACTTGTAAAATATCCACTTGCAGCATGTGTATAATGGTGTGATTGATATACTATAGGAATATCTTTTAATTGTTCAAAGTTTTTTAAATAATTACCTGGCAATTCTTTTAAATCAAATGCAAGTGAATATTGTCCTGCAATCAACTGTCTCCATTTTTTAATAAGTGGCTTCTCATACCACGCTATTACATCAGGCTTACCATATGATAAGGCTTCTTGAATTATTTCTGCATTCAAGTTAGGGTCATTTTTTATTTTAGAATAGCGTTCACTATGACTGGCAAAAAGAATTTTACCATCACAAATGACGCTGACCGCAGCATCATGGTTTAACGCACCTGATATTCCTAGTATAATCATTTGTAAATAAATGGATCACGCTTACGAAGTTCTTCTAGTCGTTTTTTTAATTTCTTTTTATCTTTATATCGTGTATACGGATATATTATTATTTGCCATATTTTTTTCATTTTTAAAATATTCCCATATTTACCAGTGTTATTAATATTATTACAGTAAAAACTTTTACTATGAACATTTTACCTATACCTTTTCCGGTATCTTTAACTGCTGGTCGCCAAGTTTCCCATCTGCCTATTTTTTTCCATTCTTCTTTAGATGTCCATAACCCGCCCACATGTTTGAGCCACTGTTTGAACGTTTTGTCATCGTGCTTCTTACGTTCAGTATGCCAGGCATCTAATATTTCAAAAATATTCTTAATTCCCATATTATCATTCTCAATTAACGTAATGTATTTCAAACCATCCTAGCATAACTTTGCCATCTTCCGGAGTAGCGTTAAACCATTCTCCCTTAACTCTTTTGTGTGCATATTCCTTATGTAATGTTTTTTCTAAATTTCTAACTTCTTTTTCTTCTACTAAGATAGTATCAATTAGTTGAAGTTTGTTAGGATTTCCTGTTTGTAATGTCTTCAATCTTTTTTCTGGATTATTACTGAAACCAAACTTACATAAATCTTTTCCATCAGATATGCAATATATATACATTATCCATTGCCTTCACGTGTTCGTTTAATATCATCGAATATAATGTTAGCCCAATCTTTATGTGCTATCTCATTAGGATGTAGAAATTTTTCATCGCCCTCTATATTATAATATAGTTCTTTATCATACATGTAAGTAAAAAATGTTTGTTCCTCATAAAGATGCTGCATATCAATTTGTTTCATAACATTCTCCATCTCATATGTAGTACATATTTCAGAAAATCTGGTGGGATCAATAAGATTAGGTGTTAGATTTAAAGAATTAAATAGCACATATTCTAGTTCTGCATTTTTTAAAAAGTTCTGCAGTGTAATAACATTAATAAGATATTGGTGAAAGTCGTATACAGGTGACCAGAAATGTTTCATATATAATGCATTCAGTTTCTTCAAATCATCATTTGTACTAGCATCTAGTCTTATATTACCATGATATTCAATTGCAGGTATATTGTGTATCAATAAGTTTTTATCTTCAATAAAATGTTCTTTTCTATTTGGAGTTGTTAATCCAATTGCAACAAACGGACGTTCACCATTAGCAAGCATATCACTTATTGTTTTAATTGCTGTACGAACAATATAGAAATTAGAAACGCCTCTATCTGCCTCGGTTTGTGTTTGTTTTCTATCAAATCCTAATAGTTCCGCTAATTCATACGGCCAAGCATTTTCTTTATTTGCTAGTCCAGTGCCGTATGTAAAACTACATCCATTTGCATATAACATATTTAATATATCCTTTTTTATTATATTCGTAGTTATTTATCTTGAGAAAAGGGTTGACATTATAGACGAATCACTTTATAAAGAATGTATAAGTTAGATAGGAAATAGTCATGCATAAGAAAAACAGTTATTTCTTCGAAACAAAAGAAGAGGCTCTTTCGTATATTGAAGGTTTCAATACAAAAGAAACTGGGCGGCCAGATCGTGACACTCACATTCGTGGCCCATTCGTACACGATAGCGGGCATGATGTTAGCGATCCCAATCGTCAAGTTGGGTTTGTAGTACACGTAGAAAAATACAGTTAAGGAGAATATTATGTGGTCAGTAACAGCAAAAAACTTTGGTGAAAATGCAGATAGTTTTCACGTCAGTGGCTTAACATATGATAATGCACGGGCATTGCACTCTAGTCTTAGTAATAGTGGCGAATGGGCTCAAGTTCGTAGTTATGAAGTAGTTACCAAGTAGAAAAACTAGTCTGAATTCGAACCAAAAACATAACGAGATGAACTGATATGAACATTATGAATGCACACGACTTCGTAGATACCACACGTAATATCGATTTCGTAAATGAAAAACTTTACGGAAAACAGTCTATATCAAAAGTTCAGTTAGTTGCTCTTGCTATCATGGCACAAAAGATTAACGGCGAATACGTTAAACGTGGCGGCAAGTCTGACTTTGTTGATATCTATGATCCCGAACTTGATGAAACGTTTCAACGCTTCGCAAAAGTTAAAGAAGCGAACCGCAATGTCATGGAAATTTTGGCAGAGAACAATTCTCTTATCACTATGGATGTCATGATAGAAGCACACGACATGATTAAAGGTCTCGAAATGGATTTTATGTTCAAAGTTCTCGGTGATAATATGAACGATTTTGAAACCAGTATACATGAATTTCTAGCAGAGAATGATGATAATCTCAATGTTCGCTATCACATTGGTGTTGTTGCTTACATTCCAGAATATGTAAAACGTGATGCTAATAAAAAGAAATTAGAAGAACGTTCAGTTGGTTCTGAATACATTGGAAGTGAAGGCGATAAAGTTACCATAGACATTGAGATTATTTCTAAACGTCAGGCAACTGCTTGGGCCGGATGGAATGTTAATGCTATAACACCAGACGGTAATCGTGTTTCATTCTTTACTACAAAAGATGAATTATCAGAAATGACAGGTGTTTTTAGTATTACTGCAAAAGTCAAAGATTGTAGCACAGTTTGGGGCAATTCAGATATCAAGGAGACCAGGTTGAATTATGTAAAAATATTATAAGTAATATATCCATACTAATCCAGGTATTATAATAAAAAACTGTGGTAAAAAATTTAGTATAAGTGCTTTCTCATTTTGTTTCCAGCCTACATATATCCAACCAGATGCACCCAACATCTGTAGAAAACTATTCCATGGTGTCCATCCTTGCACGTGAAATAGCATTGCGGCAAGTATTATGATTGCACTGCCATATTTAATATAAGTAATCAATCTATAACGCGCCTCTTTTACTACTTGCTAGTTTTATTAAATCATCTAGTTCAGTGTATTCTATATAATTCATATACTTCTTATTCTTGTCCTGAACAAGTATTTTTTCTATTTCTGCTATATTAATATTCTTTGGTATGTGTAATTGTTGTTCAATACTATTTACATATTTTATACCATAAAGATATAATAATTCTTGACTTACAAATATATGTTTCTTATCCATGAAAAAATCTAATTGTTCTAAAAATCTAGGAGTAGTGTGGTGACCACGAACTCTAGTTTGTTGATGTTCTAATATATTACGGTCTCTACCAATAATCATATAAGTTACAGTATCAAATTTCTGTGTCGCATAATGGTGAAAGTTTTTAAAATCTGGTATCTTTGTTTCGCCATCAAATATATATGGTGCGCCCATACTGGTGTAATAATAGTCGTGTGTTGTGGTATCAAAGTCTAGTAATAGTTCTGCATTTTCCCAACAATCTGCAAAGGGTTCCATGTCATGACCTTCCCAATATTTATGTTGTAGTGTTTTCCAAGCAAAAACGTTTTTATTACTACCAAATATCTTTGCATACAAATGATTACCACTGCCTTGTGGTCCTACTGCTATGACTAGTTGCTTCATACATCTATCTTTAAGTCGTATGTACTGAATAATCTATGCATTTCTGGGGTTGCTACACCCGTGACTAATAATGTAGAACGTGGGGTGCGTCCTGCATTTGCAGTACAATGAGGAGAGTTAAACCAATCAAAACTGTAAATCTCCCCGGCACGATATCCTGTATGAACAACATTACCATATTGTAAAAAGTGTCCAGGTTCCCAATCACCTAACATAATCATAAAACGATAAACTGTTGTAGGCTCTTTTTTATTCCATTTTTCTAATTTGTCTACATGTAAGTTCCATACTTGACCCGGCATTTGTACATGGACTCGGCGTTGTACATCTCTATCATCACCTGGTAATAGATGTAATGCATCAGTCATTGATTGAAATATTGGTTCTATCTGATAATCTAACTTAGTTAGTACCAAATCGGCAGGAGCACCAGTCTGTATCAAGTCTAATTCTTCTGCTTCAATATCTTCGCTACCGTTCGGACTGTCAATTGGATTACGTGTTCTCCAAGTAATGTCATTACTTTTTGCAATAGTACGTTCTAATGCTTCTTGCCAATCACCTTCAAATTTGCCGATATATCGCATGCCATCGTATGCTGGATCATGCTTAAATGGATCATAATGATAATTGTTTCTTGGCGATGTTTTTTCCCAATTGCTTTGCATTACTTTCTCCTTGTAAATTAGTGGAGGGAATATCCCTCCACTACGTTTATTTATTTTTATTCTGTAGGAAATAAGTTTTCTTTCAATACTGAATTCAGACCCAGTGCTTCTTTATTAAAACGAACTAGGGTACGTAATGCATCTTCTGTGATAAATGTCATCAACGTATCACGCATCTGATTGCCACGCTCACCGATGAACCATTCATACTTACCATTCTTTGCTTCAATCGCAGCCATTGATTCTGGATCATTAGTCATTTTATTCATAGCAACAACTAAACGGTCACGCAACTCTGGGTTACCTTTGTTTACCCAAATTGCTTTCTGTAGACCATCACGAAATGACTTAACTAATACGTATGCATTATAGAACTCACCTGATGGTTCAACACCATAACGTTCTTTAAACTGAATTTCAAATTGTGCACCTGGAAAGTTCGGGTCGTCAATATGCTTGCCTGTTGTAGGATCTAATAAACCGTGGTGAAACCATAGTTCTGCATTTTCATCTGGTGCAATATGTTTTTGATAAGTTGCCGGATTTTCACGTGAACCTGTTAAGTCGCCACGCTTAAATGCTAAACGTCTTTCGCCACCTGACATACCTTGTACCCAAGTTACGTTTTCACCGAAACATTCAATATATTCATCAAGTGATTTATCTGGTCCACAAATCATCATTGCGATTGCAAATGCTTCTGGAACAGCACCTGACGTACCAGCAAACACTGGTTTATCCATATCTGCGCCTTTAACTTTACCCATAATAATGTTCAAGTTCATAAGACCGATTGAGTCATACTCTGCATAATCGTAGTCCACATTCTCTTGTAGAAATGATACACCATTGCCACCATGTGTCACAACAATTGTATTTTCATCAAATCTTAGTTCATTATGGAATTTATTGATACCTGGAATATCTCGGGCGCCTGGAATATTTCGAATTGTAATACGCTCACCCAAATGTTTCTCTAGTTCTTTCATAATGATCTCAGTCCATACAGTGGTACCACCGCCAGGTTTTTGAGGGTTAACGACTGTAATATCCGCCGATACAGTTGATGCTAATAGCATTGTTCCTGCAATTGCACTAACAATAATATTTTTAATTTTCATCTTTTTTTCTCCTATAATTTTTAGATGATCGTTTTTTATACAAAATCAATTTTTGCTTTGTTGAAAAATAAGCCCCAAATTGCTGCAACTACTGTCAATGAGATAAACACTGCAGGCATTGGTCTGAATAATAATTCTTCCCATCCATAGCCAAATGATGTAAACTGAACATAAGTTGTTTCTAATCTGTAACTTAAAATAAATCCAATCAAGAAACTCACCCGACTAAATTTAAAATACTTCATGCCTAATCCTAACATCATACAAATTGCCAACATAATATAATCGTCGATATAACCTGTATATTGTGTGCTACTCCATATCAATGAAGCGAGAATAGGCCAAAAATAATATTTAAATGGAATACTTGTAATATAAACCGCATATTTGATAAATGCATATGAAATAGGTAATATAATCATAAGACTCCACAAGTAACTGCTTAATAAAACATCAAAGAAACGCTGGTCTTCTAGTACACTAGGTGTGCCTAATTCTAGTCCAACATACATTAATAGTCCCATTACGATAACTTCAAACGGTGCTCCTGGTATTCCGAACAATACAGTTGGAACATACGATGTTGCTTTTTGTGCATTATTCGCACCTTCACAACCTATAACGCCTCTAACATGTCCTTTGCCAACTGGTATTTCATCGTCTTCTGTGCCTTTTTTTGAAACTGCAACTGTTTGGCTGTAAGCAAACCAGTCTGCTATATTTCCACCTATACCTGGAACAAGTCCAACAAATCCACCGATAAGACCGCCACGCAATCCATCCCATTTCCATTTCCAAGTATCTTTGATGCCTTCTATTAACTGACCTTTAATAACTTGATTAGTTAATGTAATTTTTTGTGCTTTCATTCTGTATGCACTTAATAGTTCTGGGAACGCCAAAAGTCCAGCCATTACAGGAATAATTTGTACTCCTGCTCCTAGATACTCCCAATCAAATGTCCATCTGTCTGCGGCTGTTTGGGGATCCATACCAATACGTCCAACAAGAATGCCAAGTATAAGTGCAATCAAACCTCTGAACCAGTACTTACTAGAAACAAAAATAACACATGTCATAGCAAATATCAAGAACGAAAACATTTCTGCGGTACCAAAATATAGTACAATTTTTGTATACCATGGCAAGAATAAGAATACTGCAAGTCCCCATATAAGACCATTAAGCCATGATGTTGAAATTGCAGCACTCAATGCCCTTGCTGCTTCGCCCCTACGTGACATTGGAAATCCATCTACCATAGTTGCAGCGGCACCACCGGCACCTGGTATGTTCATTACGATTCCACAGAAACTATCACCTATACTACTCGTAACAACAACTGCTGTTGTGAATACAACTAGCATATATGGATCTTGAAAATATGTCACGAATGAGTAAATAGCAATTAGACCGGTTGTTGCTCCGGCAACAGGAATCAAGCCCACGAAAAATCCGTAAGCGACACCTGCCATTAGTATGAGAAAATATTGGGCGTGCTCCCCCAAGAACTGTAGGATTACATCCATAGTCTTATCCTTTAAAATTGTTTTTATTAGATTTAAGACATGCTGTTGTAACTCTACAATACATGATAATAATACGAATCCGTATTACTTTTATTTATCTTTTATATACGTATATAATTATTTTTTACGTAATACGAAATAAAATCTATCGTTATCGTCTTGGCGCAATGTTAAGACATCACAGTTAAGATATTTTGCAGCATTAGATATAAAAATAGGATCCCAGTCATAAAAGTTAATCCATTTAGCCTCTGGTTTATCATGTTGTATGCCTGGATTAACTCTGAAATATAAGAAACCACCAGTTCTAACTATTTCTACTACACTTTCAAGTTCTTTCAATATCTTATCACTACTACCGAAATTAATACTACCTAAACAAATAGCAACATCATATTTTTGATCTGTCTTGTAATCCAGTGTATGAATATTAATATCCGCTCTATCATTATATGGATCAATACCAACTAAGTTTTTAATCTTTCCTTTAAACTCATTATATCCACATCCAATATCAATGACATGTTCTGGACTCATACTATTGACTTCATCAATAATTGCAAGACCACTATACTTAAACTTCTTTGTTTCAGGTTGCCAAACTTTACTAAAATAATTACATAATACTTCTCTGTCAATCTGTTCTGATAATGCATAAATTTCTGTATCTTCAATTTGCGACAGTTCTATGTTGAACACGCCATTAATTACCTGACAAAATGTATGTGTATCTAGACGCAATCGAGGATTACTTTTTAAAATTCTATCTAATTCAGTTAATATTTTAAAGTTCATTTAATTGTTCAAACCATTTATATATGTTGTCACGAATATATCACTATGCTCTACGTGTTGATTCCATTGTAACATATGTTTCTGTGCAAAGTCAAGTATTAATTTATTCTGTTGTTTAATTTCTTTCTTCATGCCGTCAACATCAACATACCATTCATAGTTAGGATAAGTTATATTAAACCCACCTGCTTCTAGCCACCACTTTAAACTCGCATCATTTGGTCTGTATACTAATTGTATATCAGCATGTGGATATTGTTCGATTATCTGATCAAAATAATAGGGCCATTCGTGACTCATTAATAACTTAATACCTGTACTATTAAACGGTGCTAATAAGTTTTCTATACTAAGATCCACCGGAAACTCCATTCCTGTACCAAAGTAACTCTCACAGTGACCAGAAAAATCATTATGTTTATAAACTCTGTGAGGTGCTCTATCACTAGTGTCATATTTAGGATCTTGTTTTATCTCTCTGGCAATGCCACTCCACCGAGATCCAGGTACACCTGTAAAGAATATTAGTTTTGAATCATTCATTTAATTATCACTCTAACAACACCAAAAAACGGATCACGATGCACTGTATTATGATATACAATTTCTACATCTTGATCAATAGTTCTGTTATTTAGTTTAGCAAGATACCAGTATAATTGATCATTTGCTAGATGTGTGTATATTTCTTCTCGGGTGGTTTCTTTTTGTCCATGCCAAAAGTATTCTACATCACCATATTGTTTCCAGGTTTCAATTTTTTTCCATTCATCAATGGGCTGATTTTCATTGAAACTTATCCACATTTTATCACACTTGGATAGTGCACGTTCTAGATTTTCATGTATGTTTCCAAAATGCAAACTGTTCACAGCGATTCCATAATTAAATTTTTGCAAGTCTTCAAATGCTTTATCATCTATATATGCAAATGTATCTGCTTCCAGTGTTCGATCTACACCATATATATTAGGATAAAATAATTTTAAATTATTTTCACCACATCCAATATCTAAGATATTATTATCGCAACTTTCAATGAAGTTATATAAACTTGTATTCATAAAGTATGGCATATAATCACCACGACGGCTAGTATATTGAAGTTGTCTTATATAAAACTGCCAAGTATCGTCATAATGCTTTATCATTGTGTTCTTTCTTTTCTTAAAAAATAATACCATCTTCAGATTCAATTGATATAATATCCCAATTATCACCCAAATAATGCGTTTCCGACATACGACTCACCGTTTCAATATTATTATTGACAATATTCGTTGGTTGCATACTTTTAATAGTAGTTAAAAATTCTTGATTTACGACTTTTCCTATCTGGTAGTTATTGAATATGTTTCTGTTTTGTAACTCAAAATGTTCAATCCAATGATTAAATCCAGTACTATTATAGAGATAATTATAATTATCATTATAGTCTATTTCAAATGTTCCATCAATTATCATCATATTACTAATATCCCAAGCAGTAGGATCATCAAATTGAAAATATGCAGTTAGATAATCTTTTCCTAAAATCTTTTTAAGAGCATACACGTTATATTCAGAACCTTGAAATGCAAATTGTGAGAAGTCTGGTTGCACCATTTCTTCATAAAATTTCTCATGCCATCCGCCATCTACCGTTTTGCCATCAATATCAAATACTAAACAACCATTGTTTCTATCAAGTTCATTTGCTCTGGAAGAACGTAGATATGCAGATTCGTAAAAATGTATATATGAATTTATTTTCTCTAACGCATTAAAAAATTCATCATTTTTATCATCCGATAATTGATAAAAATCTTCAAGTGTTGGATGATTTAGAATAAAATCAGATATTTCATAATGTGTTACTCCATTTTTCTTCATATCGAAGATATCTTTTTGTAACTTTTTACTTAAATACGGAGTTTTATATTTCGTAATCATGCTTGTTGTAAATCCACGATGTAAATAATTAGTCGTTTCCCATGACATACCAATGTAAGCATACCCTATCCATTTTCTGCCTGAAATTTTTTCTATGGTACGTATTGCTGTATTGATTTGGTCAACGATCATCTTAGCATGTTCAGTATAATTGGGAGAATGGTCACCTTGCTGTAACAATATTGCATGGTCTCTTGTCCATCTGGCAATATGCCGATTATTAATAAAAGCACGATACCAAGAGTCCACAAATTCATTTTGTAGAAGTTCAATTTTAACAGACAAATGATTTTTAAATTTTATGTTAATCCACTTTGGTGTTGTCATTTTTTTACGATTCCATTAAAATCATTTATATTACATTCCAATGTATATACTTGTGTATCAAAACTCATATCTTGCCGACGCACTTCATCGTTTAATACTCTTGGATCCTCTCTAGTAGTTTCATGTTTAAATCTATGCTCAACTTTAAAAGTAAGTTGTTCATTTTCATCAACCCGCATATTAATAGTTCCCCAATATGGACTTACAATAAATCCTCCAAACTCGGACAGGTCGTCATCTAAATCATGATGCATATTTAATTCAAATGCACCATATGTTTTATATAGAATCCAAGCAAATGGCAAATATTCATTTGCTAAACTTGCACTAAATTGTAATTTCTCAGTGTCGCCGCTGAAATAGTCAAATGATTGTCCAGTTTCTTGTGGAACATAATCTACAAAATCATCATTGGTTAATTGTTTAAAATCAAAAAATTGTGTTAGACCAGGTCGATACTGTGCATTTTTTACTGTTCCATCTGCGATATTCACAGCAAGATATAACCAAATCTGCATAAACTTTAATCTAATAAATCTATGTAAAATAGTATTAGCATAATCTTCTGTATACCAATTACTCATAAATGTATTATCCCATGGTTTGTCTATCCATTGTAATTTATAATCTGCCCAATTAACATTCAGGTCACTAAATGGCGCATCTCCGCATGTCATTCCAGGACTAATTGCAAACATCCATTTTCTTGTGTTATGTAAAACATGTAAACTATGCAGAAATTCGGCTGGACCTTCAGTAGGAAATCCTACAACCCAGTTAACGTGATTCTTCATACCAACTTTAGCACCATCACGTAGATTATTTTCAATTTCCCAAACTTTTACCTTTTTCTTCATATCGTCTAAAACTTTTTCACTGCCACTTTCGACTCCGAAACTTAGACTCATACATCCACTATCAGCAATCTTCTGAAATAGTTCTAAATCCATCCGTCCATCACAACGTGCGTAACTATTCCACCTGATATCAAGTTTTTTATCTACAATCATGTTTACGAGATTTTTGAATTCTTTAAATGCACCATTCGCAAGACTGTCTACAAACCAGAACCGACGAGTACCATATGTATCTATTTGATATTGCATTTCATCAATGACACGATCACTTGTTCTAAATCTATATTTCCAAAACCAGGTTTCAGCACAGAAACTGCACTTAGCAACACAGCCTCTGCTAGTCTCAATACTTGCTCCTTCCGGATGTTGATATAGATTTAAGTCATAATCACTGTAATCTGGAAATGGCAATTGATTTAAATCTAGTTTACTCTGAAAACCACCAAATGTAACCATCTCTTTATTCATTGGAAGTTCTTTATAGTTTTCTAATAATGTTAATAGTTCTTGTTCACCTTCGCCCGTAACACGATAATCAATAATTCCGGATTTAAAATCAAGTGTTGAATAAATTAGATCCTCAAACCAATCATTAAACGCTTCTGGTCCACCTACTACAATCTTAGTTGATGGACTGCGTTCTTTAATTTTTTCAATCATGTACATTGTACTCAACAGGTTGGTCAAGTATACACTAAATCCAACTATGTCATCGCCTTGTTCAATAATTCTATCAATGCATTCATCTAATTTAGGTTTAATAATTGGAAAAACTTCATCATCATAAACAGGGCGCTCCCATGCGAAATAATACCTACTTTCCCAATAATCTTTATCATGATTTTCTTTACAATAATGATAGCACTCAACGTTTAAGTCATAGACATTGACACGATATCCATAATGTCTAAGTAAACCACTGAGTCTTGCAATATTATATGGAGGAAAAATAATTCCCCATGCTGGTGCAATAATCATGGAAATTCCATCATTACTTTCATATGGGTTTACTTCAGTGTAATAATTATATCCTCGTGGGTGTACTTTATTTTGTACTACTGGTATTCTTTCAGTATCACCCAGATGACTTTCAGCATGATCTATTCGATCTTGCTCAATAAGTTTTTTAATAACCTCATCACGATCTTCGCTTTCAAAGATTATATCTTTATTTTTAGCCATTGGTCTCTATACTCCGCTAATTTAGGATGTACCAATCCTATATCTTGATTACGTATCTGATCATATTTAACTGTTCGTTTTGCCCAGTTAAGTCTACGGGCATCTAGGTCATCAAATTTACTCCGAAGTCTGAATACCGTTGCATCCATTCTGCATTGTGTTTTTCTATACTCAGGTAGGGTTTCAACTCGCTGTTCGATCTGATCAGCAATTTTCATTCTATCATCGTGTGGAATTATGTCTATGCTCATATCTTCTGGCCAATTCACATGATTAAAAACTAATATATTATTGCTATGTTCTTCATGTTCTTTCCAAAAGTCAATAATATTAGGTAAATCAAAAACATTATAGGCTTGAACTGTACTCAATATATTTACTGTGCTTACACTACTAATATTCCTGTACATATGATAATTAGTTTCAATAGTATTCCACTCGCTCGGATGACGTATATAATCATTTGTATATCCTATGCCATCAATGCTATATTGAATATCAACACTATCAAACTTTTCTAACCAGTTAATTACTTTACCTTTTCCTCTGGTACCATTGGTTGTTATATCTAAATGTAAATGTGTATTACCAGAATCAACGCACCATTTAAGAAATTTAATAACACCAGGCATGAATAATGGTTCGCCGCCTGCCAACTTTATGGTTTTTATATGAGGAATAAGTGCTTGTAAACTTTCATACATAGTTGGATTATTAATCCACTCTTGTAATTCAAACCAACTTTCGCCAGTTACTTCTTCTAATTCTGGATGCTTTTTGTGTTCATCTGCAAACGTACTACTAACTGCAACAAAGCACATTCTACATCCTAGATTACAAAATCTACCAGGACGCAAATCTAACCACAATGGTTTTTCTGTTGTATTACCAGTCTCTACTGAAATATCCCAATCATGCGTTGGCGCTTTAAAGTAATTATTATGTGCCCATCTATCACTGCCGCCTCCTTTTTCATCTAATGCATAGCACATATGACATGCCTTAATTGGTTTTCCATCAATCATATCTTGTCTAATTTTTTGATATGCAGGACTATTCCAAATTTCTTCAAATGTTTTATCAGTTAAATCTTCAAATAAACTTTCTCTCCAGTCGGCAACACAGCATAATTTTGCAGCGTTATCTGTACTCAAATGCATATGCGTAAATGGCAGCACACAAAAGTGTTTATTATCTTTTACCTGTTGTTGCCAATTTGACATCTTTTTTCCTCATTTCCTTAGCAGTACAAAACTGAACCATTTTATATATATCTTCCAAACTTTCTTTCCAATTTTCTTTTCTTATTTCATCTAATTTCTTTCCTGAAGCGAAAAATGTTTTCCATTGTGATGGGTCATCTTCTACTGAATTCATATGTGTTAATACTGCTTCAAGACGGGTCTCTGTAAGACTTAACCATGCGTTATCATCCGGCCATTTCTTTCTAATATCAACATAAAATTTACGATAACGATTTGTGATATATGATTTCATTGATTTAGGAATATTTTGAGTGTTTAAATAATCTGGTCCATATAAGTTATGAACAATGATATTACTATCGATGGTATTCCAGTTTTGTTCACGCATCCACCATTGCATATCTAACAAATGTAACACATTCATAATACTGACTGTCATTGTTACGCTTGCTTTAAGATTTGTAAATTCATTATTGTCAATACGTTTCATATTCTTATAAGCAGTATTCCATTTTCCAGGATATCTGATATACTCAAAATGTTCATATATACCATCAATGCTCATTCCCAAATTAACTTCCTTAAATTTCTTCCACTGTTTAAATATAGCACCTGGTACACCAGCCATATTAGTATTGTAGTCTAAAATTAAATCTTTGGCATATCCATTATCTATCGTATACTGCAGTAACTCTCTATGTGTATGATTTATAGTAGGTTCTCCGCCAGTAAAATAAAATCTTTTTATATTTGAAATTTCATTTTTTATATTTGAAACTAAGTCAGTTTTGTCAAACCATTCAAATGGAGAATCTTTAACAATTGCAGAACCGTTTTCATCTGTTTCAATAGTAACATCTCCTATTCCACGATTAAAAAATGTATTCTTACCTGTAAACTTCTCCCAATCTTTATACCATAAATTACTATCTGTTGGTCCACAACTACGGCATGCTAAGTTACACTTATTACCAAATCTTAGATCCCAATGTTCAATAGGAAAATCTTCATGATTTATAGAACCATCTTCTGCAGTATTCAAAATTGCATTATCAAAAGTTTGATTAAATGCTTGATTGGTCCAAGTTCGTCTACTACCGATACCATTATCTTCCTCATCCCAACATAACTTGCATATCTCCGAACGTTGCCCACTAAGCATTTCTTTTCTTAACTTTTTCCATGCTGTGGAATTTCTATGTTCCGATATGTTATCAGTTGTCGTAAGCGCAGTGCCGTCATCTTTAAAGACAGTGCCATATGCCTCTTCACCATCAAAGCCTTGATTATTAATCATCTGACAACACATTCTGACTGTGCCATTTGCATTTGTACTAACATGATTCCATGGCACTGCACAGAATGACTTTCTTCTTCCATCATCTTTCTTCGCAATCATCACTGATCGCATAGCATGTAGTTCATCTACAGTGTAATCAAATTTAACCGATATAGATTTAATCAATTTGTCATCTATATGTGTGGCAATTAATGTTCCTAAAACAACTGACTTATCTAAATCATGTTCAACAACGCTCTCTAACACATCCTTGGGACACTCTGGATCTTGAACCATATCAATTCTCTGTTCAGATGTTCTAAATACTGACAAGTCAAATTTATTATCAGTATCAATTTCCTCATATTTTAATCCATCATCATTCATTTGGCTGTCCTAATTTATTATTATTTTCTATCCAACGATTCGTTATGCCAATCGCTTTATCAGTGTCCAATTTTGGTACTATTTTTTTTATTTTTTGCCAGAATATGGTAGAATCTTTATCTAAGTTATCAGAATCAACAACATGTAAATTCTTAAAAGTTCTTACATACTTTGGTAAAAAAGTTATGTATGTATTTATTAAAGATTCTTTATGGTCTTCTTTAAGGACATTTATGTCACTGGTGTGCTTCAATCGTATGTTTTTATTTTTAACAATCGATGAGTGATGTGTGTCATATGAAACAGGATTTTTATAATTATTAGATTCTAACAAATCATTTAATAGTGCATAAAGTTCATGTCTCCAAACCCAATCAAATTTTTTTGTTTCATCTATCATAAATTGTTGTTGTTTTTCTGACAGTGTAGTAGAAATTGTTGAGTTTATAAAATCAACAGTAATAGGACAATCTACTTTTACCGCTAACTTTTTTATCGCTAGATCGGCAAAATAGTCTATTGAATCTTTTTTAGGAAATGCTAAGTCAATATAAATTATCGTAATATCTGGTAAATATCTTTTATAAAATTCTATAGAATTATTGCTTGGATGGTCTTTTACAATAATTCGTTTTTTAATAGAAACGAAATCACCCTTGTATCTTGTTTCAATACCATTCTCAAATTTAGTTATATCTTCTACTAAATCCATATATCGTAACGCACATATTGAATGATATTGATTCACATTTTTATTTACCCACGTGTATATGTCTTCAAATTGATCACAGCATGTACTAAGTGTATGAGCAATGTGTTCGCCACCAAGACCAGCAGGATACACTATCAGTATTGGATGCGCATTAATAAAATCATTATGATTCATTATTGTTCCTTGAAAAATTCTATTTCATTATCACTGTAATTTACAAGAGATTCTGCATCATTGATGTCACGAATAGGCACTAAACTAAGTGAGCCTTTCATTCTTCCATTTGCTCCAGTTGTATTCCATTCTGGAATTTCTGTAATTCTATCTTTGAGTTGTTGTGCACGATCAAGAAATCCTGGTGGGGTCATTAGTTTTATTTCTAACCATAAGTCATCATCTATAATATCATGGTGTTTCATTATTATTTTACAGTTATCTAAAAATCTATCTTCATTACCGCGATACAAATCCATACTTGCAAAATGTGCACTCATATTAACACTATTTATGTATTGTGTTGCTTCACTCCAGAATTTTGTACTTCGACTACCATTTGTAGTTACCAATATCCATTGATTTCGGGACTTTAAATATTTTAAAATGTCAATGAATTGTGGATGCATGGTAGGTTCACCTCCACCAAAATTCCATCTGATTTGTTCGCCATTACTCCAATTATCTATAATCATATCGATAGTATTAATAACAGATTCAAACGATGGAAACTTTTCAGTATTACTATGAACTGCCGGCCAACAATAGTCACATGCATAATTACACCGTCTTCCAATGTCCCACAAGATTTGATATGGAATAGGAAAGTTCATTTCTACTCCAACACTTTCATCTATATTATCAGTGATATAATTCTTACCGCCACGTTTAGTGCCAGCATATTGATTATGTGTCACGTCCAGTAACTTCATATGTTCTACGGTTTTTGCTTTACTTAAAATTACATCTGCGCCGCAGCCACAACTCTTAAAAGGACAAACTGTATAATTTTCAGGTATGTCAATACCTTCACGAATATTGCCTAATAATCCCCAATTTTTTGGTATGTCATCTAATGTACTTTCCCATTTCCATGCACTTGCAGTTGTATCAATATTATCTGTTTGAATGTTCTTTCCTAAATTCTTAAAAAAAGTTTCTTCTGCTTCTTTCAACGCATCTTGTAGTTTAATATGTTGTTCGCATGTTTCCCAGCCGTTCTTAGGCAACGGCCAGCCACCTATAGTATTTTCATTATACCATTCAATATGCGGATAAGAACCGAATATTCTTTCACGTTCAACCCTCCAGCCTTCTACAGTTGTATCATGATGTGCAGTACTATTTCTATGACTACTGGCACAGTTACCATTCCATATATTACCATCGTAATCTATATAAAGTCCACGCACTCCTGCACTACACTGCCATCCCTTCCATTTGTTATGTTCTCTTGCAATAGCCTCATCCACACTCATTCTAATAAACTTGCCATTCGTATCATACACACGTAGTTGTTTATTATCTAATGGGATCCGAGGATCTGATTTAATAGGCATCTTCCAAAACCTCATATCTATTTTTAGGAAGTACTTTTTTACTCATAATGTCAAAGTTACAATGACACATACTTTTTGTACACATTACAGGTTTAGTAGGCCATTTAATAGATTCAGGATATTTCATATTTCCAAGTATTCCGCCAACTCTACACCATCCTATCATAACACTGCCATCGAAATCTACAACAATTTGTTCAACACCACTCCAACACAACCAACCTTTCCAGTTATTTGTCTTATCGTTAATAAAACGATGAGCACTACTATTTTGTTTCATGTTATTGACATCATCATGCATATCCATACTACCACGATAAATTTTCCATTTCTTATCATGCTGTATTTTATTACCTAATCCCCACCATTGATTGTCAATATATTCAATCTGTTCTGGAGTATAATCATATAATGTTTCACCAAAATCAATGATTAGTGGCTGTAATGCAAGTGATATATTTGGAATGTCTATTACACTTTCAGCCACCTTTTGACATCTTGGCCATATCTCTGGGTCGTAATGCATCATAACATTTACATGTGTTCTACATTGTTGACTCATTATTTTTACAACTTCGATGAAATGCTCTGCATCGCCTTCTTCTGGATGATATGAAAGACATACATGGTCAAATTTTGTTTTATTCTTTTCCCACCAGCGAATCGTTCTACTACTATTGCTAATGAATCCTATATCATGACCAATTTCTTTGATGTACTCTGCACATTTAATAAAATCTTTCCAGAGTGTTACTTCTCCACCTGTAAATTCAAAATATACAGTTCTAGGATGATAATGAGCAATCGTAGAATCTATGAATTTCTTTACAACATCAAAGTCATTCCATCCAAAACTGCCGTCATTTAGAATACTTGGACAATAGGAACATGTGAAATTGCACATATTTCCTAAATTCCAATTAACCACAACCCAGTCTTTGGCTTCATCGTGGTGATGATCAAGTCTATTATAAAATTCCTGCGGTCCGAGGGGCATGTATTAATCCTTGTCTGTCTCAAGTTCATCGAGTCTTGTTTCAAGTCGTTGGACGGATTGTAGTATTTCCCACAATTTCCAATCCATTGTTTTAGCAAGTTCTAAAATTTCATTATTGAAATCTGTTGAATTTCTTTCTGCTACAGTTGTATCATTTTCCGGTATTAGTCTAATTTTTTTAACCATTGTAATTTCCTTTATTTGTCCCAGCCGGTTGACTTTTCAGTTGCCAAAGGATTATGAACTCTCTTTGGATTATTATAAACACGTTTAAAGTAGCGTGATAGTTCTGGTGTAGGATCACACATCTCCATACCAAGATTTTCACATAGATAGTCTCCTAATGTTAATGTACGATCATACAGTAAATCTTCATTCTTTGATAACTCAGAATAAACAGTATCATAAAAAAACGTTTTAAACCAATCATAATTACTGATACTCTCAATGATAAAATCTGAATTGAAATTTACATCATAGCATCCCATCCTAGCACCTAATACTGCCCATAGACCATTTTCAACATCAGATCCAATATTGCACCATGTCAGTAGTCTTTCATAATTTTTAGGCCATATTCTTCTATTAAACTCACTTGGCGGTACTCTAGTGCCTTCATCAAGCGACATTTTTACTCCTTCACGATATCCACTGCGAAACGCTTGAAATGGCGAGCCACTATTAAATATCATTGAATATGTATTATTCATTTGCTTATAGTCTAGATCCCAACAAAAGTCAAGTTTCTTGGTTTCATTATCTGCATTCTCATGTGTACGCATATCTAATACTAGTTGAACTGGCCAGCATTTAATTCCACCATTGCCATAGACCAATCCATTAGTAAGATTTTTAGCTCCCCATGATATTACGCTACGACTCAAATCTGTGTTCTCAGGAAAAGATAATGTGATATCAAAAAACTTTTTATCTACAATATTATCACCATCTATCGTAATAAATCTATCAGTTTTACTAGCACGGGCACATGCCTTATGTGCATTATCAAATCCTTTAACACCATCAATTCTCTGTGCCATTGGAAATTTACTTAGTAGGTCTACATAGTGTTCTTCTTTGTTCGGTTCATCATAACTAAGGTAGAATATACTTAAATCTTTTATAATAAGCTTTGTCATCTTTATTCTCTTATATCCTCCATACTGTATGTAGTAAAAATGTAATTAGCATATATGCTTATGTTCTTATATTTATGTCTGTACTTAATTGTCTGTTTTTTACCCGTTAAAATTTTAGAGTAATCTAATTCAATTGTGTCAATTAATAATCCTGATTCATTTTTCATTGTTATATAAAATTTATGTGATTTATTGTTTTTAATGATAATATCTTTATCATTATTTTGTTCAACAAAAAATTCTTCCAGGTTAGATGTTGCCAAGATATCGAATCCATCATCTGTCACATAAATTTTTAAATCTGGTGATGAATGATAATCTATATGGCGAATATTATTACTAGCGTTATTTTTTACAATATACTTACCTGCATCTCTTCTAACAATTACGTAATGCATCTCATCTTTTTTAAAAACCACATTGTACCCATTGGTAACATAGGTACCATCAAGAAATCTCAACAAATCAGCAGCAGAAAAGTATGCGAAATTATTTTTATTATTTTTATCAACTCTATTTTCAAAGGAAAGAATTGTACCATCTGAATTAAAGTATACGACTTTAAATGGGTTGTCAGAACTTAGAGTTTTTATACTACGGATCATATACATTCTCATATTGTTTAATCATATCATTTGTCAACCAATCTTTTTCAACATAATGAAACGGCAATGTTTGAATGAAGTTATGTATATTAATTTCCAAATCATCAGATACATTGCTTGTTAATGTATCTTGCCAATCAGAGAAAATATTTTTTTCAGGAATGTTTTGAATATAACTTTTCATATGCACAAATGCAGGAAAAGGCAAACTAGATATAAATTTTTCTTTACCTAGTATTTTAGCAGCAAGTGCATATGCTACATCCGCACTTACCCAATCTTGGCCTTTGCCTTTCAAGAACTCATTATAGTATAATTCCCAGTTGTTTATAATCCTTTCAACTAATCGAAAGAATTCATAAGAAACTTCAGACTTATTAAAGTATGTAAAATTGCTATATACATCAGGTAACTCACAGTCTGTAAATTTCTTTCTATAAAAATCAGAGATTATTGGTTCATCTCTGAATGTTCTAGGGTTTGTACATAATAACACATCATACTTGCTATCACCTAGCATATCCCACCAATGGTCAATCGATTTTGTAAATAATTGATCTGTATCTAATATTATTGTTTCATCAAATGGAGACATGTTAATATACTTCCATTTGTTCTCTATTTTCCATGTGCTATTAAGTGCATCGTCATTCCATGGAATATCTACAATGTAATCAAATACATCACAATACTTTTGTTCCAATCTGTCACTTGTTTTTTTATCAACACACAAGCAAATTGCATTTTCACGTTGCGTGGTCTTAATGCTCAGTGCAAGTGCGTATGCCATTCTTAGATAATCATGCTCATCTGTATTTTGGGCTATTACAATATATCCTCTACTCATAATGTAATTCCATTTTCAAAAAACGAATCCAAATGTTTTGTAATGCTTCGTTTATTCATAATGTGAAGATCGGATCGTTGCAATCTTACTATATTTCTGACTGTGCGATTTTTAGCAGTTATCATAACAATGTTATCAGGTCCATCGACTCTTAAAATTTGATCGGTATCAAAACTATTAACAAGTTTATTGAAGGGAAGATTTGGTACTATAGCATTTACTTCACCATTCAGGATATGCAATGCAATACTGAATGTATGATCATTTCTATATAATGCCACATCACATTTATAAAGATTGTAATAATACCTATAGTTATTCTTAATATGATTTATCATTTTGAATAAATTTGAAGAAAATTCACATTTTCTAAAGTATATTACAGTAGCCCAATACATATCTATGCTAATATCATTAAGTCTGGCAGTATTTGAAGTTTTTGTTTGTGATATATCGGTAAAATCTTTGGTAATCATAAAATCATTGCGACTACCCCATACGCCATCTAACTGGTTTGTCATAATAAAATAATCACAATCTATTACCAGTGTTTCATCATATGGAGATAGAGAGTAAACATCACCTCGACTTTTATTAATAAACGGTGCACCTTCTACGTTCTTAATAGTATCGCGGTATTTTCGCATGGTACTATCTGTACTTTTTGGTATAACAATAGTTCTATCAAAATAACAGTCAACCAATTTACGATTTTCATTTAATGATGATTCGTCTGTTATAAGACATATTTCATCAAAGCCAGAAAGATACTTTCTGGCATATCCAGCACTTGCACACGATATTTTTACATAATCAACATAATCGTTGTTCTGTGCAAAAATTATTATACCTTTTGTCATTTATAAATCTAATGCAATTTCAATTTTTGTGGAACTTCTAAGTTGTTCATATTCTTGATAGTAAAAGTTAAGGGAAGAAAAATATCGTTCTGATACTAGTTCTAAGAATTCATTTACATCAGCAATATTAATAGGTAAATTATTTTTGTCCAATATATTTACATTCATTTTATCAGACTGAACTAAATAATTTAAAAATCCTATTAATTCTTGGGTCACAACAAATGTGCCACCATTTTGATAAACATGTAATTCGTTCATTACTTTATCTTGCATAACTTTTCTATTTAAATTAAAATTACGCATTGTATTTTTGTACGACAAAATATTTTCTAAATTTTCTTCCACTAGTTACTCCACGACCAAGACTTACAGTAATATACTATTACTATACTATAAATTTTTTAAAATGTCAAGAAGTTTTTATTTTAGTATTACTAATTATGTCATAATTATTCCAACAAAGTCAGTTATTATACTATAAACTGGCATCTCCGACACCACGCCTAAATTTGATGTATCTGCATCATCCGCACGTTGTTGGGAAATATAAACCGATAAATTGCCTTCAACCCAATCACCATACGTTACTTGGTCTGGATAATAACCATCATAGCCACCATAGCCACTATATCCTAGATAACCATCTGGATCTCTGTCTGGATCATTTCTCAATAATACATAAAATTCCATACTACCTATTTCTTCTAAAGAGAATCTTGCCCAAACTTCAATTTGATGTTCAGTGACATCATCTAGAGGACTTGGATCGTCTAGCATTACAGTAACTTTTTTATGAAACACTTTTTGGTATGTCGTAGTCATTTCATTAAATCCTACGCCGGGTACACCTACATTATTTGAAGATTTTGTTGCAATGTGACTAAAGATAATATTACCCACATCGTCCAGTAAAGATGCCCATGATGAACTTGGTATATAGCCAGTTGGGTAATCACTTAGTTCTGTTTGTATTCTTATTTCACCACCTGCATTGAAATATTGACGCCTTGCGTCTTCACTTTTAAATTTTGCACGGAATTCAAATTTCTGTTCATCTAATCTAACTTTCCATGTTTCGTCTGGAGTTGCTTCGAGATTTTGATTTGGATTCAAATAGGTATGCATTGCACTAAGAACGTTTTGTTGTGTTGACATTTTTAGCAATGTATAATTTAATTTATTCTGTCTAATATTAATAATATCGTCTTTGATAGTATCAATAGTATGAATTACAGTGTCTAATTCTGTAAAATCACCATTATATATATTTGCACTAGTTGTTAATTCGGTGCCCTGATGTGCCGCTGCAAATCGTATTGAATAAAATAATTCCATCCAATTTCTCTTACGTAACTGTTGGCCACGATTAACATGATTAACGAATAACTGAGTTTGCCCATAACCAGAATCGCCTGCCCCTGTACCAACTATTTCATTGATATCATTTGCCAATAAGTTAAAATCATCTGACGTAAACTGACTTGTTAGAGGGTAACTTTGTGGTGACATTCGTTACTCCTTCTTAATTTACTTGTATTGTTATTGTGTAATCGATTATAATTGTTCTATTTGCTGATAGTAATACAGGATGAAAAGTAACATGTGTTAACATCATCGTCTTCGATTCATCCATTGCGCCATCACTAGTCACTCCTGCCATTAGTCCAATTTCATCAATTGTAAATGCATTTACACTATTCGTATCTGGCGAACTGTCTGTTTCTGGTAAACGTAGACCAGGATCAATTATTTTAACTGATTCTTCATATGCATTGTGGTCCACTTCAAGTGAACATACAATTTTTGCAGTATTTTCTGGAACAGACTCGTTTGTATCCATCATTTCACCAGCATAGTAAACTGTATTAGTAGTTAACTGTTCATACGTCTTTGCATATAAAGTTGAGTTACTTGAAGGTATTGGTAACTGGTCATAATTTCCAAAAACCCTGGGCGCTCTATATTCTAATGTAGTAGTAGATTTAGAACCGCCATTTCCGAAAGCCATCCAATTAACTATTGGTGATCCACCGTTTGAGTTTATACTTGTTGGTTTGCCTGCTAATGCACTCGCAAGAGCATATGCCATATTACCAGGATGTATTGCATTCTTTTTTTCTAAAAGTACTTTGCCTGTGTCTTTGTCATATATTTTTACTGTGCCAATAATTTGTGACATGATATTATCATTGAACATTTATTTCTCTCTTTTTATACCAGAACTTATTCTATTTATCATTTTTTTAAAACCTACTATATTAGTTGTCTTTCTAGTTGTTCTGCAAGAAATGCAATTTTTTCTACAGCAGACATGATGTAAATAGTATCTCCAGGTTCTATATTAACTGCTAGCCCAGTGAATAATGATCGCTCATTAATATGTATTGTGGCATCATTTTTTTCACTATAGTGCATAAATTCTAACTTACCAGATGAATTTTCAACTGCAATTAAAATTACACTGTTTGCAACCGCAGTCCTAAATTTACTTGCATCGGTTACTGTTATTTGTCTATACCCATTTTCCAACGATACAGATGCAACCGTATCAGAGTCTATAGTATGCATTAAATGTCCATTACCAAATGTATCATACACTACAAACGTCTTCTTGTCAAGTGTTGAATTGCCTATACCATCTGTAATATCTGATGAATATTCATCAATTCGTAAAACAGTTGATTCTAATATTTGTGATTCTACCAGTCCAGTGTCAATGCCACCTTTATCTGCGGTAACGGAGTATGGATTTCTTAATATTTTGCCAGTATCATATTTGCCATCTTTTATATCCAGGAACTCATCGTCTGGTATTATACCACCATCATACGTAGTATAATCATATCTGCTATAATCACTGCCCAGGTCTATTGTTAATTTCATATGATGTAGTGTATCTACATTGGCAAGAATATCTTCACTTAATGGATAGATTCTACGAGCATGACGTAACTTAGTATGATACGGCTTTGCTTCCATAATATATTCAATAGTATCAGTATATGTATCATTTTGATAAATTGCATATTGTCGTAATGGTTTATTTAATAGTGTCAAATCAATATAACTCGTTTTAAACAGCCATTCCGGATGTTCATTTTCAGTATACAAATAATTTAACATATCAAAGAATACATCTTTAATAAACGATGTTTTCCCATAATAATATATCATGTCAATAAACTCATGTAACTGGGTACTGATAACATTGGTATAATACTTGGATTCGCCACCATTGCCTGTCTGCCCTGGTATAAGTATATCGTCAAAATTCAAATTCATTGATCCATCTTTTTTATTGACCAATGTAATTTGATCTAGATTGCCATAAGGAAAATAAAATTCTTCATAGTCTGGATTTTTTATTTTAAACGATCTTATACCACTATTAGCCATACTACGCATATCAATATTTCTCGTATTTCCTAGATATTGATAACTTGTAATCGTTTCATAGTCTGAGTCTATATACCAATTGGTACTGTTGAAGATATAGTGATCTAACTTGATATAATCTTCATAAAATGGAAATTCCGAACTTAGTAGTTTATTATTAAAGAATGTATTAATTATTACTTTAAAATTTTCACGTGCATATTCTACATTCTCAAACAAATTATCTGAGATGTTTTCTAATTCATATACACGAACAACATCATTCTTGATTACATCCCTATTGTTATTAATGATTAATTCATCACCGTCAATAGTAAAATCAGTAATTTCTAAAAATTCATTATTGACAGATACGGATATATCTTCTATATCTAAATCTAATAGAAACTCATCCTTTACTATAGCGCCATTAACATTGATATTGTTTTCATTGACTCTTACCTGAAATTTATTTGATATTTTGGAGTTTGCAATACTATTTTTAAGTCTCTCTAGATAATCTGCCATAATCGGCTTATCTGATTCGCGGGAAATCATTTCCCAATCAGTATGTTTATCTTGTCTATCTACGGTATCTTGATATTCAGTCGTAACTGTAATTGTTTTGTTTGAACGTGCCACTTTATTATTTAAAACAATAGTATTACTATTAATTGGTATAAATTTATTTTTAATAGAACCAGTTTCAATAATCATTCTTATTTCATCAGTGCTATACTCTTTGTTATAACGTGGCAAAGTTCCTATACTTGTCCAATAGAAATAAGTTGTGACTTCTTTGTTTTTAGCATCATTCCACTCTTTTTTGGTATTAAACCATGTAATACCAGCAGGCAATATTTCATTTTTTACCCACTGTTTAATTTCAACTACTGAGCCATCAACAATTTTACCCCAAAATCTTTTTGTGTAATCTGGAATAATATTGCCATTCGCATCACCGTAGTCATTATAACGATAATATCTAGTGCTATTTGTATCCCACCAAATTTCTCCTAGATGTTCATCAAGCCATAATCCACTACTCAGAAATTCATCATATTTTGATGGATCGTTCCAACTAATATAGTCAATATCTTTCATTATAGAACCCGGCAATTTTAAATTTAAAGGATCATATAAATTATGAATTTTAAATTCAGTATCATCTTCTTTTATTATAACTCTATCAATTAAATCTACATCAACTTCTTTTGCTTTTCTATTTAAGACTTGAAGACTGCCAACTGTATTTCTTAGAATTACTGCCCAGCCATCATCTCCTGTGTAGTTATCTACCCACAATCTACTAGTGTCATTAAGACCCAAATCTCTATAAAATTCATCAAATGATTCTCCGTTATATCCTGGAGTATATCTAACAGATTTCCATCTCATCACTTTAAAGTTTATATTACTAACATTACTATACTCAGTATATAGTCCAATCTTATCTAATAATAATTGACTTGTTCCTTCAAATGACAAACTAATTTGATCGATAACATTAATAACAATTCTACCATCCGATGTAATAAGAGCCGATACTGAATCTGATTGTTCGTTTATCTGAGATATGAATTGTATAGCAGATTGACTTAATACAATGTTAGATATATATTCACCAGAAACAATGCCAACAGCAGTGAGTGGTGTTCCAAGTACATTTGAAATGTTAATCTTATATTCATTGCCAGATATTAATAATCTATCATCTACGTTACTCGCAGAAAATGTAACCGTTGTCAATGAAGAATTTATATCTGAAATAATATTTTCTAAAGAGTTTACAGTAATAGATGTAGAATTAAATCCAAGTCTAGCCATTGCACCATCGGTAACTTCTGATAATTGCAATGATATTCCACTACTTGTTAATTTTAATTTACCATCAGAAATGCTGGCGGTCACATTGACAATGTTAAGATCGTTAATCTGTGTCTTAATACTCTCAGTAGTTGGAGATAAATTTCTATCAAAATCAGAACTATCGAAATTAAATGCAGCAAATTGTTCGCCACTCAATGACATTGTATTTCCAGTACGGGATATTTCAAGTTTGTTATTCTGTAATGCAGCAGATATGTTGGCCTGTGTGTTTATTTGTACTGCTAAATTGCCCAACTTTGTTTCAGTATATGGTGAAGACCCGATTAGTCCTAAAATATCAACCGCGGTAGAACCCTGTATCGTAACTGAAGGTTCAGTAGAGGTTAATACAAGTTTATTATCAATCGAAGTTGCATTGACCGCATTTGTTGATGCATTAATAGTATCAATAATATCACTTAATTCAAATGGAATAACAGTGTCATCGGATTGGTCACTTGCAGTGCCGGCGTCATCTATTACAGGAGTGAATATTATAGTATCATCATTAATAATTATAGACGTAGGACTTGTGATTTGTGGGTTACTCACTGTTCCAGAAATTACAATATCTTCTGCTGTATATGCTACAGAGGTGTCACCAGTAACAATTAATTCAGATCCAGATGGTAGCGAATCAGACGTATCAATTCCCGATGTTGCTACAATAGGTCCCGTATCAATGTTGCTAACTATAAAATTAACATCATCAATTGTAATAGTATCATTTTCTTGTGCAGTAACATTGTTTGTTGCCTGTGCTACTGTTCCAGTAAATGTGACGATACTATTGCCAGCATTTAATTGATTATCAAATTGATCAAATACACTAATATCAATTTTATCTCCAGGTGTAACAACAGGATTAACTATTGCAGCATTATCACCTCCTATACGTAACGCTGAAGTTGAACCAGCAGTATCATTGGAATCAAATACAAAACTAGTATTATTAATTACAAGTGTTTCACCGTCAATTATATTGGGATTAGAATTTAGACTTATTGCTTCTACGCCAGTTGAATCATTGGATGGAACAAAAACACTATTGTCTGTTGTAGTATCAATTTCAACAGCAATCGGTTCAAAATCAGTATCAAAGACAAGATATTTAAAAACAGTAGTGCCATCTGATGCTTCTATTGTACCATCTTCAATAAGATAATAATATCCATTTAATTCTGGATCAATTTCCTCATTGTTAATTCTTAAATAAACTGTATCGGTTACATCTATTTCATTGATTAACACAATGTAAAGTTGTGAATCTTCAGTTTCACCAACAAATACAATTTGTGCAACTTCGCTTAATCTTCTAACATCCCAATCTCTTAGTGTATCAAATTGTATCCATGCCAAATCACCTTCATAATAATTTTCACTAACAGTTGTTTCTAATATTGTAGAGTTTCTTACAACATAATTAACATCTCTGCTATTGACATATCCGGTTGTTTTAATAGGTGTTGTTCTCGGTGTTGTACGGTACAAAAATGGATTACTGTCATATGTAACAGTGTAAGGATCAGTGAATATAGTTCCAGTCTCAATATCCTTACTAATCGATATATTTCTGTTTAAGTTTCCATAACTATCAAGTTTTAATGCCCATACTTCATCAGAACCAATATCAGAAAAATTAGAATTATTATTAATAATTTTATTGATACTACCGGGAGTACCTTTATCTGATATGAATCCTTTATAAAATTCCAATTGTGACTCACGTTCTATCATATGATTTGATAGATAACTTCTAGGAGTAAACCCAATATGACTTGCTTTTATCAAATTTATATTTGACAAACTTTGATCCACCATTGTATCTCTATAGAATTTAGTATCAGAAATCATTGTCTCAAAATTGGGGTTCAATGTATTGTTCTGAACAATGTAGCCGTCGATTCCTAATGTACCATTCCAGTCATCAGTTCTATTACAATCAATCATCATTCTTAAATTTCTATTATGATTAATAGGATCATAAATCACATCACCAAAGTTATCGATACGATCAACAACAAATGCATGTTCTATATCAACAATATCTATTTTCATGCCATAAACTGGTACTACCGATTCCCATGTTATAGAATCGCCTTCTGAGAAGAATTTGATTGCTGTACTAGGTATTTGTCTACCACTGCTATCAAGAACTTTGTAGAAATTTTTGTTATTTTCTCTTTGAACACTAGCAATGCCATATGGAGCAGAAAAACTGCCAGTAAGTAATATCGGCGTCAAAGTTATAAACTCACCAATTTCATGTTGTTCTGCCGTCCATTCCAGAAATTTAATCAATAGACTTTCAAAATTTACACTTTCACCGGAATCATTGATATCAGTGAAACTCCACCCAACTGTCGTTAAATAATTTTGATATCCAATAAGAAGTTGTGCAACATCATCTACTGAATATAATATATCGCCATAGTTATGGGTTTTCAATTGGTCGATAAATGTATCTTTATATCCTTTAGCGACAATTCTATTTACCCTGGGCCAACTCTCTAAAATCTTCCAGTATGTATCTTGATCATCATTGAATGATGCACTACTATTATGGTCATATAGTGAGATATATGGGACACCCTGATATACTACATATGTATCTTGTTTATAGAATGCATTTGCTTGCCAATCATTAATAATTGCTTCATCGCCTTGCGTTTTCCATAATTTTTCACCTGATGTTATATCCCAATTCAAAGTAAAGAATTGTGGATTAAAATCATCATATCCATTGATTCTATATCCAAACTTTTTAATCTTAGGTTGTGCAATAAGTGTCCATGCTGTATAATCAAAATTTATTTCTTTTGTAATTTCTTTAAACGTTGCAGATTCAACTTTTCGAACATAATATCTGTTATCTGATGGATTATATACTATATCTTCTTGTTGATATGTTGCAGTATCATCTATATTATAAGTAGGATAAGAAACGTCCAATGAAACTTTTTCTAGTACTATAGCACTAAAACTTTCAGAACGATTTGGCTCACCAGAGTGAATAAACAAATCATAATTATCTCTTGGAATCTCTGCATATCTTGAATTTGATAATCCACTTTTTTCACTGTTTAGTTTAAAGTTATTAACAAATCCACCTAACTTAGATCCTAGTTTAAATTCATATCCTTCCTGTTCTTTAAGTATACGATCCGTATCTATACTTTCAATTTGATGAAATATATTTACTACGGTATTTAATTCATCAGAATATAAATCTATTATCTCAAAAGGCTTTGCAATCATTGCCATCAAAAATTCAATAAACGAGTATTCACTACTACGTCTCCATGCTTGTTCAATAGGAGAACCGTCACCAAATTCCCAATCTTGGTTCATTAATTCAATCTCTTTTAAGGTAGTTTGCGAATTGAAAAATAAATCATCAATTGTGCGAATATCGCCATTTTCATCTATAGGAATAGGCCAATTTGTAGAATATGTTGATTTTAATTCTTCCCAAAATTCATACTGAGTGTATCTACCAGAATTCATTTCAAAGCCTTCTGGTGGTATACTATACCCAACTGTTACCCAAGGTTCTATTGTTGGATGGTCTGTGCCATAAGCATATTGAAAAATACCACGCCAATATCCAGGTGAAGCATCATTACGTGCACGATAATTCCATGTTTTATAATCATCAGCATTATAATCTGTATTATATAGATTGTCAATATTATTACGTAACATCCACTTTTTAAAGAATGGATACATAATATATTTTTTTTCATTTAAAGAATACTCAATCGTACTATTTCTGTACATACCATATTTTGTTTTCTTTATACTTGTACTACTCTCGGTTTGTTCAATTCTATTATATACCAAACTTTCAAACATTAATGTGATGTCATCAGTTCTGTCACCCCATATTAGGGTTTTTGAACCATCGTGTCCAACCAAGAATGTTTTTTCTTCATCATATTCAGTGTCTGTTATATATCTAGGCTTATACACCGCATTTAATCCTAGTTTAGTTGCACTGGGAGGAATAAATGTTTCTTTTAATATTGTATAATATCTAACCTCAATTACATCATCTGCATCGATAGTTCTATCAAACTCAACTTCAACCTCATTTAACATTTTATAATCAGTTGCTATTTTACCATTTATCAAGATACTAATATTATCATTATAGACAATTTCTGTAGCAACTGAACTTGGTATAAACTGAGTTTTTGCTCCCGCAACAATCGGATTAACTTTTGCTGTTATATAATGTGTTGGAGTATCGCCAGCATTTATCATCATACTGCCATCAAATACACTGATGTTTTGTCTTTTCGCTAGAGCGATTGCACTTACTGCCTGTTCAAGAATATCAGAATCGCTCATTGTTTCACTATCAGCAGTATTCAATATTTCTTGTACATTGTTGATAAAATTATTCTTATAACTATTATATGCAGTTGCAATATATTCAAGTGCAGTATATGGATTATAGTCATCTCTGGTTATTGCAAAGTATGCTTTTTTAATGTCAATAGAATTACGAACCATAATACTACCAAATTTATTGTGGCGAAGTTTATCAGTATTATCACCTATATTACGATAGTTGTTAACAGCAATTTGATTTCCTGTAAGTCCAATGGAAGTCTCAATTTGTCTTTTAAAATGCTCAAAAACGGTAGAGTATGTAAAGTTTCTATCATTATGTGTTTCATTGTCTGGATTATATTCAAGTGCTGGATCAATACGTTGCCATGCGGTATCGCCATCAATAACCACGTTATCTTTTGTTGTAAAATCTACATATACATATCCTGTTACCGGACTATTAAATATAATGAACTTGCCGTCAAAAACTGTATAATTATCAATTTGCTTGATACCTTCTACATAAACGTCAATAGTCTCATCTGTTTTTGCCTCTTGTAACAACTGCAATATGCTATGTTCTGCTTTTCCGTATTCATGACGCAAATTTCTATAATCAAATTCTGTTATAATATATAAGTTATGATGGGTATCATTTATTTTATATGTCACGTTATCTGCTAAGTCAATATTAAATGTAAATTCACTCTGATAATCACCAGGAGTCAATAAAGCCTGTATAGACAAAAATTTGTCAACGATACTATCTTCGTCTTCAACGTAATGAAAAATTTTACTATCTTCACTTGTATTTAATTCTGAATCATATACTTTAAAAGTAGGTACTTCCCATTCAACGGCTGCCTGACTACTATCGCTTAATTCAATATTACGATCAAATTCAATTATAGGTCTTTTTGCTTGTATTATATATGATTTATTTTCATCATTTATATATTGGCGAATGTCATCATAATGATACCAGGAATTTCTATCACTCCACCAATTTATTGAACTAGTAGTGTCATCATTCTTATCAATAGTTATATAATGTGTATCATTACTATTGCCTAAACTAAAGACATTTGCAAGTTCAGTATATATTTCCCAATCTGGAGTGCTTGTTTCTGGATTCTCACGATATTCTATTAAGTTAATTATACCCTGTGTCTTATTTGGAAATCGCAATGCATATGGATTAACTTCTATATTCCAACGATCTTGTATTGTATCACGTAGAATATAATTATTTTCTCCCAAGAGAAGTGTAATTCGTAATTCTGATGTATTTACATATGTATCACCTGCGCTTGGTGTTACAGGTCTTATATCTGACTGCGTAAATGTCGGAGATGACGTATCACTTGTGCCCAACCTTGCCCAGCCGTCAACTGTCTTTATCCAGTAAACAACTTGATTTTTTGAAATTACAACAGCATAATCTCCTATTTCAGCGAAATCATCTTTGGGAGCAACTTTAGCATTAATTAATGGTGCAAGATTATCTGTTCCTGGTTCTCCGTTAAGTATGTATGGTTTTTGTTTAATCCATTCGCTATAGCCAGAATCATAAACTTTATATTCGTATAGAGCATATTCACTTGTAAAGCCCATATTTACCCAGTAATATAATTCCCAATTACAGAATTTATCAATATCAATTGGCAAATTAATCGTATATGTATCAGATTTAAATAATCTTCTATGATCATTAGTTAATGATCCTTTATTATACATTGAATTTAGTAAATCATCATAGTATATGTTGTCTCCAATATTAGTATTAGAGAATACAGGTTCTAACCCGTAATTGTCACGCTGAAATAGATGATCAGGAAATGACACATATGCATCATTGTCGTTATATACTCCTTTTTCTTTTCTTCCTATAAAAGCCTTTGTTTTCGTAACACTGCCAGCAGAAAATGCTCTCTCAAGGGTACTATCGAAAATAGTCTCTAACTCTTTATTTTGAAGATGTACTGGTAAAAGATTGTATATTTTATTATTTGCCATTTTTTATTCGCCCAATAATTCCGCTGCTACTATACTAGAAATAATTTTAACATCTGCGGATGATGTTAAACTCAAGAAAATTTCAGTAGGTTCACTACTAATACTTAGCAAGTTTGAAAACTCTCCGGTTTGATATTTTGGTGTTATTATAATACTTGAAACATAATTAGGCAAAGTTCTGTGTACATATGCTGCTAATTCTGAAAAGTAAAATGTTTCTCCAAAATCCCAGTTGTCAATATCAAAGAATGTATTAACTGCATTTGCAACTGCCGTTTTTATTTCACTATCACTGTATGAAGTTCCTGATTTCTTAACAACTTTAAATACCGCTTGGTTCTCTGCTGCAGCAAATGAACCAAATAGATATTTAAACTTAACAGGTATATAACTGATATGATCTGATATACTTGCTTTAGGTTCAATACCTTGCATAATTTTTTTCAATTCATAGTTCGTTGGTTCCGATGGTATGATATCACTAAAGCCACCATTTATCCATGTATTAACTCTGCGAACATAGTCCGAACTAAGAATATATAAATCAATGATATTACTTGTACCAGGATCAATTCTCTTATCAATATCAGCATAATGATCCCATCTAAATGTCATAAATTTGTCTTCAACATAACTTCTTCCCTTCAGGATTCTATAAGTCACACCATTATATATAATTTTGTCTTTATTATCTGGATCTACTAATTGATATCTATCAGTTGGCAAAATTTCCCATCCGTTCGCAGTCTTTTCTTGCCATATGCCATCATTTAATGTAACATCGACTCCACTTATGAAAAATCTCAATGAAGCGGTCGGTGGTATTCTATCATTTTGTGATTCATTATATGCTATAACTGTATCACTGATACGTTCATATAATATATTATTATTTTGGTCTGTGTATGTTTCCAATACAATATGTGAGAAATTTACTACTGATATATCGCCAAGATCATCCGCGGCTTCACTATACACATCTTGATTGGAAAGAACTTCTAGCATACCATGTGGATTTCTAGTTATATCAGTACTACTTAATTTTACCTTACTATAATCAACATATCCTGCAGGTGTTATATATTTGTCAACTATGTAAGTTTCTGCGTCAGCGTATGATGAAACTCTATCTGTTTTTATACATCTTACCATTCTAGTGAGTTGAACTTTAAATTCTGATAATGTGGAAGTTCCACCAATATTATTAACGGTAATAGTATTATCTGTTCCACCATTTGTAGGATCAACTGTCCAAAATAATATTTTATAAGTATCAATATCAGTTGTTATAATTTCACAGTGTTTTAAATCTATATCAATTCCATCTGAATCTTGCAATGTAAAGTTATCAGGCGCAACATTCGGTGCAGTAAAATTTATTTCAGCGAATGCATATTGTTTCCAATATATATCCAGATCCGGACTATCTGGATCTAAGCCATCATTATTTTCATTCTGTATAGAAAAACCAGTTGAACTCATATCATCAAAAATAAATTGATATGTGTTAGAACCATCAAACTGTGTAAAGAATTCAGTTTGTACACCAAAATCACTATTAGTCGCATTGTATCTAGTTTTACCAGTAGGCAATTCGGATTCATCTACCCATGCAAAATTACCATTATTTGCTGCAATATTAAAATAAGTATCAGATACCTCACCTTTAAATCCATCCAAAACTAATTGAGAATCTGTATATGTTGAACTATATACAGTGGATGCGGTATTTGAAGCAGCACTATTTGAAATTGATGCCACCCCAAACGAAACAACTGATGCGCCGGCAGATACAACAGGAGAATTTGGATCTATCGAATTTATACTGATGTCATCATTGAATGATTCTGTAGATAATTTACTAGATAAATTATCTACTGTATATGCAACTGTGTATGTTGGAGAAATTCCTATAGTTGTAGATTCATCTGGAGTAATATCATATGATGATCCTCCAGGTGATATCAGTGTATGTAAATTTTCAACCACTTCCAAACAATCATTTGTATCCACAAATGTATTTGTAATTACTGCGCCAGGAGTATCTTTCCATTTTATATCGAATGTTGCAGTATCGTCGGTCTCAACAATATTAATAATATCACCTGTTCCTACATGAATAGTTTGAGTTTCTTCATACGTGTCTTCTAAATTTTTAGTAGTTGAGTAATATTTCAGAAATAATCGATCACGCTCAGCTAAGTTTGTTTCATTGTTAACAACAAATTTATTGTTATTATAATGAAACTTTATTTGTTTTGTACTGTCAAACACGATTTTTTTACCAGTGAAACGTGCTGTATATGCTGCTTCATTTTCTCTTATACCAGGAACATATGTAAATGTGATAAACACATCTGTACCTTCAACAAGTGGAGGATCAACTAATTCATCATGTAATCTCCATCCCCATACATTTGTAGTTGTACCTGATTCATACATCAATGTAAATGTCTGAACTGACAAATCTTCTATTTTATTAATTTTTATATTATTAATTTCACTGTCTTCGAGTCTAGTTCTATATCCTCTAACTATTCTATCAATTTCTCCGCTATTCTCGGGAATTAAATATTCGATGAAATATGAATCCATTGCTGATCCAGCAACACTAGATTCAATGTTACTGACAGTTGTCCATGTTTTAGTGTTTTCATTTCCACTGTTTACTAATATATGATCACCAGGATATATATATGTAGTATTATAATTCACAGATGATGATACATCAATGATGCTTTTATTTGTACTTCGGGTATTGAAATTAAGATTAGGATCTGTAATAACTGAGTTAGGATTGTACATATTTTCACAATAATATAAATTAATTAAACTTGGATGCTTTATAACTTCTGTTATTTTATTTCTAATAAAATTGTCAATCTGATTATTTTCTCTATTAAAACTCAGACTCATTGTTATATTATCATCTTCCAAGAAGATACTACCGTCTGTTCCTATCGCACTTACATTTGAGTGATGGCCGGTTACGTCATCCATTTCAAAGAACCTGGAATTTCCTGCAAATGTGGTATTAACTGCTTTTGATTTTGCAATAATATTTGAGCCAAGTGTTAGTGGATATATATTATAATCTTGTGCATTTATCATTCTATCTTGTGAATAATATGCGCGTGGTGCAATTTGTCTCACACTCTCAAATGTCTCAGCCGAAAAGTTTTCGCTAAAGTCTCTGGTAGTTGACATTGTTAAAGTTAAATTATATGGTCGGTCATCAGCACCAATATAAGGCACGATGATTGTGACGTTATCTATATCATTTGCATTAACCGAGAAATTTTGATTTTCTACTTGTCTAAACCATACTCTATAATTACCATATGCTGCATTACCAAACACACCATCGGGAAAATTAACTTTTATGCTGTTGTCAACATTCGTAGTAATACTAGCAATTTCACCTGATCCATTTTTAATAGTATTATATATCGCAGATTCTTTACTTTGATTGTCAATCAACGAAACAGTTGAAAAATATCTTCCATTGCTATCTACTTTCTGTAACCAAACATCACTATTTGATATATTAATATTATTAATATTTTTTATTACATTTGACAATTTAACATTGTATGTGAAATCTTGGAATTTTAATTCTCCTGCCTTACTATATACAAAAAATCCAGTTCTGTCACTTGCTGGTCCTAAATTATCGTTGCGATTGACAATTGTAAAATTACTCGATGCCATAGGTTCTGATTCTACAATTGAATCATCAATTATTTCTACCTTAGTAGTTTCAAATAAACGGGTTGCACCCGAAACATTTGATGTGAAAGGATATGAGACTGATTTGCCATTAGGATTTTCATTGACTTCGTATATATTATTTTCTATACCGAGTATATCAATTTTTGCAATAGGATCTAAAATCTTAGAATTTTTAGATAGTGCAGAATCCAAAACTGTAATGAATTTTTCATACCAGTCTGTGTCATTTGCATCATTCCAATTAATAGTGGTATTAGAAAGTGAATCTCCAGCATTATCAAATACATCTTGATTCGTAGTGACGCTTGTAATTTTCATAAAACCACGTGCATTGATCGGTCGTGTTTTTAAGTAGCCAAGATTCTTGGCCATTCTCAGTACAGATTCTTTACGCTCTGCCGTATCCAAGAAATTTTCTCTTGTATTCATATCAAGTCTGAAAGCCAATGAGTGTCCTAAATATGCAACCAAATCTAAGATTGCAATAAATTCTGAACTTGCTATAAAATCATTAAATTTTGAAGGATATGTTGTTTTAACGTAAGAAAGTAATGCTTCTCTAATAGTGTCAAAATCATATGCTTTCAAACTAATATTACTGTATGCAGTGTAAACCGCACTCCAACTTTCACTAGCGAATAAGTTATCAACTCTTTCTTGGCCCATGTTATTCTCTTTCTAAATTCAATGTTAGTTCAACTTTTTCGTTTGTAGGTATTATTGAAACCGATAGTTGAATATCAATAGTATGATTGGTATCTGTTATATTTAAAACTTCAAGACGCACACGTGGATCACCATCTATTATATAATTTATATCTTTTCTGATTAAATCTTTCAACTCAGGTGTAAGTGGTTCAAATATTAAATCATGTATTATGCTACCGTAAGTAGGCATCATTATACGTTCACCTTTGCGTGTCATAAGATTATTCATCAAATCTTCAATAATCAAATCCTTACCGTAAAGATTATGATTTATTGCGTTTTTGTTCTTGGTACTAAATCCTGAAAATCTAATCTGCATCATGTCTCTCATTCTTAAACTTTTTATTAAGAGTATTTATCATCGTATTAACTTCGTACATTTGAAAATACCACTTGACAATCGTATATTTTTGATGTATTATAGATATGTTGGGAGTAAAAACTATGGATGATGATCCAAAGATAATAAAACTAGAACCTTTTCAGAAAAGTAATGGAGTATTGTCAATGCAAATGATAACTACAGTAGAAATGTTTCAGTTAGAAATAAATGAACTTCAGAAAAATTTGTATGCTGCATATGACCGAATTACCGAACTGAAAGAAGAAATACGAAAACTTGAATCTTCAAAAACAAATAAGGAATAATTAATGCCAACTCTAGTACCAATGGTTGTAGACCAATCTGCTAATGGTGAACGAAGTTATGATATCTTCTCTCGGCTTCTTAAAGAACGTGTTATATTTTTAACTGGTGAAGTCAATGACTACCAAGCAGATTTACTATGTGCACAATTTCTATTTTTAGAAAGTGAAAATCCAGAAAAAGATATCCATTTTTATATTAACTCTCCGGGTGGCGCAGTAACCGCTGGTATGGCAATATATGATACTATGCAATTTATTAAGCCAGATGTCAGTACGACTGTAATGGGACAAGCATGTTCTATGGGATCACTATTGGCAACTGCTGGTGCAGCAGGAAAACGATATATTTTACCAAATGCCAGGCATATGATTCATCAGCCAAGCGGTGGTGCTGGCGGTCAAGCAACTGATATGGAAATTCAAGTTAAAGAAATCTTAAAGATGAAAAGGTCACTAACAGAAATTTATGTTAAACATAATAGTGCTAACAAAACACTAGATGATATGCTTGCAGCAATGGAACGTGACAACTTTATGAATCCAACTGAAGCTCTTAACTTTGGCTTAGTAGATGAAGTTATTACGCATCGTCCTGAACTTTAACTAAATCCAGGCACATAACTCCACATTTTGGCAGTTTCAATTCTTAAAGCGGCAAGTCGGTCATCGACTCTGCCGTTTTCTCTTTTTATACTTGTTTGTATTTCATCAGTAATATCATACCATTGTCTGTTGTTAATGAGTTTAATGATAGGACTATTTTCTATCTCACTTACACCTTCATAATAAAAATAATGAATGAGTGCATCATATTGTGGCTGACCTAATGGTTCATAAACAAATTTTTCTAAAACATTACCAATTGCTCTTAATTGTTTCTCAAGTATTAGTTGTGCTGATGCAATTGTTATCTTTGCAGTTTCAATTGAAATACGTTGAGAAGCAACAGTTATATAACCATATTTAATCTCAACATCTGGAATTTCATAGTTATAGCCTATAATATTTCTGCCATTTATTGTCAGTGACGGAATAGTATCCTTTATAATACTATTTTTACTCAAATTAGAAAAAACCAATTGATTTACTGGAAAGGATATTACATTAGTGTAGGATAGGGTATATGTTGGCATTGAATTAACGTCATATCCTGTTCCTAAATATGTACCGTATGGAGTAATAACATGCAATGGCAACTGTATATAATTTAAAAGTGATCCTTTTTTCTTATCATAAATCATTTTATGCTCTCCTAGTAGGAGGCGAATATTTCCAACCGCCTTCATCTCTTGCCTGTTTCAGCCAACCAGGCGCACTTCTCCAACTATGTGTCTTGCCCCACATACCCTGATCATTTCTATATGTTGCGATATCAACATGTACGCCAACACCACCCATATATCCCTCTCCTGCACCTACCGCATTTGCTCCAGCAAGAAAACATTCTCTTGCAAATTTTTTCATAATTCCAGTATCTCTTCGCACTGATAATTTTCCACTTTCTTTGTCAGCCGATGATTTATATAACCAAACATCTGCAGCAAATCCATTATCGTGACCTGTGCCGCCAGTTCTTCTAGTACCTCTACCCTCCTGATCTTGGCCACCAGAAAATATAACTAATTCAACCCCTGTTGCTTTTGCTGCCGTTTCTAGTATAGAAAATAGTTTTGGTTGAATTGGTTTATTTCGTACCTGCCCAGAGAAGCTAGCCGAGTAAGTTACTGTTCCTGTACCACCAGCCACTTGTTCCTCTATACTTTGATCATTAATTTGTTGTTGTTCGACTGTAGAATCTGCAGAATTTGCGCCTGCACTATTTAAATTAGGCTTCGTAGCAGGTATTTGTCCGCCATTTGCACTTCCAGTTGCACCTGAACCCGAACTTGTATTAGCAGGAGCAGGTTTTCTACGCATCATTGGTTCATGCGATACCATAGTTGACATGATACTTTCATCTATTTTAGAACTTTCTAGGTTTTGTATATCATTGTGTGACACTGTACTAAGTCCAGGTGATTTTGCTGCTTGTGGTCCATTCAAATGTAGAATACCTCCCGTCGAAACATACATATTACTTCCTACTTTTGTATGATTACTGCCAGCACTATCATAAAACTGCGAACCTTCACTTTTTATATGTGTTTGATTTCCACTGTTAACAGCAAAATTATTACCA